CGAACAGAACCCAGATCTGATGGAAAGGCTCATGGCTACTAAAGGTCATGATCTGATCGAAGGGAACACCTGGGGTGATACATTCTGGGGCGAGTGTCCTCTTGGAAAAGGCAGAAACGAGCTCGGGAAGATTCTTATGTCGATCCGAGACGACATCACAAAAATTTTCTGAAAGTGCATTTTCTGGTTGACATTTGCTGCACCATTGCTTATATCTAATTAGTAAGCAACGGAGTTTAACATATGAGCACGCCGAAAGATTATCGTCCGTCTGAAGTCCACTGTGAGATGAATGAAGTCTGGGCCCGCGAAAACCCTGAGCTTTTCACTGACAGAGTGTTTAAGTTCATGAAAGAATACCCGTCGACTGACTTCAATCATGGCGTCGACTTCACTCGGAATGGCTATGTGACTCTGATCGCAAAGCGTAAGTAAGGATATACAATGACTCCAACTCTCTACTGTCTGATGCGGGAAGACCTGCAAGACCTGAATCCGGGCAAAGGTATGGCTCAAGCCATGCATGCTCAAGCTGACTTCGATCAATGGGTCGACGACCATCCGGGAAGCGAGTATATGCCGTACATCGCCCAATGGAAAGAAGACCGTTCGTTCGGTCGCACTCTCGTCCTCGAGTCGACGCTCGAGCAAATCGGTGACATCACGTCGATCGCGCTGGGCACTGATCTTCCTGTCGGGGTGACGGTCGATCCGACGTATCCGTGGCGCAACTTCTACGGTAAGGTGTTTCTTACTTCGGAAGTCACCTGCGCTTGGGTGTTCGCCTGCGATCTGACTCCTCCTCAACTGCTTGAGGATCTGCGTAAACTGTCTCTGCATCGGTGAAACATGTATAGCATCGAAGAACGACTGGCCATCGCTGAAGAAAAGCTGAAGCGCATGGATGAAATTGAGCGACAGCTTAGGCGTACTCAAGATGCGCTTATGCAACTCGCTAACATTTACGACAGGAACTTTGCGATCCTGTCTGGCCGTGTCTCCAAGAAGTCTGATGGCTTCTTCTCTGATCTTTTCAACTGGTAAGGTGAAACTATGCTGACTACTCTTCTTCTCTTGGCTCAAGGTGCCCTTTCGGGTTATGTAGCAGGCCTTGCATTCGGTACTGGTATCGAGTTCTGGATCACTGTGTTCGTCAACGCGGCCCTTGTCGTTGCATATGGAATTGCAGTTTCTAACGAATAACGGTTGACACCATCGTAAAGGTGGTGTATAACTTCTATATGATGAACAACGTGAGATCGTGATGAAACGAGTTCCTACTCAAGAACGTCCGAACTGGATGGATGCTGCTGAAGAGATCGGCTTCAACTTCCATACGATGTATGGTGAACCCTACTGGGACGAGAAGTCCATGTATCAGTTCACGCTCGAGCAAGTCGAGAACGACATTGAAGACCCGAGCACCGAGCTTCATGAGATGTGCCGGCAAGCTGTCGATGAGATCGTCGACAACGAACGCCTCATGACGAAGATGGGTATTCCCTCGAACATGATGGACTTCGTTCGGAACTCGTGGAAGCGCGACGAACAAGAACTCTACGGTCGTTTCGACCTTGCTTATGATGGCAAAGGTCCGGCGAAGATGCTCGAGTACAACGCTGACACTCCGACGTCTCTGTTCGAGGCCGGCAACTTCCAGTGGACGTGGCTCGAAGAAAAGATCAAACTTGGGCATCTGCCTGAGAACTCTGATCAGTTCAACCGCATCTATGACGCGCTCGTCGAGCGCTTTCAAGAGATGTTCCTTCCCAACGAAAACGTACACTTCGCTTCTGTCGGTGGTATCGACAACCTCGAAGATTACGGCACCGTCGAGACGATGGGCTGGGCCGCTTCTGATGCTGGTCTCATCCCTCACTATGTCAAAGTTGAAGACATTGGTCTGTCTGACGCCGGTCAATTCGCCGACGATCAGAACCGTGTGATTGGATCGCTCTTCAAGCTCTATCCGTGGGAAGACATGCTTCGTGATGAGTACGCGGTCAATCTGGCCTCGTCTCGCTGTCGAATGATCGAACCGGCTTGGAAAGCCGTAGTGTCGAATAAGGGTATCCTGCCTGTTCTCTGGAAGATGTTCCCGGGACACAAGAACCTCCTGCCTGCTTACTGGGCAGACGAAAGCCACAACCTGACGAACTATGTGACCAAGCCGATCTTCTCTCGTGAAGGTGCTTCGATCACGATCGTCGAGAATGGCAAAACGACCGAGTCATCGACCAACCGTGAGTATGATCACAACTCGATGATCGTTCAAGAATACTGTGCGCTCCCCGTCTTTGATGGCTATCGTCCTATCATTGGTTCGTGGATTGTTGGGCGCACGTGTGTAGGCATGGGTATCCGTGAAGATCAAAGCCGGATCACTCAAGACCTCTCGCGCTTCAAACCCCACTTTATCATGAACTAAGGATGAAAGACATGAAACGTTCTACCAATATGAAAGCTCTCACCATCGGTCTGCTGACTGTCTCTGCATTTGCACTGGCTGCTTGTCAGCAAGAAGAGGCTACTGCATTCAACTTTGCAAACCTCGAACAGTGTATCTCTGCTTCTCGGAACGTTGATGCAGGCTTTGGTGAAAAAGAATGCCGTGAAGGCTTTGCCGCGGCTGAGAAGTCCTATGCCGAAACTGCTCCGAAGTACGTTGATGAAAAAGTTTGTGAGTCAGAACATGGCGAAAATGGTTGCACGGTTGTGCAAGGCAGTGACGGTGGGTCAGTCTTCGTCCCTCTCATGATGGGTTACATGATGGGCTCGATGATGTCCGACAACGACTCTAAGCGTAGGTCGTACACCTATGTCCCGATGTATTCCGTTGCCGGTGGTGGCTATGGCACCTCGACTGGATACTATGCCTCTTCGCTCGGCACGAAGGGCTACATGTCGACGTCGACCTTCTACGCAAAGCCGGCTTCGACTGTGAAAGCTGCTCCTATGACTTCGGTTTCGATTGCTTCGAAGGGTGGCTTTGGTGGTGCTAAGGCTGGAGGCTTCGGCGGCTAATGCTGCATTGTGTCATGATCGTCGGCCAGATCTTTCTGGTCGGCGGGAATGAAGTTCCTGTGAACTTCAGCGCATACTCTCACTTCAAAGTTGAAAAGTATTGGGATCAGTACTACATCGCTGCGTATGAATATGATGGCAGCAGCGATAACTACAAAGTAGAAGGCGAGATCACCAACGAGATGATTCCTTCTATCTTGAATCATTGTGCTGCTACCGCACAAAACGGTTGACATCGTAAGAGGATGGTGATAGTCTGATCATGTAAGCAAGGAGCTCAACATGAAATACTTCGCCATCCTCTCGATCGTTGCACTCTCGGCATGTGCTTCGAACGTTCTTCCAGTTGATCAAGATCGCGCGATGCAACTCGAGTACATGCAAGACGTCAGCGAACGCAAAGCTTTTCGTCCCGAGGTGTACGCCGAACCCGAGTTTGAAGCTGACTGCATCGAGTATCAAATGTACGAATGCTACAATTGACGGTTGACACCTTCTGTGAAGTAGTGTAGACTGTATACATGAAAGAGGTGAACAACATGCGTTTCTACAAAGTCGGCGGGTATGTCCGCGATCGTCTGATGGGTGTCAACTCTCAAGACGTCGACTGGGTTGTCACCGGTGCAACCGAAGCTGAGCTGATGGCGAACCCTCCGTTCTACATCAAGTCTTTCGCCAAAGTCGGTGCTGAGTTTCCGGTCTACCTGAGTGATCAAGGTGAAGAGTGGGCTCTGGCTCGTCGCGAACGTAAAGTTGGTGCGGGTTATCACGGCTTCGCGGTTGACTTTGGTCCTGAAGTCACGATCGAAGAAGATCTGTCTCGGCGTGATCTGACAATCAATGCGATGGCGATCGAGTTCTTCAACGACGGTAAGACTCGTGTTATGGAAGTCGTCGATCCCTTCAATGGACAAGAAGATCTGAAGAACAAAGTGCTGAGACATACTTCTGATGCATTCGTCGAAGACCCGGTTCGGGTTCTGCGACTGGCTCGTTTTCGGGCCCGTTTCGGTTCTGACTGGACCGTCGCTCCCGAGACTGTTGCTCTGGTTTCTCAGATGGCGAAGAAAGGTGTTCTGAACGAGCTGACTGCTGAGCGAGTTTGGAAAGAACTGAGCCGGGCTCTGATGGAACCCCATGCTCGTCTGTTCTTCGACACTCTGCTGGAGTGTGACGCTCTGCACGTCCTGTTCCCTGAAGTCTACCGCCTGAAGACTGCACTGGAAGCTCGGCGTTGGCACCCTGAAGGTGATGCTTACGAGCACACCATGCTGGTTCTGACTCAAGCCGTAAAGTTTGGCTTTGGTCTGGAAGCTCGCCTGGCTACGCTGGTTCATGACTTTGGTAAGGGTCTGACTCCTCGTGATCAGCTGCCCAAGCACTACGGGCACGAGATGACTGGGGTTCCTGTTGCTCGTGACTTCTGTAACCGTCTGACTGTTCCTGCAAAGATGCGGGATCGAGTGATGAAGACTACTCGGTACCACATGCATATGCACAAGCTGGACACTCTGAACCCGAAGACTTGGGTTCACATGTTCGAGGACATGGATGCTTTCCGTGATCCCGACGTGGTTGGTCTGCTGGAGCAAGTCGGTATGTGTGACGAGCGGGGTCGTCTGGGCTCGGAGAATGCTTCAGTTGATCATCTGTCGAAGATGTCTGAAGTAGCTACTCGGGTTGCTGCGGTGAAGTTCGCCAACGTCTTCCCGAATGGTGAGACGAACCCGACGAAGATCAAGGACGGTATGTTCAAAGCTCGTGTTCAGGCGGTTAAGTCCGCCTGAACTTTAACAAGGAAATCAAAATGTTGAAGTCACTGGCCCTCTCAGGTGTTGTCGCCATCCTCTTCATGGGAACTGGGTGGTTCTACAAAGAAACAATGTTTCACTTCATGTACAACATTGAAGCCATCAAGCAGAATGCACTTGATGAAGTGGTGCTAACGGTAGGTGATCCGAGCGGTGAATGTACTGCATTGGTCCACCTCTCTACGTGGGACAAAATGAATCAGCTGCAAATCTATCGTTGGGTTGTGGCGTGTGAAGACGCTAAGAAAGAGAAATGAAATGTCTGTAATTGAGAAACTAAAAGCTGAGTCCATCGCTCTTCGTAAGACGCGAAACCCTATTGCTCCTTCCATTCTCTTCGCTCTCAGTGAGATCGAGAAAGTCGGGAAGAACAACGGCAACCGTGCTACGACTGAAGATGAAGCGATCAAGGTGATTCAGAAGCTGATCGCTACGATCGATGAGAACTTGAAAGTCACGACCGACGATGGTCGCAAGATCGCCTTCAACTTTGAGAAGCAAATTCTGTCGGGCGTTCTGCCTCAGATGGCTTCTGATGAAGATGTCATGAATGTGATACGTCCTATCATGACTGGCAAGACGAAAGAAACTATGCCGAAGAAAGGCGAAATCATGAAAGCGGTTCGTGACAAGTTCGGTGCTAAAGTTGACATGAAGCGTGTCGGTCAAATTCTTCTTGATACCTATGGAGTATAATATGAATAAGTTCGTCAAGTGGTTCTGGCTTATCACATCCTTGATTGCGATACCGTTTATCGTATTACTGGCATATGTCGGAGACTGGTTCGGCATCGTCACGTGGGTGTTCCTTGGTATCGCCAGCTACTTCAACTATTTGTCCGAGACTGGAAGCGAAGATGACTATCGTAGTTAAAGCGCCACAACCCATTCCAAATGAAAACGCGTTGAAGATCTTCCTTGGCGGATCGATCGACATGGGTGCGGCCGAAGATTGGCAAGATCGGTTGGCGAATGACTTGTCAGATTATGATGATGGTTTGATTCTCATCAACCCTCGTCGTGATGACTGGGATGCTTCTTGGAAACAAGATCCGACTCCTGGAACACAGTTCTATGAGCAGGTCGACTGGGAACTCGTCAATCAAGAAAACGCAGATGGCATCGTCTATTACTTCGCTGCGGGTTCAAAGTCGCCTATCACTCTTCTCGAACTTGGCTTGTTCAAAGATCAACCTGTGATCGTGTGTTGCCCGAAAGAGTTCTATCGTTATGGCAACGTGAAGATGGTGTGCGATCGTTATGAGATCGCAATGGTCGAGACTTACGAAGACCTGCTCAAGTTCTTGAGGGATGCGATCGACGCAGACTACGCCGCATAAATACCCAATAGGATTCCACTATTGGGTTGACACATGCAACATACAGTGTTAAGATATTTTTCTAGAGTGGGTACTGCGGTATCAGTTTTACTGAATGTGTTGCTGGGTGGATCTAGCAATCAAACACTAAGCGCCAGAAACTATGGTCTCAAAAGACAAGGTAAGCCAAACTTTGTCTGGCTAATCGACAGGCTATTTTTCTGGGAGCGTGATCATTGCATGACCTGTTGGTTATACTGGTTCTTGCGAAAAGACGTACAACATGAAATGAAGGAGAATTTGGATGGCTAAAAAGGGCGGAAAAAGCAAAGGCTTTATCTCGCAAGGGATTCACTCGAACGTGAATCGTAAGGTGACGAATGCGATGCGCACCGAGTACCTTCAATCCGGTGAGCGTGTGATGAATCAGCTCGCTGCTCTGAAGAAGGGTAAGGATGTCGTCATGACGATCGCGAATCCGAACAAGGAGCAGACGAACAAGAAGTTCATCAAGGTGAAAGTCTCTGGCCGTGAATACGTCGCTCGTCTGAAAGACTGGAACAAATCCGCAAAGAAGGCTGATGGTGAATGATCACGATCTATGGTACCGCCACTTGTAAGTGGTGCAAGGCTGCAGTTGCTCTGGCTGAGGCCAGAGAACTGAATTTTGAATATCGCCCTATCGATCAGAACGAACAGTTCTACATCGAGATGAAAGCGTTGAAGCCTGATGTGAAAACCATTCCACAGATCTGGTGGGACAACCGATACATCGGTGGATACTCCGATTTTGTCGCTGAGATTGAAAACACCAGTGGAGGTTATGGTGATGGAAAGATCTGATGTTCTCGCGCTCTTGAAAAGCGAGATCGTTGACATCGAGTTCGTCAAGAAAGATGGTACGATTCGCCTTATGACGTGCACTCTTCGTGAAGAGTCTCTGCCAAAGCAAGTTGACATCGAAGAGCTGATCAACACCCGTAAGGGCAATCCAGACGTTTTGGCCGTGTTTGATGTGATCAATCAAGGCTGGCGTTCTTTTCGGTGGGACAGCCTGAAGAAAGTCAATGGAGAAGAATTTGTCTAAGGCCCCTCGTGGCGGAACTGAGCTCATGGCGGATCGGATTAACTCCCTTCCGCCTGAGTTGCTTTCGCATTTTCAAATCATTCACTCTCGTGTTCGTGAACTCGATCCGAACAAGAAGATCTACGTCCTGCATGATCTTCCAGGAGATCCAGAGGTAGAACACCTCAAGAACGGTGGCTGGAAGCGATTCGATAAGCTAGTGTTTGTCAGCCATTGGCAGCAACAGATGTACAACGCTTACCTAGGTGTTCCGTTCGACGCTGGTATTGTTCTACAGAACGCGATTGAACCCATCGAGAAGCATAAGAAGCCTACTGATAAGATTCGTCTGATGTACTTCTCGACTCCTCATCGTGGCCTTGAGTTGCTTTATCCAGTGTACGACAAGATCTACAAAGACCTTGGTGATAGTATCGAACTTAATGTCTTCTCGTCCTTTGATCTTTATGGTTGGGATGTTCGCGATGAGCCATATAAGCCACTGTTCGAGAAGATGAAACAACATCCTGGCATCAACTACTCAAAGTCTGTCTCAAACGAACGCATTCGTGAAGAATTGAAGCGATCGCACATCCTGGCATATCCATCGATCTGGCAAGAGACTTCGTGCTTAGTCATGATCGAAGCTATGTGTGCCGGATTGGTGTGTGTACACTCTTCTCTCGCGGCCTTACCTGAGACAGCGATGGGCTGCACCTATATGTATGGTTACACTGAAGACTACAACGAGCATATGGCTCGGTTCGAAGCTAATCTAAGAGATGCGATCGAAGACCTCTCAGCAGGTGACATGATGAGTGAAGATAGAATCGAGTTCCTGAATGAGACTTACTCGTGGGAAAACCGTAAGTGGCAGTGGGAAGAACTATTGACATCACTTCTGTGATGGTGTATAGTGACCACAAAGGAGATATGTCATGGCCTCACTCAAGAAAATTACTGCGAAGAAGAAAAAACCTGAACTGAAGCCAGTGCCTCAACGTAAGTCAGGTGCCGCGAAAATTCTCGAAGAAAAACACGTCGGTGCCGAGATCACAAACTGGGCGTTGGTTAAACCAGAAGATATGGACCGCGCGGTCTACCAGTGCCTTCGTAACTATGGTTACTTCTATGATCACAAGGAAGCCTTCAAGTGGGGTGAAGCTTGGGTTAAGAAAAATATGACCGCAGCAGATCTTGCGAACTATAAGCACGCCGATGATTGGAGAGTGAACACGACCCTTGGCGGCTTGTGCAAGATACACATGGCCGGTGCTCCGCTTGAAGAAAAGTACATGAAGAGGATTCATAACGGTATCCCTGAGGTGATTGAAGCAGGTAAGACCAATCGTCAAGCCGAAGCGTTGGTGTCTGCAAAGCCAGCAAAAACTTCCGCAGACATCCTTGCTGAAAAGATCCATGACTTCATCGCTGAAGTTGAAGGTGTACTCGATGAGTATCACGACGACACTGTCGTCTTTGATGCTGAAAACTACTCGGTCTACAATGAGCTCAAGAAGATCAACGCCCCAAAGCCTCTGGCCCAGAAGGTGTACGATTACTACAAGCCTCTGTATGAAGAGATCGAAGAACTCGTGACGAAGAAAACGCCGGACCTTGTCGAAGGATACCGCCACCTGAAAACCGCGAAAGACAAGAAAGACTACTTGGCTTTCATCAAGAACATCGTCGACGATTGTCAGAAGTTCATGAACGCAGCTACCGCAGCAAAGGTGCGTGCTCCTCGACAGCCTCGGGCAAAGAAGAAAGTTCCGGTTGAGAAGCTTGTCGCTCGAGTCAAGTATCAAAAGGAAAGTGCTGAGTACAAGCTGACGTCGGTTGATCCCGCAAACATCATCGGCGCCACTGAGGTATATCTCTTCAACACTAAGTATCGGCATCTGGTGCAACTCGTAGCGGCTTCGGTCGATGGATTCTCGATCAAGGGAACTACCATCACGAACTTGCGTGAAGAAGCTTGTCTGAAGAAGACTCTTCGTAAACCAGAAGACGTCTTGACCGAGATCGGCAAGACCACTAAGGCACGAGTCAATAAGGTGTTCCTCGACATCAAGACGAAAGCTGCTGCAGCGAATGGTCGCTTGAATGAAGAGATCGTCATCCTTAAGGTGTTCAAGTAACGGTTGACACCTCTCGAACTCTGATATATAATTCTATCATACCCAAATTGACAGGAGTTCTAACATGGCCGTTCTGGTCGATCTTAACCAAGTGATGATCGCAAATCTCATGATGCAGATTGGCAATCATCACAACGCTGAAGTTGACGAAAACATGATTCGTCACATGGTACTCAACTCGATCCGCTTCAATCGCATGAAGTTCAAAGATGAGTTTGGTGAACTCATCATCTGTGCTGACGACAAAAACTACTGGCGGCGGCAGGCTTTCCCTTACTACAAAGCGGCTCGTCGTAAGAACCGCGAAGAGTCTGAACTCGACTGGACCGCGATCTTTACCGCTTTGAACAAGATCCGTCAAGAACTCAAGGACGTGTTCCCGTACAAAGTCATTCAGATCGATGGTGCTGAAGCCGACGACATCATCGGCACGATCGTTCACCACGAAGGTCGTGAGCTTAACACTGGTGAGAAGTTCTTGATCCTCTCTGGTGATAAAGACTACATCCAACTTCACAAGTACGCCAACGTCAAGCAGTACAACCCTGTGATGAAGAAGTGGATCACTCACTCGAACCCCGAGCAATACTTGTTCGAACACATCGTCAAAGGTGACGCTGGCGACGGTGTTCCCAACATCCTCTCTCCTGATAACTCGTTTGTGATGAACATTCGCCAGAAGCCTGTTACTAAAAAGCGTCTGGAAGAATGGATCGATATAAATAAGATGAGTTCAGAAGTTAAGCGCAACTATCTGCGGAATAAGTCCTTGATCGACTTGTCTGAAGTTCCCGAACACATCAAGACACAAGTTCTCGAAGCGTATGCCGCGGAGAACACTAAAGACCGCTCTCAACTTCTCAACTTTTTCATCAAAAATCGCTTGAAATTGCTCACCGAAAGCCTCGGTGAGTTCTGAGGAGAACCATATTGAGTACAACGTATTCGTTATCAGAGATCGTTGCTAAAGCATGTGAACTGCCAACACGAGAAGAAAAGATCGAATGGATCCGCCGAAACAAGAGTGACGCTCTTCGTACTATCCTGATGTTGATGTATGATAAGCGCTACGAGTGGAACATTCCAAATGAAACCCCTCCACCATATACACCATCGCCGCATGTAGAATCTCAAGGTATGATGTATCGTCAAGTTCGTAAGCTACGATACTTCATCAAGGGATTTGATGGTGACCGCCTTCAGCAATATCGTCGTGAGTTTCTGTTCATCGAGATGCTCGAGTCTATCGACAAAGATGACGCTAAACTCATGGAAAAGGTATTGATGCAAACACCTCCTGCGGGCCTACCTGCAGACGTGATCAACGAAGCATTGGGACTACAACTCCCTTTGGATCAACCTCAACCAGCCGAAGCACCGGCACAACCAAAGAAGCGTGGCAGAAAACCAAAAAATGGCTAAGAAGCAGAAGAAGTTCAGTGACTGGTACGAAGACGAGTGGGGGTCTGTTGACGACGCTCGTAAAGATGGTAAGCGGTATAACGCAAAGAAAGAAGCCGTAAAGCAGCAGCGTTACCAGAAGTCGAGCCAAAAAGAAAAATTTTTTGAGCCGCGAGATCAATGAGCTATTGACATCCTCTGACTAGTGATTATATTGGTAATGTAAGCAGAGAAAGTATAGAATGAAACTGTCAGAAAAACTAATCCTTGTCGACGCAGACGGTGTTCTGCTAGACTGGTTCCATGCCTTCGCACAATGGATGAAGTTCCATGGATACCCGATCGTCATGAACGATGAGTATCAGATCGAGAAGACCTTCGACATCCCGAAAGAAAAGGCCAAGGCTCTTGCCCGGCACTTCAACGAGAGTGCTCGAATTGAGTATCTTCCGCCTTTCCGTGATGCCATCAAGTACGTGAAGAAACTCCATGAAGAGCATGGGTACGTCTTCCACTGTATCACGTCGTTGAGTACAGATCCTTACGCAGGTGACCTTCGTCGGAAGAACATTCGTCGGCTCTTTGGTGAGACCGCTTTTGAGAAGATCATCTGTCTTGACACTGGTGCCGACAAAGATGAAGCGCTCTCGGAGTACAAAGACAGCGGTTGCATCTGGGTTGAAGACAAGTATGAGAACGCTCTCGCTGGTTTGAATGCGGGCCTGAGTCCATTCTTGCTGGAACATGGGCACAACAAAGGTAAGCATCATCCTGACATCAGCCGCGTGCAAAATTGGCGGCACATCTATGAGTTGATCACGTAAGCACCATAAATAGCTTTGTGGTAGTGAACAGGGGACCCTATCATGGGTCCCTTTTTTATTGGAGAACATGATGCCAACCTATACTTTTCGCAATCAAGAAACTGAAGAAGAGTTCACCACGGTCATGACGATCAGTGAACGCGAAGAGTTTTTGAAAAATAACCCTCACATCAAACAGTGTTTAGCAACGCCGGCCTTTGCTGATTCGGCGAGAATCGGTGTGCGTAAGATTGACCGTGGTTTTAACGACGTCCTGCAAAAAACCAAGTCTGCGCACTTGCATTCTACAATCAACACGTTATAATACAAGGACTTCTAATGCCCCTGCACCAACCAAGAGTGACAAAGAAACAGAAACGTATGCAGCGTCAACAGGGAGATGATTTTACTTCAAACGATCAACGTCAGCAGTTCAATATGAAAGGCGACGTTAGCCCAATGACAGACAACCAAAGAGTTGCGTTTGACTTCTGGGATGAAGGATACAACCTAATGCTCCATGGTATCGCTGGAACTGGTAAGACCTTTCTAGGCCTGTATTTCGCGCTGAAGGAAGTCATTAAGCCAAACTCTCAGTACAAGAAAGTCTACATCGTTCGTTCAACTGTTTCTACTCGCGACCAGGGATTCCTTCCGGGTTCTCTAAAGGACAAAGCGAAGGTCTTCGAGTCACCATACGTCCCCATCTGCACGAAGTTGTTTGGTCGTGGAGATGCGTACGAGATTCTCAAAGGAAAAGGATACGTTGAGTTCATTACTACGTCTTATCTGCGCGGTGAGACCTTCGACGACTGCATCCTACTTGTCGATGAAGTCCAAAACATGGGTGATGGTGAACTCCATACGGTCATGACTCGTGTCGGTGAGAACTGCAGAATCATCTTCTGTGGTGACGTCAAGCAAGACGACCTCACCTCAGAACGAAAGAAAGAACTCTCAGGACTTCGTGACTTCATGAAGATTCTTCACAGAATGAAAGAGTTCGAATTCATCGACTTCCAGGTAGAAGACATCGTCCGATCGAAGCTCGTGAAATCATACATCATCGAGAGAGATAGATTGGGTCTATGATGGCAGAGATAGTCGGTGTATCAACAGTCAAAGAAGATGAGAATGGTGAACCCTACATAGAGTTCAACGCCGCTCTCATGAAACAAATGGGTTGGGACGATCAAACACTTCTGGAATGGGAAATCATGGGAAACATGGCAGTCATAAGGAAGAAAGACGATGGCCGAAATAGCTCGTAAAGATGATACCGTAAGTACCGGGCATGGGTGTACCGGTACTACAAAACTCGATACACCGACTCAGACTAAAGTTTTCGTTCAAGGCCAGCTTGTAGCATGTCAAGGTGACAAGACCATTGTGCACACCATTGAATCCGGAGACAATTGCGTGGATCACATCGGGTACATAACTGGAGCTTCTTCTACAGTTTTCATTGGAGGAGCTAAGGCGGCGATGAAAGGCGATGTTTGTGATGCTGGAACTATCACAAGCGGAGCATCAACAGTATTCATAGGATGATTTATGTTAGGATTCAAGGACTTTATGGAAAAAGCACCAACCAAGAAGTACGTAGCAGTTCAATACGATGAAGCAACACAGCGCAAGCTAAGAGCTTGGGCTCAGGACAATGGGTTCGACCTAACGACTAAGTACGATGGTACGAAGCAAGACGCGAAAGATTTTGACTTTCACACGACGATCTTCTTCACGACGACGGAGCATCAGATCCCTAACCATGTGAAGGTGATTGCTCCAAGCGCGAGTGCAAAAGTAGTTGACATTATGATGCTTGGGGTTAATAATGACATACCAGTACTCAAGATCGAGTCACCTATGGTGTTACGTCTTCGTAAGCATTACGCAGAGGTGTATGGCATGGAAGATCAGTGGCCAGAGTACAAACCGCACGTCTCAGTGTCGTATTCAAAGGACCTGCCAGACATGAGTAAAGTGAAGCTTCCAACGTTTGAATTGACGTTCAATGAAATTAAGGTAGATGATGCAGCAGAAATATAAGCTAAACCGTGACATCAATCTTCGGATCGGTGAGAAAACGGTTTATATGATAGAAGCTCTAAGAGACTTCGGTGATGTTGCCGAAGGCGACATAGGTGGATTTGTCGAGAGTGAAGAGAACCTCTCGCATGAAGGTAACTGTTGGGTTTATGACAGCGCGATCGTCTATGGCAAAGGCCGAGTCAACCGCGATGCAAAGATCAAAGACCAAGCCCATGTGTATGATTACGCGACTGTAAGCGACAAGGCGATTGTGTCTGGCCAAGCTGAGATATTCCAGCGTGCCGTGGTATATGATGAAGCGCGCATTGGTGGCTTGTCGACTGTGTATGGTAATGCCCAGGTGTTTGGTAAAGCCCAGGTTCTTGGCCACTCGAAAGTCCACGATGATGCATGGGTGTACGGTGACTTAGTGATTGATGGATATGCCAACATCACTCGCAAGACGACTCAGAAGCCTATCGTGCTTACTGGTTTCACCTACGATGTCACCATCATGGACGAGCATATAAGTATTGACTGCCAGACCAAGTCATTCGACGAATGGCGAGCAGTCACTCGAGAAGAAGCTTATGCCATGAACGGCAAAGAGAGTCTTCGATTCTTCAAGCACATTCCCGACACGCTTGAGTTCCTTGTACAGAAATATCGAAAGAGTCAGTCTAATGTTTAACCATGTGAATCATGGAATCGTACTTGAGCCGCTCGGTTGTGATACTACTCCAACCGGGCGTTTTTACTTTCCATCCACGGGCGAGAAGTTTCCTTCAGTGACGACTGTGCTCGGGGTCCAGGATAAGTCTGGCCTCGAGGCATGGAAGAAACGCGTTGGGGAAGAGGAAGCAAAACGGATCAGCGTTCAAGCCGCGAATCGTGGATCTGATGTCCACCTCATCGCTGAGAACTATCTGAACAACGAAGCCGACTACGGCAAAGGTCGTATGCCGATCAACGTCATGACTTTCAACACACTGAAGCCGGTGCTCGATGCTCGAGTCGACAACATCTACTTCCAGGAAGCTCCGTTGTTCTCGAGAAAGATCAAGACCGCAGGCCGAGTCGACTTGATCGCTGAGTTTGATGGGCAACTATCTATCATCGACTTCAAGACTTCTCGTAAGCCAAAGAAGGCTGAGTGGATCACTGGCTATTTTATGCAGGAATCCTTCTATGCAGCTGCTTTCTTTGAGCTGACTGGTATTCCTATTCGACAAATTGTTACACTGGTGATGGTTGACGATGATCAACCTCAGATCTTTATTGAACAACCACTCAAGTGGTTACCACAGTTTCTTGATCTTAGGAACAAATACAAACAAATATATGGAATCTAAATTTATTGCCCTTAAAGGGATTATACCAGGTCTGTAGAAGGTGTCAAGGTAAAAGTGCAGAAAAATACTTCAGAAAAGTGCACATAGCCGGTTGACATTTCCGTTTCGGTTGCTTATATCTAACTAGTAAAGCAAAGGAACAGAACATGTCCGACATCGTCACCATCCTGACCGACCTGCTGATCAAAGCCAAAGATGAACTGTCGAAAGCAGTCACTCACTTCGAGATCGACGTCGCTGAGACCAAGGTCAAGAACCTCGAGCTTCGCCTCGATCGTATCATGACGATGGCGGACCTCTGATGATTGCCTACAACCACCCCTTCATCAAGGAAACTGAGATCCACGTCTTCAGCTGCTTCGCCTCTGATGTCGAAGAGTTCCGTAAGGGTTTCCCCAAGATCGTGCCCACCAACATGGGCAACAAACAACCTTTCGTGGGCTACACAAAAAAGGTTGACAGTGAAGGTGATGTGGTTTATGTTCGCTACAGGCAGCAACTCGGCTGCATTGATCTGATCGTCTACAACGACTGAGGTATAGAATGACTTTCGAACGTATGATCTTCGAACTCTCGCACGGCATGTCGGCAATGGCCGCTACCCACAAGAACGACACGATCAGCAACGCTCTCGCTTCGCTGTCGGATCGTCTGACTCGGTTGAAAGACAAGTCGGACCTGTCGAAGCTCACCGAAGTCGACAAGCAACTGATCGCCTACTACCGCGCGAACAAGTGAGGTGATAAGCACATCATAAATACATAATCTTATAAATAGTCATGAAGGAGATCGACATGACTATTTGTAGCATTTGTAAAAAAGAATTCAACAATGTGAATGGACTAGCTAAACACATTAGAAATCATAATATTTCAAAGAAAGAGTACTACGATCTATACATAAAAGAAGTAGACTCAATCTGTAGATGCGGCACCACTAAAAAGTTTCGTAATCTCGGCGAAGGATACCGTGAATATTGCTCACCAAAATGTAGATCTAATCACATTGCACCAACTTCTTATTGGACTGGACGAACTCAACCACAAGGTCTAATAGATAAACGTCGCGATACGATGGTCGAACGGTATGGTGTTTCAAATGGTTATCTAACAAAGCATTCTGTAGCAGAACGATACAAAGGATTTGTGTGTAGGTCTGCATATGAAAAACTTTTCGTTGATTTTGCAGAACAATGCGGATATACTTTAGAGGTTCCTTCTAGAATAGAATATACCCATGAAGGAACTTCTAGACATTACTATCCAGACTTCTACATTGTTGAACTCGATCTGATTGTTGAAGTCAAGAGCGACTGGACATGGAAGCAGAACTTAGATCTAAACATATCAAAAATGGTATGTACAATCGAACAAGGATATGATATAGTCTTCATAGATGAAGAACACGGGGTCAATGACCCTAAACTTTGGGATGAACTTGATGAATATCTTCGTACTTTCGAAAGACCCGGTTGAAGCAGCACAACTACAGTGTAATGCACATGTAGTGAAAATGATCGTCGAGTCAGCTCAAATGCTCTCGACTGTACATCGTATGCTCGATGGTCGACAAACTCGTGTCGCATCAAAGTCCGGTAAGACTCAAGTCAAAGCTTGGGTTCTACCCGACGACCGCGAAGACGTGCTGTACAAAGCTGTCCACATGAATCATCCTTGCACCGTGTGGACCATGAAGTCGAACAACAACTACACTTGGCACTGGATTCACTTCGCTGCTCTCTGTGACGAGTACACCTATCGTTATGGCAAAGTCCATGCGACTGACACTCTTCTTCGAGAGAAGTTGAAGCAGCTTCCTCGCAACATCGAGGTGGGTCCTCTCACTCAACAGCCTCTTGCAATGAAGTCGAACCCCGAGTGTATGCATCCGAATGATCCTGTTCGTTCGTACCGTGAGTTCTACCAGACTAAGCAGGAACGCTTCAAGATGGCTTGGACAAAGCGTGAGGTGCCGGCATGGTTTACAGTGAAGTAAAGAATGAGTATGGTTTCAGCGCGGAAGATGTGCGTGAGTACCGTGAGCAGTTCGGTGTGAGCATGATGGAGGCGAAGAAGCACTTCATGGATATGTACCATCAAAGACAGAAAGCCGAGATGGTGAAGCTCATCGAGTCCGGTACGCTCGAAGATATTCAAAAAATTGTGAAAATTTTGATCGAACGGTATTGACATTCTCGACTGGATTGCTTATATCTAACTAGTAAGCAACAGAGGGATCATCATGGCCTACATCACGACTGAAGAAGTGAAGAACGTTCGGAACCTCCTCAAGCAGGAGTTTCCCAAGTTCAAGTTCTCGGTGTCGGGTGGTAACTCACTTTCGCTCAAGGTAGCGATCATGTCTGGTCCTGAGGACTTCCGAGAAGTCCTTGGACTTCGAAACTCTATGGACGTGAACCAGTATCACCTCTATCAGTACGGTCGCTTCGAGAAGCTCTTCACCGACATCTTCAAGGTGATGAAGAGCCAGAACTGGTTCGACAAGTCGGACTCGATGATCGACTACTTCCATACCGCCTACTACGTGGGTCTGTCGATCGGCAAGTGGAATAAAGCTTACGTGCAGGTGAAATAACCTGCACTTTTCTATTGACATTCTCGGCGGGCTAGTATAGTCTGGTCTCAGAAAGGAACCCATCATGTCAGTTCTTGTCAAAAAGTCCATCCTCGCCCGTCTTCTCGCTCGTGAGAACATCACGGTCGAACACACCAACCATCACACTGCGTTCTTTGACGTCGAGCGGCGTATCCTCGGTCTTCCTCAGTGGAAAGACGTCGACAAAGATCTGTACGATCTTCTCGTCGGTCACGAAATCGGCCACGCTCTTCACACCCCGGCCGAAGGTTGGCACGAGTCGACGACTCAGATTCCGGGTTGCCCTCGTTCCTATGTGAACATCGTCGAAGACATCCGCATCGAGAAGCTTGTTCTTCGTGAGTTCCCGGGTCTTCTCGGGTCTTTCATGCGGGGTTATCAAGACCTCCTGAATCGTGACTTCTTCAGGATCAAGAACGAAGACGTTAACAAACTCTCTTTTATGAACCGGCTTAACATCTTCGCTAAGTCTCGCGGCTTGGTGACGGTGCGTTTCTCGTCGAAAGAACAACCTTACGTTGATCGTGCTATGGCGGTCGAAACGTGGGACGACGTCATGGACTCTTGCCGTGAACTCTATGCCTTCATGAAAGAAGAGCTCGAGGCTGCCCGTAAAGCTCAAGAAGCTGCGATTAAAGCTCTTCAGGAAGCGGGCGTAAAACTTCCTGAAGCTATTCCCGACAAGATCGTCATCAAGGCTGGTAAGCCTCAGGGCGGAGATGAAAAGCCCGAGCCCATCTCGGAAGAGCTCAAACAAGCTATCAAGAACGGTGACGTCGAGATTGAAGTCGACGTCGAGAGCTTCAATGAAGTTGCTACTGAAGAGCAGGAAAAAGAAACTCCTGAGCCTGAAGAAGACGAAGACCTCATCACTGTGCCGGATGTCGACAACAACATCGAAGGTGTTGAGACTGACGCCATCTTCCGGGCTGCTATCGCCAAAGCTCTTGTCGACTCGATGGCTACCGGTGGTACCACTCTCTACGTCAAAGGCCCGACGAAAGCTCAAGCCACTGCTGTGACTCGGTCTTTCGAAGAAGTGAAGAAGGGGCGCTGGCGCCAAGTGAACTCGGCCGACTTCCCCGAGAAGCGGTATGTTCGCTTCCTGTCTGACACGAAAGACACCGTTGCTGTGATGGTGAAAGAGTTCGAGATGCGTAAGACTGCTCGTCGGTTTGCTCGGGCTCGGACTTCGACGAAGGGTTCTCTCGACGTCAACTCCCTGCACAAGTATAAGTACGAAGACAACATCTTCAAGCAGGTGACTCACCTCGACGACGATCAGTCCCACGGTATGATGATGCTGATCGACTACTCTCAGTCGATGTCGTCCATCCTGCCGAAAGTGATCAAGCAACTCCTGATCTTGGTTACCTTCTGCAAGCGAGTGAACATTCCCTTCGAGGTGTATGGCTTCACCAGCCCTTCGGCGTACAACGACAAGATCCGTAAGATGTCGCAGACCCTCACCTCCGTGAACATGAACAACTGCCATGTCTTCAAGCTCATCGACTCTTCGATGCCGAAGAAAGTCTATGAAGAAGCTTACAAAGGCCTCTTTGCTCAGACTGGTAACGGTCGTCGTAACTGGATGGGTTCGATGGAGTCGATGGGTGGCACTCCTCTTGACGCCAGCCTCTTGGTCATGTATCACCACATCGCCGCTTTCCGGGCGAAGCACAACGTTCAGAAGATGAACTTCATCACTCTGACTGATGGTGATAGCGAAGGCGTCATGGTTGAAAAGGGCATCGACATCAAGTCGACCGGTAATGCCCATCGGCGTATCATCGAGGTGAATGGCACGAAGATCAACATGCACAGCTACGGTGCCGGCACCGCTAGCATCCTGCAGGGTCTTCGGGATCAAGGTGTGCGGACTATGAACTACCACCTGATCAACCCTGGTGAACTCAAGTGGCGCATGAACAAATCTTCGGTTGAAGAAATCCAAGCTGCCCTGGCCGTCATGAACAAAGATGGTTGTCTCATCAACGACAACATTGATGGTTATGATCGGCAGATCTTGACGAACCTGGGTAGCACTGGTTCTTCGAGCAACGACGGTGATGACGACGATGAACTCGACATCAACACCAAGAACATCGCGGAAGCTTTCCAGAACAAAGCGCTCAAGAAGAAGCGCAACCGCTTGATCGCCGCAAAATTTGCAGAAATCGTCAGTTAAGGGGTTGACATTTCCCCTTAACTGACTTATATAGAACATGTAGCCAATCAAATCATGGAACCTACTATGCTCGACGTTCAATCCTTCATCGAAGCTATCCGCGCTGCTAATCCCGGCACCTCGGTTTTCACTCGCAAAGCTCTTCTCGACTTTGCTGACGAAAACGGTGTGAAACACAACATCGTCTGGGGTGTGATCAAATCGGTCCCCGCTGTGAAACGTGGCGTCTACGATCTCGCTGCTACGGTCACTCAGCTTCGTCCGGTTGAAACCGCCCCGAAGATCGTGCTCTCGGAAGAGGGTACGTATATTCCCAAGCGCATCAAGACCTACGTGAAGTGGGGCCACGCTCGTGATGTGGGTACCATCATCGAGTCCAAGATGTTCTACCCTGTCTACATCACCGGCCTCTCGGGCAACGGCAAGACCATGATGGTCGAACAAGCTTGCGCTGAGCTCAACCGTGAGTACATCCGGGTCCAGATCACTCCCGAGACTGACGAAGACGACCTGATCGGTGGTTTCCGTCTCGTCAACGGTGAGACCATCTTCTCGAAGGGTCCGGTCATCAAAGCGATGGAAGCCGGTGCTATCCTTCTGGTCGACGAGATCGACCGTGGTTCGAACAAGCTCATGGCTCTTCAAGGTGTTCTTGAGGGTAAGCCGGTTCTCATCAAGAAGACTGGTGAACTCGTGACTCCGGCTCCCGGATTCAACGTCATCGCTACCTCGAACACCAAGGGTAAGGGTTCCGAGGATGGTCGCTTCATCGCCGCTACGATCATCGACGAGGCCTTCCTTGAGCGCTTCACGATCACCATGGAGCAACCCTATCCGACGGGCCCTGTCGAGAAGAAGATCATTCTCAAGCACATGGAACTCTACGGTCAAGTCGATGATGAGTTCGCTGAGAACCTGACGAAGTGGTCGACGGCAATCCGTAAGACTTTCGAGGACGGTGGCATCGACGAAGTGATCTCGACTCGGCGTCTGTGTCACATCGCTCAGACCTTCGCGATCTTCAAGGATCGCAAGAAGTCGATCGACCTCTGCGTCTCTCGCTTTGATGAAGATACTCGGGCTGCCTTCGTCGACCTCTACACCAAGATCGACGCTTCGGCTTCCAAGGTGGATACCACCAGCCAGACCACCAAGGCTGACGAGGAAGACTACCGTGATGAAGCTCCTTTCTGAGGTATGTGATGTTTAAGTTCATCGGTGCAGCGGCTGTATTGGCCGCTGCGTACGGCATCAATGGTGCTATGGAAGTCACAGTGCTCTTCTTAGCATCCTTTGCTGCCTTGTTCTACATCATGGCCTTTCGTCTTTTCACCGGACTTTCTCGTGCAGAACTGGTCGAAGACATTGACATCTTGAAGATGATCACCATCTACATGATCTATGTTACTGCCGCAGTGATCACATTCAGCGGTGGTTACACCTATGTAGCTCTGCTAGCCGCCCCTTGGTTGGTTATCCAGGGCTTCATCAACATCCTGTCGGTTCTCTTGAAGCTTGGCATTGTCGGTATCCATCGGCAATAGGCAAGTTTTTGCTTATACGTAAAGTATAAGTTGACATAACGGTCTACTAGTGATAAATATTGGGTACCGACGTAAACAAGACAGAGGTAAGACTCCAATGAAAACTTTAACACTTTTGGGTGCGGTGGCATCTGCCATCACGCTCCTTGGAATGTCTGCTGTCGGGGTTGAAGCATATAACAAAAGCATCGAAGAAACTCTAGAAGCAGACTTTACTCGTCAACGCGACTGTTTGGCGTTGAACATCTACCATGAAGCACAAGGTGAATCTGAGCTTGGCCAACGCGCTGTTGCTTATGTCACACTCAACCGTGCTAACAGCCCTGACTATCCGAGCGACGTATGCTCAGTTGTATATCAGGCAGTAGAAAAGAATGGCGTACCCGTCAAGAACAAGTGCCAATTCTCTTGGTACTGTGACGGCAAGGACGATGAACCAACCGACGATGAAGCTTATGAAGAAGCTGTGCGGGTTGCTTCAATCGTTATAAATACGTATGGTTATTCATTTGACCCTACGATGGGCGCGACAATGTATCACGCTGAAGGCGTTAAGCCTGGCTGGCGTAAAGCGTTCGAAGAAACTACTCAGATCGAAAATCACATCTTCTATCGCAAGGAGTAATTCCATGACTCGAGTCGTACAAAGGGTGCAGATCCCAGGTGATAGTGTAACTATCCGAACGTCTGTAGGTGCCTTCAAAGTTCTAACGGTACACGAACGAGAAGGTATTCCAACTATTTGGTACGAAACACTCGAGAAACCGGTTATTCCAGTCGACGTGACTTTCACGATCGTTCCAACTGGTGGTGCTGTGCCCGACCACTCGGTCTACGTCGGCACTGCTTTTGTGGATAACAAAGCCTCACACATCTATCAACACCCTGATGTGTGAGGCATCATATGGACAAAGAAAAAGAAGAAACAAAACCAGAACCAGATGGTTACACTCAGCGCGAATGGGATCGCGTAGTCGGTATCGGAAAAGTACCCGACGAGTACGCCAAGCGAATCAGCACGTATGAAGAAAAGCGAAGACGATACGATCGCGGCTAACTTTTCTATTGACATCACTTGTGATAAATAGTAGAAGTAGCTATCGGAGGCATCATGCAATCTTTCAAACACTTCTTCGTCGAACAGACCCGAATCACCGATATTGCTGGTCTCGTGACTGCGATCGATGAATTCAAGAAAGCCGGCGAGATCATCAATCCTGAGTATGTTCAGCTCGGTGACTCAGCTAAACGTCTGTTCCGCAAAGATGCAGACGCAGTACAAAATCACGCTCTTGATCTTCTTCGTGCTGCTCGTGCGGCAAAGGAAGATGATTCGATTGTGAATGACTTCTACTACAGCATCTCTGATAGCATGACCGGTCTTGGCAAGCTTCAGAAGATGGCTGAGAAGAACAAAGGCTCGTCTGACAAGTATGTCAAGTCGATGGTCGCCGAAGTCAACAAGTTCATCGAGAAGTGGAAGCCCATCGCCGATGATATGAAGACCTTGAAAGATAAGGTCGTCAAGGTATCCACCAAGCGTGCTGAAACAAAAGCAGTAGCAGCAAAAGCTATGGAACGTAAGTTTGCTGATTCTTCGTCTCTGATCAAAGTGTTCGAAGATCACCTTGAAGAGTACAAGAAAGGTGCTCGTGAAGAGGCTCAGAAGTTCATCGATGCTCGTGTAGAAGCTTTGAAGAAAGCTGGTTGGGACCTGAATGTAGTAGCTCCCGAGCCTAAATCTGGTTACGGCACTGAAGCATACAAGATGGCTCAAGCCCGTCGAACAGTTTACACTTCGATCACAAAAGCTAAAACTTCTTCTCGTAAGCCGAATGAACCTGACATTCGTGAACTCAACCAAACGATGGTCGACCACTACATCAAGCAAAACGTTCAGGCTGCTGAAGACGATTATCGCGCCTTCATGCAGAAGATGATCGAAAAGATCGGTAAGCCCGTCGTTAAGGCGACGATGACTGGTTCAATCTGGAGAAACGCTGTTCTGACCGTCGAGACCAACGACGGTGAAGAGCAAGTCTGGAACACTCAGATGATCATCAACTACTCGAAGTATCAGCGAGCATACAACCAATTCCCAAGCCGTCGAAAGAAATAACATAGGACTCTATATGATGTACGACTTCAACGTCACAGTGAAAGCAGACTTCCTCTATGAGATCATCGGAACCAAGCAGGTGCAAAAGCACGATCAGCGTGATGGTGCATATATGTCGACAAGCGAAGTAAAAGTTCGCTGCACTAATTGGGAAGAAGTGATCAAGTGGATCCGCATGAATCGAGATGTCACGATCAAGCAGGTCGTCGAGATGAAAGACATGACTGTGTCCGCGCAGAATCAATCGCGCGAAATGGGCGGATATAAAGACTGAAAGTTTTTGTTGACATTTACGAGTGATGTGGTATAAATAGACTTGTAGTGATGATACTCACTGAACACGTTCTGGACACCGGGGCGGTACCGGTCGGGTCCACCATAGATACAGATGCTTCCACCCGCGAGGCGAAGAAGAATGCATAAGTTTTCACATCTGTATCTTTGATGGGCCCGAAATAGGATCGACAGGCGGACTAGGCAGGGTGGAGCTATCCCGATCTAAGCTGGGTTAACGCGAAGAAATCAACAAATGCAAACGACAACGTTGCACCTGTAGCTTACGCTCTCGCAGCCTAATCTACATGGGCGGGTCACCAGCCTCGAAACAGAATCGGTGACGCTTTACACACAACACACATTACACACGAGGCATTTCATGACATCACGTCGCATTACGTCACAGGCACAAGTAGTCACCAATGGTATTGGCATCCAATCTGGTGGTTACGTTTACTCTACTCCGACTTCTGCTATTCCAGGTTCATTTTCACTCGCAGTGGCCGCACCAACTGTTGCAGCACCGGCAAATCTCGGCGAAGCTTTCAAACCTAAGCGCGCCGGAAAGAATCCGAATCTTTCGCACATCATCTTTGTCCTCGACGAATCCTCTTCGATGTCGTCCTGCTGGGATCAAACCATCTCGGGCTACAATGAATATCTGAAGGCTCAGAAAGAAGACGCTGAAAAGACAGGCATCAAGACTCTGGTCTCCCTCTACAAGTTCAATGGCCACGACGTTCGTGCGATCTTTGATCGTCAAGACGTGGGTGAGGTTCAACCCCTCGACAAGAACAGCTATCACCCAAGTGGTGGCACCAACCTTCTCGACGCTATGGGTGGTGTCATGATGAAGATCAACCTTCTTCTGGCTGACAAGAAGAAAGCTGATCGTGAGTCGGTCATCATCACTGTTTTGACCGATGGTGAAGAGAATCAGTCTCGCACCTTCCGCAACGACGACATCAAGGCGATGGTCGAAAAGGCTGAAGGCAAGAACTGGGGCTTCATGTTCCTCGGCGCAAACATCGACGCATTCCATGCCGGTGCTGCTATGGGCTTCAACTATAACAACACGATGCAGTTCTCTACCGCTAACGCCGCTGAGACCATGCGTGGTGCTTCTGCCATGACTTCTCGTCTGAAAGGTGCATATGCATCTGGTATGGCTACCATGGACTCTTACACCGTTTCCGCTTTCAACGATGTTGAACGAGCTGCCGCTGTGGGTGACACAGATGCAGGGAAATAAGACACCGTACGAAGTTCGACTCGACATTCTCAAGATGGCACAAGAGATGCTGAACAATGAGAAGCGAATCGAAGAGAACACTTTCTTTGCGAAGCTCGAGACTCTTCGGGCTTCCAACACCTCGGTCGATGAGATCAACAACTTCATCGACACCAACAAACCGAAGATGTACGATCCGAGCGAAGTGGTGGCTCGCTCAAGCGCACTCTACGCCTTCGTCAATAACACCACCACAAACAAACCTTAAGGAGAATATGAATGATGAAATCTGTTATGATCGCTGTGACTGCTCTTGTCGCTATGACTGGTATGGCTATGGCCGAGACGCCGACCTTCGTTGGTTATTCGGAGTATGCCGTTGAAGCAAATAGCTTTGAAATTGGTGCTGGTGCTGAGCTGTACGTGCTCGATGGTTTCTATCTGACGCCGATGGTTATCGGCAACGGAGACGTTGATGCCTTTGACTTCACTCGGGCTGAAGTGAAAGCAACCTACATCGTGAACGAGAACATCGACGTCTATGGCAAGATCAAGACTGACGCCGACTTTAACTACGACGATGCTGTCGTCGGCGTTGCTTTCCGGTTCTAATCTGGTTGGGGTGGTTACCTAATAAACCCGCGCGGAGCCACGGTTAGCTCCGCTTTTTTATGAATCTGTTAAACAATCGTTACAATTGTGTGATAGTATTATCCTGAGCAATATCGCTCTTTTGAAAGGATACACATGAAATCTCTAGTAATTTCTCTACTCGCGCTTACAGTTGCTTTTCCAGCGTTTGCACGAGACAACGTACAAGTAACTGGTTCTTCTACCATTCTACCATACGCTACTATCGTTGCCGAAGCCTTCGGCGAGAACTTTGACTTTCAGACTCCTGTCGTAGAAGGTGGTGGTTCTGGCGCAGGTCGCAAAAAGCTTTGTGAGGGCACTGGTGAGAACACAGTCGACATCGCTAATAGCTCTTCGAAGATGAAAGAGGAAGAGTGGGCGGCGTGTGAAGCAGTCGTTGGCAAAGTCACTGAAGTTAGAATCGGATACGACGGCATCGTCTTTGCGGCAAACATTGGCAAACTAAACATCGATGACTTGACTCCTCTTCAACTATACAATGCGCTGCATGAGAGCAGCACCGCAAAGATGTGGAATGAAGTCGACCCTGCTCTTCCAGCGATCGATATTCTGGTTTTCGTGCCAGGAACAAAACATGGCACTCGTGAAGTGTTCGATGTAAAAGTCATGGAAGAAGGTTGTAAGGCTGCTCTTGGTGTCGATAAACTTGACGACGATCAAAAGAAAGCTTGTCACAAGTTGCGCACCGATGGAGTATCAGTCGACATCGACGGTGACTACACCGAAACTCTAGCTCGGCTTGACGCAAATCCAACTGCTCTCGGAGTGTTTGGCTTAAGCTTCTATCAGAACAACCAAGACAAACTCGAAGTATCTAACATAAATGGTGTCCATCCCGACATCGATACTATTGCTTCCGGTGACTATGCTATCAGCCGTCCTCTCTACTTCTATGTGAAGAACGCTCACCTTGGAGTTATTCCTGGACTCAAAGAATACGTCGAGTTCTTTGTGAGCGACGAGATGGCCGGGCCTGATGGTGCACTCGTTGAGTATGGTCTAGTTCCTGATCCAGAACTCGCTACTACTCAGGAGATGGTTTCCGCTCTTGAATAAATAGTGGAGTAATCTCGGAGAAATCTATGGAAGACTTCCAGGCTTGGCAATCATTCCCATATGTAAGACATTGGTTCAACAAGTTATACGTTGCTGAGACATTCGGGTATCGATGCGGGCCTGGAGGTGTTCCACCAAGTAAGTCTAGCTTCTACTGTGTAAGACCTATCTACAACCTCGATGGTATGTCTGTAGGAGCTAGAAAGCAATGGATCGAAGCCGGAGATCGTACCGGCGTAGAACCAGGGTACTTCTGGTGTGAATGGTTCGATGGAGATCAATATTCTATCACATACGAGGTCGAACTAGACTCTTTGCTGGGATACAAGCAAAAATCTTGTTTCAAAGCAGACCGTGATGTTGATCAACTCTTTCGATTCAAGAAGTGGACTCGTTCCGACAAGAAGATCGATATGCCGTTTCTTATCGAAGACGATTTAATGTTTTCAGACATCCCTGTCGTTAACCTTGAAATGATAGGTGATAAGGTGATCGAGATTCACTTTCGAGATACGCCAGACCCAGACTACGACGAACTGATCCCAGTTTGGAGTGATGAACAACAAGTAGTTGACATTTATGGGAAACTGGGTTATAGTTTTATAGAAGCCCCCGACAATTCGAACGGACACCTAGAAACCTATAGGTTAGGCTTCATGGTAAAGTAGGAGTAAAAATGCTTATCTCAACATATTTCAAAGAAAACGCTCAAGCTGCTCGCGCTGAAGTGATGCGCAACGAACAAGGCGAATATTACTACATCGACTATTATGACGTAAGTGGTAGTAAGTTCTACACTGAAACTTTTCCAGGTAAAGCTTTGCGCTTCGTTGAAGACGCCGCTGAGAACTGGGCGTCGAACATCAAGGTGTTAAACGGGTAATGCAAGTTGAACTCACCGCGGAAAGTATTCTCCGTGAAGTGAGCAAATATGTTAACGAGGAAGTCTCTTACATTGACGCCTTAGTTCATTACGCTGACATTCACGGAATTGAGATTGAAGTCATAGGCGATATTGTTCGCCGCAGCCAAATCATGAAAGCGAAAGTTCATGAGGACGCTGAGAAACTTAACTTAGTCGAAAAGCAAAATAGGTTACCAATCTGATGTCTGTCTATTCAACGCAAGCTGCCTTTGAGATCTACATCTATTATCTTGCGTTGAAACGGCACTTCACCACAGACTACGACTTCTTCAAGTACAATGGTAAGGTGAAGGCCTCTCAACAAGCATTCGAGAACCGCAAGGACAAGTTCCAGTTCTACAAGCTCTCGAAGCGAAAAGACGCCAAGGAATTCATCCTGGCCAACATGATCTTTGATCCAACACTTTGGATCGGAGACCTTCTCGACAATGAGAAGGCAGAAGAGGTGTTCACTGAGTGGACCAAACGGCAACAGACTTTGTCGTATGTGTTCAAGAACGACCTCTCAGAGTTGAATGAAGACTTCAACTCGAATCTACTCGTGAAAGATGGGCAGCATCCTAGGCTTCTCCAGCTCTATAATATGCGTCGAGTCAACATCGAAACGCTGGTGATCATCGACGACCTCGTGCAAAATTTTTCTTACTGGGAACGGAAAATTTCAGATCCGATCATCTTTCCGAGTATAAATAAGTTTGTCAGCAAGGTAAGACCTTTCATCCACTACGACAAGCAGAAGATGAAAGCTATCCTTCTTGACAAATTCTCACAATCGCAACAAGCCGCTTAAAATCGCTTACAATCGCAAAGGATACTCATATGTCTAGCTCATTCGCAGCACTCAAAAAAGCCCGTTCGTCTTCGTTCGACAAACTGAACCAGCAACTGCAGAAGACCATCGGCGGCCAATCCAACAACAATGATGACAAGTACTGGAAGCCCGACGTCGACAAGGCGGGGAATGGGTACGCTGTTATTCGTTTCTTGCCGGCCCCTGAAGGTGAAGATCTGCCGTTCGTTAAGATGCACGACCATGGCTTCCAAGGTCCTGGTGGTTGGTACATCGAGAACTCGTTGACGACCCTTGGTCAAGACGACCCCGTCTCGGAATACAACTCCAAGCTCTGGAACTCGGGCAACGAGGCAGACAAAGAAATCGCACGCAAACAAAAGCGTCGCACCAATTTCCATGCTAACATCTACGTCGTTAAGGACTCCGCTAACCCTTCGAATGAAGGTAAGGTGTTCCTGTTCAAGTTCGGCAAGAAGATCATGGAGAAGCTTCAGGAAGCAATGAACCCACAGTACGAGGGTGAGACTCCGGTCAACCCATTCGACATGTGGGAGGGTGCTGACTTCAAACTGAAGATTCGTAACTACGAAGGCTACCGCAACTACGATCGCTCGGAATTCTCCGAAGCAGCTCCTATGACTAATCCTAAAGGCGAACCGCTTTCGGACGAACAATTGGAAGCAATCTGGAAGCAGCAGCATTCGCTCAAGGAAATCGTCGATCCTAAAAACTTCAAGACTTATGCCGAACTGAAAGCCAAGCTTTACAAGGTCCTGGGTCTTGATGGCAGTGCACACGCACCCATGAAATCCGCTGCTGAGGACGACGCTCAGGAGATGGACTTCACTCCGAAGTTCAAAGAACGCGCTGCCCCTAAGCAGGAGGAAGCTCCATCTCCGTCATTCACTCCGTCTCTGGACGAAGATGATGACACCCTGGACTTCTTCAAGAGCCTCGCGGCTGAAGAGTAATCCAAAAGGAAGGAGCCTTCGGGCTCCTTCTTCATATCAGAGTATCGAATCATGGCATACAAAAGAACCACTCGCAAGTCTGGAAATTTCCGCACCACAGACACTCGTAACACCAACGGGAACATCACTCATAGTACCTCTATTGGAACTAAGGGAGGCACCCGTACGACCACCTCTTGGAGCACCAAGGGTGGCATGAAGACCACTCAGACATTTAAGGATGGTGCGGGTTACATCCATCGCAAGACACTCTACAAGTCAGAGACAGAGGCTCAGCGGCGACGCAAGCAAAAGGATGCACAGCAGTTCTGGGCTACGATATTTGGTACGGCAAAAAAGAAGCCGACCAAGAGAACATCCTCTCGATCGGCTTCAAAGAACACCACTTCGTCAAGTGGATTTGGTGGGCTCATCATACTCGGCATCATCGCCTTTATCGCGATCGCCATGTTCAAAGGATGATTACATCGCAGAGCCCAATAACCAAGGCGCAGTGTCCAAACCAGTAGATGGGTTCACGACGATGTTAGTTGTCGAAGAATTCACATTACCGCCACTGTTGTTATTCACTGACATCGGCGCATAGTTTATAGGTGCTCCAGCAGGTCCTCTTGATGATATTGCCATATCTACTGCATTAGTAGATATAGTGTTAACAGCCTTTGTTGTTGGCAAGGTAACTTCCGCTGCAGGAGCGATGTTAACACTAGGTGAAATTTCAATGTCGTATACTTCACTGAGAGCGCGTTTCACTTTATTGATCGCGTCAATGCCGGCGTCCAGATTGAAGTCTGGATCAAGCAGACCCTTTTCTATCACTGTATCGAAACCAAACATCGAATCATTCAATGGTCCACCGTGAAGCACCGCATCAAACAGAGGCACTGCTGAAGCAAGTTGTTTAGCCATTTGATCAAAGTCAAAGTTTGCAGAAGAAGGTATCTCTGCAAACTTTTTCATTGCTTCTGCTATACGTTCTATCGCAGAAGCAGCAGAGGTCAGAAGATCAGCCTTTTCACCGAGTTTGGCGATAGCATCAAATGGTGTATCATTGCCGCTGAACCAGTTTGCAATATTCGTCAACACACCTAGGACTGATGCATCAAATTGTGCTTCAGAGAAGGCACTTAATCCTGATGCTATATCAGTCAGGATGCTTCCAATACCAATACCTTTTGTGTTTTCCAGTTTGGACGTATCAATCGATTCAAACTTACGAAGTTGAGCTACAACCGTAGTGATTGGATCATCGCTGCCTGTAGCCCAAGTGATGAAACTTGTGATGGTATCTAAAACAGATGATATACCTTGTGAGCCAAAGAAAGCCAATAGAGCAGGGCTTAGAACTGCCATTCCAACAGCTGCATCGGTTATTGCCTTAGAATCAACCCCAATGAATGACTTAAGGCCTTCCGCTAGGTTAATCATCATCACCTTAGCACCAGAACCATCGGCTCCTAGATATGATGCAATGTCACCGATACCAGAGAACGCTGAAAGAAATCCCGCGAGTCCTACACCTATCATAGTCATTCCGACTGCAGCCATGCCATTTACGACTGGCCCGGCTAAACCAAAGAGAGCGCCGGTGCCAAGAAGTGCACCTAGCGCGCCTAAACTTTGGCCACTGAAGGCATTTAAGCCTTCAGCTATATTGACCATCATGTTTTTGATGCCTTCACCATCAGCGCCTAAAAACGCTGCCAGATCTGTAACTCCAGTCAATCCGGCAAAGAATCCACCGATGCCCGCGCCCAATAGAGTCATGCCGGTAGCAGCTTTAAACTGCGTACCCAAAGAAGTGTTTGTGGCAAACAGCGCTGAGCCAGTTAGAAGTCCACCGAGTGCGGTTAAGTCGCGGCCAGAAAACGCAGCTAATCCATCTGCAAGATTGATCATCTGATTCTTTAAAGCACCGGTGTCAGTCGAGACCCACGACATCGCGCTATCCGCTAGAGCCAATCCGGCAAAGAATCCACCGATGCCGGCACCGACTGCAAACATTCCAGTCGGAACACGGATCTGCTTACCAAACGATGTGTTCGCCGCGAATAGCGCTGAGCCAGCAACCAATGTGCCAAGCGCCGCAAGACTCTGTGCATCTAGAGATGAAAGACCATCACCTAGATTTATGATCATCTTCTTTAGGTTTTCGCCTGTCCCAAAGTGATCCATAATCGCTTCAGCACCAGATAGACCCATAAAGAATCCACCAATGCCTAATCCAAGCGCGCCGAGGCCAATTCCTAGGCCTCCTAATTTTGGGCTAGCCTTAGAAATAGAATCTATAGTTCCTTCTACGCTTGATCTACCTTCAGAAGTGTTCTTTGCTTCGCGGCGAAGTGACTCAAATTGTGTATTTCTCGCTTCGTCGGCGGCTGCATCAGCACGTATTTTAGCCGACTCTTTTAGACTACTAAAGTAATCATCAGTCGACTTCTTCATAGTGCTAAGAATATCCTTGATCTCGCCAAGACGTTTTTGACTCACTTGACTAGACAGCAAGTGTTCTTTTTCACGCTTCACACGATCTGTATCTTCTTTGTCTTGATCAACTGCCATGGATTACTTACCTATTTTTCTGTCTGCTCTCTTCAATGAAATCAACAAGCATATCAAAGTAAATATCCAATTCAAATGGCATCATTCTTTCGAGAGTATCTATGGAGTATTTATGGTGTTGAGCCAAAGCGAACATTGCTTTATAGTACTCTAGCAATGTTCGATGACTCATGCTTAGATAAAAAAACTTTCGATACCCTGAATAACGAACGATTTGTGTTCACCTTTGCGGTTAACATAAGGACATTCGACCCTCATCACTGGCATAGTCTGAAAGAACGTTTGGATGTCTTTGATGGCAGAAGTTGGCAAACCTTCAACAAAATCTACCACTTCTTTCGGTGTGCATTCCGACATCTTTGTTATGGAATCTCCTGAAGCGATGAAGTCAATACATCCAATCATCATATCGAAGATCTTAGACGTATCATTTGAGTCAGTGTCTGACAAGACTTTAAGCTCATTTACCGTTGGATAACGCATCACCAAATTATAGTCATCATTCAGCTTGATGATTTTATTGTGTTGATCATTTTTGACCATAGTCACTGAGTTGATGTTCAATTCCAGCTCAACATCTTCATTAGTATCTGGATCAGAAACTTTGAATTTGATTATGTCATTAACAGATCTTGCACGAATATTGAACATGAGATATTCTAGATCAAACGTTGACAATTTTGATACATCAACGTCTTTAACGCAGTTGTTGATTATCTGCGTTATAGCAAGAATGATCTGATCGATGTCTTTAGATTCTTTTGCTAATAGAAGAATCTTTTCTTCCTTAACAGTGAATGGGCGATATGTAACCTTTTTATCTGTAGATGGGATAGTGATCTCATATAGGGGCAGGCTAATTCTAGGTAATGCCATGATTTACTCCATTAAAGTGCATTGTAGATTGTAGTCACAGTCGTTGCTTGGTTGATCATATCTTGCACTGACGTTGGCGTTGAAACTTGGTTGATTGCTTGAATGAAACCATAATAAGAAGCAGCATAGGTCAATAGACCATTTGCGTTTTCCATATCACTCGTGATGCTTCCGAGTTCAAAGCCATCAACAGCAATTTTGTCGTACGCGAAGTTAACTCCAACAGTCATAATCTCGGCTTGGTTTTCCCACGCAACATCGATGTTTCCGATGTTCAATGGATATACGTTACCAAACTTATATTGATAAACTTTGTTAGCGTCGTTTCCTGAATAGACTAAGACTTCCATCGTCGCAACGTAGTCTTCTTTGTACGCAAACTCGTATGGTACTTTACCGTCGGTGTCGACACTGTGGCTACCGTTATAGTCGCCGATGTTTGTGATCGATTGAATCCATCTGTGGAAGAACTTCATGACTGCGAAGTTGCTATCAACCATGAACAGTCCAGTCAAATCACCAGCATGAAACTCAAGTGGACGCTTCTCTGGTTTACCGAATCCCTGTGGTCTGACGTCGACGTAGTTAAGTTCAAAAGATGGCAGACTCACTGACTTGCATAGGAAAGACAAGTCGCGAGTTGGGATGTTTTGTTCTAGGCTAGACAAAGTCGCGGGCAATGTGATTCGAGTGATGAACAGGTTGTTTTTCGCTAGGCCGCGCGAAGCAATCTGTGACTTGAATTCGTTGATGTTAAAAACCATGGTCGGTCCTTATACGATGAGTTTCTTCGAGTCGGCCCAAACCTGTTGCTTGGTCGCACCCTGAAAGCGTTCTGTTGGAAGAAAGAGTGCCACGTCCCACTCTGATGGATACACATAAAGGAATCGACTACGAAGTTGCTCTGTCAGGTAATGCTTCACACAAGGCTTGAACCATCTGAACTTCGAAGCACCATCGAGAATTCTATAGTTGAGCTTAAGACGAGTCGACTCGTCGAACTGCTCGTTGTTTGCTACGTCGTAGAGGGAGTCCATCAGCTTGGCTCGAAGAGGCAATGGCAGGTAGTGCATGTTGATGCCCATAAAGCCACCTGCGACTTTCTTATAGGGGAACACCAATGGGAACCTGTCGTAGTACGGGAGAGTGCCCTTATGCTTCGGGTCGTAGTAATACATATAACAATTTCCAACTTGCATACGACTAGTTAATCTCTCAACGTCCGACTTCATGAGCTGGCGTTCATCTATACGCTTATACTCTTTACTAGTATTTCTGTACCATTCGCGCGCGGCATCTGTTCTAGCCGGAATTTGTCCAGCTCGAATTCCTTTTGTTAAGATGGTGTCAAAAACGTTAGTCATCTATGGCCTTAACTTATAAATATTGATGTAGATCGCGGGAGACCGGCAAGAATCCCCACCTACTCTAGAAACATCAGGAGTTCCAGCATGACTATTTATCTTTACTTGAAGACTCATAACGTAACAGGATTGAAATACTTAGGTAAGACAATTAAAGACCCGTACGTTTACAAAGGTTCTGGTAAAATGTGGGTGCGTCATATCAAAAAATATGGATATGACGTGACGACACAAATATTGTTAGTAACAGATTGTAAAGAAGAATTAAAAGAAACTGGATTATTCTTTTCTAAACTGTGGGCAGTCGATAAATCAAATGAGTTTGCGAACCTATGTCAAGAAGAAGGCCAAGGTGGAAACACATGGGATAAACGTGGGCGATATGTTTCAGAGTATACTCGAGAAAAACAGTCAAAATCACGAATTGGTAAGAAGAAATCTGAAGAGTGGAAGAATATGATGCGTAAACCAAAGAGTGCTGAGCATAGATCAAAAATCTCTAAAAGCAAAATTGGTGTAACGCGTCCGACAATACGATGCATTCATTGCAATAGAGAAATCAGTGTTGGCAATTATCATAGATGGCATGGTGATAAGTGTAGGTCACTTGCTATTTCCAAATAACTGTTTCTCAGTCAAGATCTGGAATGTCCATCCGCGATCAAGACAAAATTCTCGAGCAGCTTTCCACTTGGCTTCGTTAGTTCCCCAGATCTTGACTTCATTTAGGTAACGCCTACTGATGTTACCCTTTGCGGTCAGTTTGTTACTCAACTCGGGTGGACGAGTCTGAGCGTCGGGTTTTACTTCGATCAAAAGAACCTGCTTCTTTCCATCTGTATTTATCTGTTCAACGTAGACGTCAGGGAAATAACGATGCCACTTTCCGTCGATTGGCGAGATGTATGGGATGAAGAACTCTTCACTCGACCACTTAGTCACGTTTGGATGTGCATCGAGGTAGTTGAATAGCTTGAGCTCCCAGCCAGAACGGTAGATGATGTTAGTTGGATCACCTTTGTACTTCTGTGGGTTCCTAGGTCTGAACTTTCCCTGGTAATACGTAGCCATGACTTTCCGTATAAATACTTTCAACATGTCAAGTATTTATGGAACATAGTCCATGACTTTAATTAAACCAGCACAGTCTGTTATCGAGTCGAATCGCCAGTCACAAACTGGTGTCGCTCGTTTTCGTTTTCCAGAAGATCTAGGCGCTCATGCGATGATCTTCAACTTCAAGAATTACACATATCGTGGCGGAGAGCCAGTTACTACTATCATCGATAGTTCAATCGCTCTTCCATTACCTACTAACATCAGTGACTCGTACTCGGTTCAGCTCGGTTCAAAGGAACTCGGCGTTCTCGGTGCTTTGACTGCTGATGCGGGTGGATTAGTTGCAAATGGTGCAACTGCGACACAGGCTCTCGGTAAATTGGCTGGTATCACTGGATCTGCGCTAAAGAGTGTAGAGAGTGCAGGTCAAGCTGACATCACTACGATGGCATCGAACGTAGCAAACTTTGCTCGATACTTATCAAGAGCTGGTCTCACGTCTCTTCCAGGCGGCGCTGAAGTCGAATCAGGCATTTCGGCTGGTGGCGGCACTGCGGTGAACCCTCATGCTTCAATCGTCTTTGATGGTGTGGCGATGAAGACTCACCAATTCGACTGGACCCTATCACCAAAGAACTCCAACGAAAGCACTCTCGTTAAGAACATCATCAATGAGTTTAAGAAAGCGGCGCTTCCAAGTTACGCTTCTCCTCTTGGCACATCATCTTCGACTGGCACGTCGTATGACCGCGCACTCTTGAATTACCCGTCGATGGTCGATATATTCTTCGTCGGACTCAATCAAGAGTACTACTTCTATTTCAAGACTTGCATGATCAACAACATCGTGGTCGACTACGCTCCTCAGGGACAAGCTCTGTTCAAGGACAGTGGTGGTTCAAGACCTGTGTTAGTGCACTTCAAAGTCGACTTGATCGAATCGCAGATTCATACCCGTGAAGACTACGCCGGAACAGGTTCCTCAACTGCATCAATCGCGCCTCAATCAACTCTTCCTCCTGTACGAGGTTAACGATGTCAAAGTACTTCCGATATTTCCCAACCACTAATTACATGAATAGAACGGTGACTGACATCACTCGTCGTGTAAAGATCATTGATGATATTCGTAGAGACCCATATGGCTTTCTACCTTACACCGTCACAGGGGATGATCGTCCTGAACACATCGCTCAGTATTACTACGGTGATGCCAACAAGGTGTGGATGGTGTATCTAGCGAATAACATCGTTGATCCATACACACAATGGCCAATGTCAAACGACGACTTTGATAAGACAATTCGTGCTAAATATACTAAGCCAACTCAGACCTTTAAGCATGACTCAGTTAATCTAACGAGTAACGCAATCGACATAACGAATCATGGATATAAGACCACTGATCCAGTGATATACACCGCTACGTCGAATGCATCTCCTTTAGTGAGTGGTAACACGTACTACGTCATTCGTGTTAATGATAATAGAATCAAACTCGCGACAAGCGCAACAAACGCCAAGAATGGCACAGACATCGATATAACGACTGCACCAAACGTCACTCATTCACTTGAGTTTGACATTGAGGTGTTTCTCATGAGCACTTCATTGACATCTAATATCGTGTATGTGCAAAGCAACGATGATCCTACTATTCATGCGACGCTTGATACATATCTAGCAGACGTAATCAGTTGGACTCCAGTGCGAGTATATGAATATGAAGTTGAACAGAATGAAAGTCGTCGTGCGATTTGGTTGATCAACAAAGTGTATGCCAATCAACTTGAAACAGATTTGAAACGGGTGCTAAATGAGTGATTCGGCAGTCAAGCAGGCCGGCCATTATAGACTCAAGCAGTTCAGAGTATATAACTTCGCCCGCACAAAGAGCATCGACCTGAAGTTGGTGATCCATACGTTTAACATCGTTGAGTCGATGTCGAACGGTGCTGTGCGTGGCTCTGCTGTTGTGTATGACACCGATGATTTGATCAAAAACTTTCCATTCATCTGTGAAGAATACGTTCAGATCACGTATTCTGACTTCTTTGACGTTGAACGCACAGAAGACATGTTTGTGTATTCAATCACCGACGTTAAGTACGCTAAACAAAACAGCCAGTCGATGATCGAGTACAAACTCAACTTTGTCTCTATTGGTCGAGTGTTCTCTGAAGACTATCGTATTCAAAAGACCTATAAGGCGAATCCATCTAACAATGGAACGATCGCTGGATACGTAAAAGAAGTCTATGATGAGTATTACGCGAAGCCTCTCACTGATTACAATGTAAAGCCAAAAGAGATCGAGATTGAACCTACATCTGGTCAGACTCAATACGTTATTCCACGACTGACTCCTGAACACACGATGCAATTCTTTTCTCGTCGTGCTTATAACAGCACGGCAAATTCTACTCAGATGTTTAGATTCTTTGAGTCTCGCGAGAAGTATTACTTCGCTTCAAACGACTATATGACTACGTTCGGTGTTGATGCAGTTGGTAGCTTTGGCATTGATCCAACATTGGCTAACGCGGTTGGCATCAAAGAAAAGGTGATACCGGTATTTCGTATGAACTACCTCGGCGATTTAACTCCTGAGCGTCAAGAGTCTTTGATGTATGAATTACAATCAATTGATTATGGCGTCCGTGCTAATACGATCGAAGACATCAACGTCGGTGGATACAAACGTAGAACTTGGGAAATCGACCTAATCAACGGAGCAGTTACTTCTCGCGACTACAATCACTTTGAAGAGTTCACTGCTGCTAAAGTTAAGCTCCCTCACTCAAAGACTTTCATCGATAACCGGATGCAAAAGTATCGTGAGAGATTCGTGTTCACAGATTATGCTCAGCCAGGTGCCCCTACAGGTCCAGCGCTTCGTCCCGATCAAAACTACGCCGATTTGTATAACATCAAGACGACGAGTTTCTATCACTATGAGCGTAACAAAGTCAAAGCTAAGATCTATGGTAGAAACACTCTCTTCGCCGGTGATGTTGTCGCATTACAGTTGTTCGAACACTCTGCTTCGGGTGAATTGAAATTAGATACAGATCGAAGTGGTGATTACTTGGTTGAAAGCATTGAAAACGTCTTTTATGAAAGTGTGTACACACAGAATCTAGTGTTGTCAAGAAATGGAATAGGTGCGGAATGATAGGTGAAAATGGTATTGACACGGTCTCGTGGTTTATTGGTTATGTCGAAGACAACAGCGACCGCAACGGTCGTGTTCGTGTAAGAGCGTTTGGATTCCATCCTCCGGCATCGGAAGGAACAGTCGCGACCGAAGATCTTCCGTGGGCGCACGTAGTCCGCGTCAGTAAGGTGATCACGCCCTTCGGCACCGACGATCTGGTCTTTGGATTCTTTATGGATGGCCGAGACGCTCAGCACCCAGTCGTCATCGGCACGATCAACAGCGCAAAATTCTCATCTCCAGCTGGACGGAGCACGTCTCCCGATGCTACTACAGGTAGCATCGCCAATAAGGGTGGTGTTATACCTACGGGTGGAACAGTCACTATAGAAGAAGCATATGGACTAGCAAGACAAGCTGGATTCAGTGACTCTGAAGCCCGCACTATGGCGGCGATCGCAGTGGCTGAATCTGGGTTGAATAGTGAAGCGTTTAATGGTAATGTCAATACCGGTGATACTTCATACGGCTTATGGCAAATTAATATGATCGGCAATCTGGGTGTAGAAAGACGTGCTCAATTCGGATTAAGTGCAAACGAACAACTGTACGATCCTTTAACCAACGCCAGAGCTGCTTATGAAATCTATAAACAACAAGGATTCTCAGCATGGTCAGTTTATAAGAATGGATCATATGCTCAGTATTTAGATCAAGTTCAGGGTATTGGTGGGCCTAATAGTAGCTTGTCTCAGTTTGAAAATCCATACCTCGCTCCATCTCAAGATGCGGTGTCTAACTTTGGAAATCCAGCTCTTCCACCACAAATCACGGGTGAGAACATCGAACAAACTGCAGCAGTGGTTCAAGCCGCGACTCGTCGGTCGGTTTCATTCACGAATGGATACACCAGTGAAGAACCTGCTGCTCCTACTGTAGGACACGTGACTGACACCGCGGTATGGCACACTCGATATGGTGGGTCGAACATCACTCTATCTGGAAAGAACGGTGCAAACGAATACATCGACATCAACCACGCTTCGGGGAGCAGAGTCACTCTTGATGGAAACGGAAACATCACGATCAAAGCGATGGGCCGAGTCTACATTGGTTCAGAAGGCGACATCGAGGAGTCGTCTGAAGGATTGAAGATCGCTCATCACATGGGTGGATATGCAATGGAGATCACGGGTGGAAAGCTTCAGATCATGAGTGCAGGTGACGTTGAGATTAGCACTGGCGGAAATCTAACACTGAACTCTGGTGGAAAGATGACGCTCAACGCAGGTGACTCGATTGACATCGCGGGTTCTCGCGTTGCTGCTACCGCAAGAGTAGACGCAATCAACTTCACATCAGCCGGCAAACTAGCACTACATTCTCAATCAGTGGGATTGAGCTTGAGCAGTGCAGAAGCGTTGTTCATGGAATCAAAGGATAAACTCAACATCAAGTCTGGGGACGCTATTCTATTGAGCGGTGCAGGGGAGATCGGTCTAGGATCAAGTGGTGGTAAAGTCGTGGCTTCGGGCACACAGATACACCTCAACAGCGACGCGCCATCTTCTGCTGCAGGTGCTCTCACAGCCGTGGCAGCAAACGTTCCTGACGCTATTCCACTCAGTGTTGTCGGAGAATCAAAACCTAAACCAACGCCAAGCGATATTAGCGCTAGCATGACAGATGATACGGGACCACAATGACTTGTAATACCTTTAACAACCCCGCTTCAAAACAGTCTTCTCTCGCTTTGACTCCTGCGGATCTAGAGAAGCAGATCTATTCTTATGAACAGTTGATTAGACTTGAGAATGATCCTACGGCTAAATATGATGCTGCAACACTCGTGCGAGACATCAAACTAACCGTAGATCTTTTTAACTCGATTCCAAATAAGACCGATTACCCAATGTTGAATGATCGTGTGAGTCAAGGCCCGATCACTACATATGAATTTGCGTCTTTCCTAGATTCATCGGGATTCACGATCAGCACGGTCGATAGTGCACTTCTCACGGGTATCACGTCGATCAATGAAATCGACTATTTTGATCAATTGAATTACTACTACACCGATAACATGGCGGCTACAATTGAAGGAGGGTTCTGCTCTACATTCATTCCGATAATCAATAAGTTGACTAGCCTAATCTCTGCCGGTGTGTCGTTGATTAGTAACTTGCAGAACTTCATAGAAGATGTCACCGCACAACTACAATCGATCAAGCAAATCATGTTCAATCTAATTGACAGTCTTGTTAAAGCTATGCTTGATCAAATCAAAGCTATCATGAATAGCGTCACACAGATCGCAGATCAATTCATCGCAACCGTTAATGTTATTCGAAACAAGATTCAACGTGTCGAGTCGTTCTTTAATGATCTAACTATTGAGAAGCTTAAGTCTTCAATTGAAGCTCTTATCGCTGGTCTCGCGGGTAACTATGAAGAGCTTACGCCTGAAGTAATTGCGTATCTACTGTATCGTCTCTGCCAATTGATTGAGACGATCAATAAGTTCATGACCGCACCAGTTGATTCATTGAAAGACTTCATCGCTAGATTCGCGATTGAAAAGGCTAAGTTCACAAACCTATCGAATATCGCTCGTCTTGAGTCAGTCAACAGCGGTCTTTATAGAATGGATCCTTTCACCATTACCGCTATGCGTGAAGAGATGGGCAAGAACCTGAATGCCGGCGCTGGCGCTCCCGATGGATTGACCGGCAGCACGTATGTAACGTTGCCAATCAGCGAAGAAGAGATTCAACTCCTGAATTCACTTACAGAATCAGGCAATCAATACATCGAGTGGAGTCCGGAAGTTCTTAACATGGGTGAAGATGTGTCAGACGCAGATCCAGGTGATGGATGGAAGCGAGTTAATGGTGATGTGCTTATTCGAGCGATGAGAATCGCGAAAAATATGAACGCGCGTTTATACGTGAATAGCGCGTTTAGAAGTATGCAATATCAACAAAGACTATATGACGCCTGGGTTGCAAAAGGAAGCCCTGCTAATGAGCCTGTAGCAAAACCTCCCGGCCAGCATCAAACTGGTAAAGCTTTGGACATCAGCATGACGAACTCGAAGGGATTGTCTAACACAGAAGAAATTCGTAACAAGTTCATTGCCATGGCAAGTCGAGAGGGAATCGGTGGTATTGGTACATACAAAAATATGATTCATATCGACATAGGACCGGTGAGAACGTGGGGTTCACTTCAGACTAATGCCCTCGCTATGCATAAAGCTAACGCCTTTAGAACAGGTGGAACTCAAGTCACGCCTTCACATACAGCTGCAGCTGCATTGCCTAATGCTACGTCGAACGCGCAATAAATAGTCAAAAAGGAATCAGCGATGATTACACCTCAGTCAAGAAGAAAACCCGAGACCTATTCAGACTTCTTCAAAGATCTGACGCTGAGCCCTGTGAACAACGACCTCGCTCGTAAAATCGACGAAGACTCGATCAAAGAGTCGATCAAAAACTTGGTGCTAACAGATCGTGGTGAAAGACCATTTCAGCCAAACCTGGGATGTGACATTCGAAAAATCCTGTTTGAAAACGTTGCACCCGACACGATCATCATCGCAAAGGAGATGATAATCAACACTTTGAAAGCTTATGAACCTCGTGCAGCTATCATCGGTGTTGACGTCCACGCTCCGCCTGATCAAAATACCCTTATCGTGACGATCGTCTTTAACGTAATAAATAGAGAAGAACCGGTCACACTTAATATCACTCTTGAGAGAGTACGCTAATGTCCAATGCACCAATCACACAACTTGATTTTGATCAAATCAAATCAAACCTTAAAGACTACCTGAAAGGTCAAGATCGCTTCAAAGACTACAACTTTGAAGGTTCGAACATGGCCGTGCTGTTGGACGTCCTGGCGTATAACACCTTTCAGAACAACTTCTTCACCAACATGGCGATCAATGAGATGTTCCTCGACAGCGCTCAGCTTCGAGGATCGGTTGTTTCTCATGCTAAGACTCTGAACTACACACCGCGATCGAGAGTCTCGTCGGGTGCTAAGGTCAACGTTACTCTGACGACGACAGGTAATCCTACATTCGTCACGATTCCGGCTAAGACTAAGTTCACAGCTCGTTGCGGAAATAAGACTTTCTCGTTCTACACCGAAAACTCCTATACGATCACTCCTGTGAATGGTGTGTATACCTACTACGGAGTCAACATCTATGAAGGTACGTATGTACAGGAGTTGTTCAACGTAGTCACTTCTTCGGATAAGTTCGTCCTCTCTAACGCCAATGTCGACACGAGTTCGATTCGTGTGTTTATTCGTGATTCCATCGATGATCAGACTGAGACCGAGTTCGTTCAAAGAACAACCATCTTCGGCGCTGAATCAACCGACAGCGTGTTTTATGTTCAGGCTTATGATGAAGACAAATATCAGCTGATCTTCGGACTAGACAACTTTGGTGTACAGCCAAAGAACGGCAACATCATTCGCGTAGAGTATAGAGTCGCGAGCGGTGAAGAGGCGAATGGCATCAACAGCTTCGTGCCTGCAACCACAATCTCGGGATTCCCAGCTTCTTGCACACTAGCTCAAGCTTCCGAGGGTGGAGCAGAGAAAGAGTCTATCGAGTCGATCAAATACTTCGCACCTAAGTCTCTTCAAGTTCAAGACCGCGCTGTCACTGAGTCAGACTATGAGATCTTGCTCAAAGCAAAGTTTCCTGAGATACAAGCAATCTCGGTCTATGGCGGAGAAGAACTTGATCCACCACGCTATGGTCGAGTTGTCGTAGCAGTTGACGTCGCAGGTGCAGATGGCGTATCTGAGAACAACAAAGCGAAGTACGCAAGCTTCCTTCACATGCGTTCGCCAATTGCAATTGAACCAATCATCATGTCTCCGCAGTTCATGTTTATGTCGGTGAGCACTCGAGTTTACTACGACACTAAGATGACTTCAGCCTCTTCTGGCGACATCGCGAATCTCGTGACAAACGCAATCTCTGCTTTCAACACCGCGAATCTCAATGACTTCAAGTCAACCTTCAGAACATCAAAGCTTCAAGCTGCAATTGATGCCGCTGACACACACATCCTTTCGAATGACATCGAGGTGTATCCAATCATTCCTCTGAACCCTATCCTTAATCAGAAGAATGTGTATGACGTTACCTTCGGCAATGCTCTTGTATTAGATCAGCACATAGAAGTTGGTGAGCCTATCGCAAATCATCGTCCTGCGATCAAGTCTTCTTCATTTACTTATAACGGTTCTGTTGGATTCATCATGGATGATGGTGCTGGTCAATTGAACATCGTCAAACTCATTGGAACTAGTTACAACTTCCTACGCAAGAACATTGGAACAGTCAACTATGAGACTGGACGCGTCGTGATTCGTGATCTTAACGTCTCGGCTTATACTGGGTCTGAGATCAAACTGTATGCAAAGACTCGTGTTCCAACTATCACATCACCTAAAAATAGAATCTTGACAATTCGAGATGAAGACGTTGTAGTTGACGTATCGGGAGTAAGCTAATATGACCATGGTCGCATTCACGAAAGAAGTGGCTCAACTTATTGAGTCACAATTCCCAGCGATATATCGTGAAGAAGGTGAAGCACTCACTGCATTCGTCAAAGCTTATTATGAGTTCCTTCAGTCGAATGACATGTACTCATATAAGATCGGCCGTCAGATATTTGACATTGGCGACATCGATAGTTCTTTGAATGACTTCATAAAGCACTTTAAGTCGACCTATCTCGCTGACTTTCCATTCAACACGGTAACTGACAAGCGATTCGCGATCAAGCACATCAACGACTATTATAGCACAAAGGGTACTGAGCAGTCTCTTGAGCTATTGATGAAGCTTCTCTTCAATGAAGAAGTTGATGTGTATTATCCTGGTCAAGACATCTTACGTGCTTCGGATTCAGATTGGTACAAACCATATTACTTAGAAGTAACGGTATCATCTCGAAACTCGAGCTTTCTCAACAAGCAAATAACCGGAGTAAAATCCGGTGCGAAAGCATTTGTTGAGAGCATCGTTCGTAAGCGTGTGAAAGGCAAAGTCTTTGACGTACTTTACCTAAGTGATCTTCGTGGTTCGTTTAAGACGAATGAAAGAATCACCGACAATGGTGTGATCGCGAAGGCACCAAAGATCATCGGATCTATGACAGCTGTTGACATCATCCTTGGTGGAAGAAACAACGCGGTCGGTGACGTATTCAATGTCGTCACAGAAGAAGGCGTGCAGGGAAAGGTGAAAGTCACTTCGGTCTCAGCCGCGACCGGTCGTGTTGACTTTAGTATCTACAAGCCCGGCTGGGGCTACACCGCTGACAACACGACAGACGTATTCGTATCAGACGCCCTTTTATTTGTCGATAACGCAAACACCGACTTCATCCAATACGAAACTGTGTATCAGCCAATTGAAAAGGTTTCGGTCATATCCGGGACAAACGTATTGGCAAACAACCCCGTCGGAAAATACATCATTGGCAAAACAGCTGCCGGAAGTCTTGTTGCGAATGGCATCATCGTCGCTGTCGCTAACACAAATGCGAACGGCGAGGTAGTCACCACAGCTACGTCGAATGGCATCATGACCATTCAAGTCAGTAGTGGAACGTTTGGTGATCAAAAGAGCATCACTCTTAGTTCGAACACCAACTATAAGATCGGTGAGTACGTCAATGAAGAGAGCACCTATGAAGTAACCTTCACGAATAAGGTCGGAAACTTTACGAATGGTGAGAAGGTCGAGCAGATCATCACTCAGTCATATGGTATGGTCGTCACAGGTATCACCTCGACGCTCAGCACTTCCAACACGACGATTGATGTATCTTCTACTGCGAACCTCATCGTTGGCCAGCCTCTTGTGAAGACGGGAGGCACTGGAGAGTTCCAAGTTGGAACAACCATTAAGGCCATCAACAGTTCTACTCAGTTGGTTCTCGATCGCCTTCCTATCACCTCTGGAGCGATCACGTTCACCGCTAACACATACTCACTTAGAACCGGCTATGCGTTTGGTACAGTTGCGTCTTCTAACACGACAGTGGTCATCCTTGAAGATGCGTTTGGAACTATAAAGACTGACGCGAACACGGTCATCGTTGGAGTGACATCATCGGCGTCGGCTCTTCCAACGAGTGTGTACGTATCCTCCATTGGTGCCCGTGGGCAGGTTTCAGCGGTGTCTGGAAACACGATCGTGGTTGACGTCAACTACGGTGTGTTCAACACTGGTAACTTGATTCGTGGCGACAAGACTAAGAAGATGCTGACGATAAACTCTGTTGATGACGCTGGGGCTTACTACACTTTCCTTGAAGCAAACACCTCGGCTAACGCGATCGTGTATTCCACTCAAGTGACTCCAGTCGAGGGAATCATCATCGGTCAAAATACGACTGCGGTTGGTGTCTATGGAAACACGTCGATCTTCTACTTCGCTAATACCTATACGTCATATCTTTACACCCGTCGAGAAGATCTAATCTCTCCACCAAGATACGCAAACAACACGATCATTGAACTGACGAAAGCAATCACTCGTATCGCAGGTGGTAAGTCTGCTAACTTTGAGATCGGTGCTGTTGATAACATTGAAGAGAATGTCACATTCTACACCGACATCATTGGTGATGTGAACTCAGTTGGAGTGCCATATAGTCAGATTCAATTGAACGGTGAGAACTCAGGCTTTGGATTCGTCTCGAGCATGACTATCGTCACGGGAGGATCTGGTTACGCGAACAACGATCGAATCGGATTCAGCGGTGGTGGATTCGCTGGTGGCGAACCCGAAGTCTCAGCCAACGCATACATCACGACAGATGGAACTGGTGCTATCACCTCGATCACAGTCGACACAAACGGTTCGGGTTACTACACTGCACCAACATTCATCCTACCAAACAACGGTGCAGGAACTGACGCAAACGTAGCAGTCGTGATGAACTATGGATATGGCTTTCCTAAGAGTCCTAACGCCGAATACTTCAACTTCATCGGAGACGTCTTGAACTCGACTATCGCTGATGTTGGTGCTATCTCAGTCCTGTCGAGAATCAACCCTGGTACAGAATACACAGCTGACCCATTCGTCGCGGTGAGAAACAAGTACGTAGCGGCCTACCAAAGATATGACCTGATCCTTAACGTAAGCAACGTAGAGAATGGATCATTCAGAGTCGGTGAAGAGATCCTGCAAACTGTGTTGACGAGTACGTCGGTGAAAGGTCGTGTGAAGGCTGCAGAGATCGATGATACCGGCACTGGTAAAGTATATCTCGAGAGAACGTCAGTGTCAATAGCTTTCACTGACGGTTATCCAATTCGCGGTGCCGAGACAGGAACGACTGCTACTCTCAACAGCTTCATCGCCGATGAGACAGTTCCACCTATCGGTGAGAACGGTGTGGTGAACGCTAACGCAATCTCAGCGAGTGGTATCGCAACGGGACTCGAGGTCACGTCATCGGGCTTTGGCTATATCAACAACGGGGAAGTTACGCTTGAGGCAGTTGATGGAACGAATCCATTCATCATCACCGCTAAGACTCGAGTAGAGAAACAGGGTGTTAGCGAAGGATTCTGGCGTACAACTAACTCGCACCTGAACTCTGAGAAGAAATTACACGACAATAAATACTATCAAGAATATTCATATGATGTTATGTCTGGTCTATCTCTCAACCGATACGAAACAGTCCTGAAAAAAGTCTTCCACGTCGCTGGAACGAGATTGTTTGGATCGGTCGTTAAGGTTTCGAACATTGATTCAACTGTGATGGTCGCTGATAGTAGCATAACACCATATCAAATTGTAACGAATAACCTAACTACTCAGTCAGGTAATGCGCTTGTAACCAAATCTGGATCTTACATTGTGATCCGCACGGAGGCTATTGTTTAACATGGCAAACACAACTATTGATCAACTAACGTCATTGCTCGGCACCGATGTCGCTAACAACGACATATTCTTAGTGTATGACGCAAGTGCGGGAATTGAAAAACAGATCAGTTCTTCTGAGATGAAGAACATGGTCAGATCACTTAATGGTACGTTGTCGGTAACAACTACGAGCACTACTGATGCTTTGTTGGTAACTAGCACTGACTCTGGAGCGTCTGCGGCACCAGATATTGTATTTTATCGTGACAGTGCTTCTCCCGCTGCATCTGACTTTATTGGAAACATTAGATTCCGAGGTAAAAATTCATCTGCCACTGATGTCGGATATGCTTCTATTGAAGCCTCTATAACATCACCAACGGCTGGCAGTGAAACCGGTCACCTAATCATTAACAGTATGAACAATGGTGCGTTTACATCTAAAATCATTATTCGTGGTGATGGGTGCGTTTCAGTTGGTCCTACAGTATCATCAATCACCGGACTTAACATATCAAAACCAATCACCGGTGGTGTTAGCGCATATGGTATGCAAGTCAGTGCAACAGTTAATACTGACGTGACAAGCGCAGCAACAGGATTTAGAACATCTCTATCTACCGCTGCATCTGCTACACAATATACAATCACCAACGTTAGACACTATGACATCAACCCGATGACAATTGGTGCTAACACAATCATCACAAACCAATATGGATTTAACTCAGCAGGCCTTACTGCGGCAAATAACAACTTCCAATTCTATGCTGCTGGGGCGACTGCAGCAAACGTTATCGCCGGAAAAACAACGTATAGCTTCTACTCAAATAACCCAACGGCCACTGGCGGTGGTACTTCTTGGAACTTATACGTAAATGGCACTGCACCGAACTACATCAATGGTGTTCTGTCTATTGGCACGAATGCTCCTGACGCTGCAGCAAAGGTTCAGATCAACAGCACTACGCAGGGTTTCTTGCCACCACGTATGACTACCACTCAGCGTAACGCTATCGCAACTCCTCCAGCTGGATTGATGATCTACAATACCTCTACGAACAAGCTTAATTTCTACAACGGTACTGCATGGGAAGCTGTGACGTCAGCTTAAGGATAACAAATGGCCAAGCTTATAACATCGAACTTCAGAACTCACGTTGCTAAGCAATTCGTTGAATCACTGAGTGAACCACAGAACACCATATACTACATTGGTGCGCACCGTAGTCTTCCATTCGTAAATGATCAGATTCCACCTGAACCTGGTACCGACATCAATAGCACCCACTACAAGATGTATGATGAGTTGATCTTTGGGAAGCACGTGAAATCATCAGACGTCACTCACATGATTCGCAACGTTCCATGGGTTTCCGGCACGGTCTACGATATGTATGACTCTAATCTGGAGTCACCAGAGACAAAGAACTTCTTCGTTGTATCTCGTGAGGCGAGCGAATACCACGTCTTTAAGTGCTTGAACAACAATGGTGGTGCTGCTTCTACCGCTCAGCCAAAGCGTTCCGAAGTCAACCCAGCCGATGATTTTTACAAGACTTCCGATGACTATGAATGGAAGTACATGTACACTATCACAGCCGCGCAATATCTTAAGTTCGCGATGGCGGGTTATGTCCCAGTCTTTGAGAATCCAGACGTAGTCGCAAATGCAATCGACGGTTCTATTGATACGATCATCATTGAAGATCCAGGCTTCTCGTACTATAGCTTTGCGACTGGTACATTCAGAGAAATCACTGTCGGTGGAAACAACCTGATCTACACGATTGAAAGCTCAAATATGACGCTTTCTTCCAACGACGCGTTCTATGAAAACTGCTCGATCTATATCAACTCGGGAATTGGTGCAGGCCAGATTAGAACAATCGTAGATTACTTTACGTCAGGCGGAGAGAAATCGGTTCTGATTGATAGTCCGTTTGATATAACTCCTGATGGCTCAAGCGAATTCATCATCTCACCTCGAGTCATCATCTCAGGCGACGGTGCAGGTGCGAGAGCAAGATGTGACATCAACGCGAACAACGGTTCGGTCGAATCTATCACGATCATCAATCGTGGTCAAAAGTATACATATGCTTCAGTGGAAGTTGTGGGTAACACCGGAACGACTGCTGTCGCGACTACTTCATCTGCGACTGTCCGTGCGGTAATCTCTCCTCCAGGTGGTCATGGCTCAGATGCGGTCAATGAGTTGTATGCGAGTCGAGTAGGCATCGCTGTAGAACTCGCCGGCACAGAATCAAGCACGATCCCAGCTGTAAACGACTATCGTAAGATTAGCCTCATCAAAGACCCACTGTTCAAAGACGGTAATCTCGTGTTGACCGAGTCAGCCGCGTCTTCAGGCCTGATGAGCGGTGAGATCATCGTCCAACCTTCTACAGGTGCGTCAGCCAAAATTAGTGGCTTGAGTGGAAACACAGTAAGCATCACAGACATCCGTGGCTTCTTTGAGACTTCAAGCTCAACAACTTCAAATACGTCTATACTTGATGCTAACACAGCTATCGTGGGTCAAACATCTGCGATTAGTAAATATATCTATTCGATCGACCGAAGCTTCGAGACTTTTGATCAAAGAGCGATTTACACTGTTGAGATCCTTGACGACGGCATCAACAACATGGGATTCCAAACCGATGAGTATGTCGTCCAGTCAGGATTGAACATGACTGCGATTGGAGACATTGTCAAGTTAACATTGACCGATCTAGAAGATGCCTATAAGTTTATCGATGGTGAGACCATTGAGCAGACAAACGCAGGTGGAATCGTATCAACCGGTGTTGTAACTTCACGCCAAATGAACGTGTTGACAATCACCGCACCGACTAGTTATTTCAGTGTTGGCCTACCCGTCAATGGCTTAACTTCAGGCGCAAATAGCGTTGTCACCGATTATGATAACACATTTTCGGCTACTGCAACAGGTGTTGTTCATGAAGTTCAACTCGCGACAGTAAACACCGGAATAATAGCAGTAACTAACATGAATGGTATGTTCTTGTTGTCTGACACCGGAACAAACACCATAAATAGCTTCAAGGGTCAGGTATCGCAAGCGATTGCTTCTCTTATTGACATCGATGAGTCAAAGAATAAGATGATCGATGGAAGCGGAGAGATTATGTACGTGGAAAACTTCGTACCAATTACTCGTGATGTAGACCAGACAGAACGCATAAAGCTAGTTATTGAATTCTAAGAGGAAGCCAAATGGGTCTTAAGACTGATTTTAACCAATCACCATATTTTGATGACTTCGATCAAACGAAGAACTTTCATCGCGTTCTGTTTAAACCAGCCGTAGCTGTGCAGGCTCGAGAGCTAACACAACTCCAAACGATTCTGCAGAATCAGATTGAGCGATTTGGTAACAACATCTTGACTGAAGGTACTATCATTCAGGGTGGCAACTTCGTTGAAGAGAAGAAACTTTCGTATGTAAAGCTTCTCGACATCGCGAAGAACTCTTCTGGTGCCGAAGTTAGCACTGATGTTAATCAATACGTTGGACTGAAGGCCGTTGGTCTGGTGAATGGTGTTGAAGGTATCATAATCGCGACCGAGTACGGCCTTGAGTCGCAATCGCCTAACCTCAGCACACTGTTCATCAAGTACACGAATTCAAAGGTGCTGAACGACGTCAACATCAAGACGTTCACCGCCGGTGAAGCTGTGCAGTTGTACTCTCTTGATGTGAATGGCGATTACTCAATTCCTTATCATGTCGTTACTGTCGCGCCTTCAGCGATTGACGTTCAAGGAACACCGGTTGGCACTGGATACGGCGTGCGTTGTGGCGATGGTATCATCTATCAGAAAGGTCACTTCATTCGATTCACCGATGCTCTCACTATTGTGTCAAAGTATTCAAACGAGCCAGATGGTGTAGTGGTAGGCTTTGAAACGATCGAAGAGATCATCGACAGCAACGCAGACTCGAGTCTTCTTGACAACGCGAATGGCTTCAACAACGAAAACGCACCAGGTGCAGACCGTGTAAAGCTATCGCCTGGATTGGTCGTCAAGACTGTTGAAGAAGCAGCAGGTGACGATACATTCTTTGCAATTCAAGAATATGCGAACGGCAAAGTCGTTCGTCGTAAGTTGACAACTCAATACAACAAGATCGAAAAAGAGATGGAGCGTAGAACCAGCGAAGAGTCTGGTGACTACGTAGTGAATCGTTTCGACGTCTCGGTAAGAACTGACACAGCAAACACCAGCAACTTGAAGGTGTATATTGATCCAGGCATTGCTTACGTTGATGGACAGAGAGTTGAACTTCTGAACGCCATCGACATTGACCTCCCAGAAGCAAACACATTTGGAACGGTGACCGGTCAAGACATCAACGCCAACTACGGTTCATATGTTATCGTCAACAACTTCAAAGGAAAGTTTGACACAAGCACGATGGAGACTGTTAATTTCTATCGCGCTGGAAACACCACTGTTGAAATTGGTACTTCACGAGTTCGTGCTGTCACAAAACAGGTAGATGGTAACTATCGTCTGTACCTACAGGGCACGAAGATGAAGAGCTCTGCCTACACCTTTGCTGATGTAGTTGGAATTACTTCAGCGTCGGGCGGCTCGGCTAACACGGTCCTAGTCTCTGGAAATGCCGTGCTAAAAGACGAAACTTTCAACAAGTTGTTCTTCCCAATTGGTAAGTCGTTTGTTAAAGCAATTGATTCAGTGAACACTGACTTTGTTTATCGCACCTTTTCCGCTAATACGATAAACACTAATAGCCTAACACTAACTGTTACTTCGCCTGATGTATTCCCATACACACCAAGCTCATCATTGAATAGTGATGAGCTTCTCGACATCATTGTGGTCGCGAATTCTGCTTCTGGTGGTGGCATTACATCCGGTGAATCGATTGCAATCAACTCTGCTTCTCTCGACTCTACCGGTAGAAACCTAACAGTCACTCTTGCTAAGAACCCAGGTGAAAACCTTGTGGTGAATTCCTACTACAGTGTAAAGAAAAAACAGGTTTCTATTCGTAAAAAAGAGCTTAAGACAGTATACATCAAGATTCAAGCCAACACCGCGACAAACGGTGTGAATGGCCCATGGTCTCTTGGTATGGCCGATGCTTATGAACTCGTCGGTGTCTGGAGAGGCACGTCTGCTACGTCTTGGGCAACACTTGAAAACAACGCGGCAAACAATGAGACGACGAACAGTGTATCTGATTCTTTCCGAATCGATTCGAACCAAAATGATAACATCTACGGCCTATCTACGCTGAATAAGAAGAAGTCAATTACAATTGGTGCTAACGACAAGATCATCGTAAAGGCTAAAGTTTTTGCGTTGAAGACAGGTACCGGACACTTCTTTACTGTTGATAGTTATCCAATCAACGACACGACTATTCCTCTTCCAAGCGATAAGATTCGTACAGAGAACATCCCTTCGTTCAAATCTAGCGATGGAAACTCTTACGACCTGCGTGATGTAATTGACCTACGCCCATACGCCTTAAACACGGCTGCTTATGCAATTGCTCCGGCTGACGCCACGATTAACCCAACTTCTGCTCAAACATTCGCCGATCTTCTAACTCCAGCACCTAATAAGAGCATTGAGTCGAACTACTCATACTACCTGGGTAGAAACGACATCGTCATCATTGATAAGAACGGCAACTTTGAGTTGATCAAAGGCACTCCTTCAGAGAATCCATCATATCCTCAAGAGCCAACACGAGGAATGTTGCTCGCACGTATATCTGTTCCGCCATTCCCGACTCTCAGCACATCAGAAGCAAGTAAGCTTAAGAAGTCAAACTACGGTGTGAGTGTATCTTCTAACCAAACACAGAGATATACGATGAAAGACATCGCTGGAATCGATCAGCGTATCACAAATCTTGAGTACTACACCTCGCTTTCACTGCTTGAAAAGAAAGCGAAAGACTTCCTCGTGACCGACGCTACTGGCGCTGACAGATTCAAGAATGGTATCTTCGTCGACAACTTTGACAACTTAACTCTCGCGGACGTCAACGGTGGTGAATTTGCTGCAGCGGTCGATTCATCAGTGAAAGACATCACTCCTCCGATTCGTCAATATCCTCTGAATCTAGTTGTCTCTGGATCTTCGAACGTAACGAATAACGCAGGTAAGTTTGCGACGCTGAATTACACAAGCACAGCTCTACCCTCAGTCTCTCAGCCATTCGCAACAGCGGTGAAGAATTGCACGACGAGCTTCTATAACTACGCGGGCAAAATGACTCTGAATCCACCATACGATTCTGGTCCTGAAACAAAGATTGCGCCTGACGTAAACTTCGATACGAATATAGCTCAGCCTTTCATTGAATTCACCGAAAACCTCGGTAATATCATTCCGCTTATAACAACTGACACTGAGGTTATTGACAGCGATCGCACTGGATTCTTAGGACTTCGCCGCACTACTACGAGTGCAATCACGACGACTGAATTGGTGACGACTGAAGGCACAGCAAATACGACTAGTGTCGGTGACTTTGTTCGTGACGTTAGCTTCCAGCCATTCATGCGCGCTGCGACGATCGGAATCCAAGCAGTTGGTCTTCGCCCTAACACTCGTCACTATGTTTTCTTTGATGGCAATCTGATCGTAGGTGTTGAAGGTCTAGCACAAGCTGCTCCAGCTCAATTCAATGATGTTGGACAGATAGTACGTACCGCCGACTGGGGTACAGCTATTATGTCTGATAGTAGAGGCAGACTGATCGCCGTCATGCACATCAATGAAGGAAAGTTCTACGTCGGTGATAGAAAAGTTGAAATGATGGACGTCAATAGCCTAGCTGATCGCGATGCTGCTACGTCTTATGCTTCAGCTGTCTATAGTGCTTACAACTTCTCTGTGACAAAGTCAGGTGTCAGCACAACGACTAGACCACCTCAATTTGATGTGGTCACTACTGTAGAAACTGTTACTCAATCAAGTGGCTCTGACCCAATTGCACAGACGTTCATCATCGATGGAAGCCTATCAAATGACACTGACGTCTTTATCACTAAGCTTGATCTTTACTTCGCTCGAAAAAGCAAAGTCGGTAAAGGTGTAGGTGTACAGATTCGTGAAGTTGTTAATGGTTATCCTGCTGGTAAAGCGATCCCATTCTCGTCAGTGCATCTTGATGCATCTGAAGTGAATGCTCCAACCATCAACGTATCTTCAAGCGGATCGACTAAGACGACCGTCACGTTTGAAGGACCAGTTGCGCTGAAAGTCAACACTGAGTATGCGATTGTCATCGCTCCTGATGGAAACGATCCTGACTACTTAGTTTGGATCTGCCGCACAGGTGAAGCCGATGTTGATACGAATAAGTATGTGACTCAGGACAGCAACGCAGGTGTTCTGTTCACTTCGACAAATAACCGCGCATGGACGCCTTACCAGAACGAAAACCTGAAGTTCACCCTGTACGCAGCAAACTTCTCGCCAAAGTCTGGTTCTGTCGACCTCACAAATGACTCTAACGAGTTCTTTACGGTTCAAAACGCCACTGGTATTTTCTTGGGCGGTGAACAAGTATTCCCAGTGAAGACTTCTTTCGCGAATGGTACTATCTCGACAACAGCTGGCTCAGACGTTGTAACTGGTTCCGGAACTGCGTTTAACACTGACTATGTGGTTGACGAATACATCATCATTAAGAACGGCACGAAATACAACGCGAGAAAGATTAAGGCAATCACGAATAACACCTCTCTCACTACGTATGCGCCATTCTTGAATACGAACACTGGTCTAAACCACTACGCTGCACCTGTTGGTGATATGATCTATTACAACCAAGATTCTCCTCCACGTATGATCCTTCAAGGATCGAGCGCGAAGGAAAAAGTTGGACTTAAGTTCCTCGCTGGTCAAACGATCTATGGTGAAGACAGTGATGTGACAGCAGAGATTGTGTCAGTTGACGACCTACCAATTAGCTACGTTCAGCCTCAGATCTATCGTAGCAATTTCACGAAGACTCGTACTACGCTCATAGCAACAGAACTGTACAATGGTGTTAGCGCTGTATCTCGCGATATGAACTTCAACAACACCAACTACTTGAGCGATAACGATTACTACATCAGAAGTAAGTCGAACAACCCAGCCGGAAGCAATTTCGTGCTCAGAGTGAACATGGAAAACGTCTCTAGTTCAAATTCGCCAGAGACATCGCCAGTCATCGACCATGAGATCTCGTCGGTGTTGGTCGCTGAATACCTTGTCAACTCGGCAAATACGACGAACGACATCGATGGAAGTGAACTCATCGGTCTAGGAAATGCTTCGGCTAAGTACGTCTCGAAATTGGTCACTCTGGCTGACGGACTAGACGCAGAAGATATGCGCGTCATTCTTGGTGCTTATCGCCCAACCGGCACTGAGATTCGTGTGTATGCACGATTCAAGTCAGCTACAGACATCCGCGAGATGAATCAAATCGAGTGGACACCACTGGTGCTTAAGCCTGAATCGAATAGTACGTCTTCGGCAGTCAACCGTTACGACTATCGTGAGTATGAATACGCACTGAGCACATCCACCAAGACTGTTGGCCAAGGTGCATGGGATAACAACGGCGTTATAAACTACATCGCTTCGATTGATGGTAACGACGTTCTATTCACTAACTACAAATACTTCGCGATCAAAATCGTTATGCTTGCCGACAGTCATAGTCAAGTTCCTCGTCTGAAAGACCTTAGAGCGCTCGCACTATCATGATCATCCAAACAGAAGAAAAAGACTATGCTCGAGATATAACAACGAGAGCCTTGATAAATACTAATGTCAGGGCTCTCAATGAGCATCGAATGAAAAAGGAACAAGCGGCACGGATTGACAAACTGGAAAGAGACATGCAATGCGTCATGTCTATTCTGACTGAAATACGTGGTGCTCTAAAAGAATTAGGAACGGGTAAATAAAGAATGGCAAAGGCACACGTTTATCTGCTACCAGGAGCAAATGTCGAAGCAACTGATACATTTGCTTCATGGGTTGACACGACTAACCAACTCGTGTATGATATGGGTACAGTCGTTCTTACGACTACACCTTATCCACAGCCTAATACATCGGTAGGCGGTTACACGACCGGTAATGCTCATGTTCAAGGAATTCTATCGGCGAATACGATTGTCGCTTCAGATGGACTTCGTGGCGGGTCTACGAGTGCGTATGGTAATCTAACCATAACGTCTAACACCATCTTCAATCAGTCTGAGCTCATTCGGATTGATGCCAACACAAATAACTTCACAGTGAACGCACACAACACGCTGTTCACTGGAAACGTAGCGATCAACTCGTCTAAGACGGTTCTCATCTCTGCGGCAAATACAACGATCAATGACGGTCCTCTCTACGTCCGCACTGCTGCTGAGTTCACAGGTGGTCGTGTTGACGTCGATGCGCCAATCCTCGACGTCACGTCTAACACGACGATCACGTCTTCATCGCTCTTTGCAAACGTTGACAACATCAACCTTGGTGTCAATAGCTCTGATGCTCTGACCGTTAACGCAGCTGCTGATTTTAACTCATCGGTAAACATCGATGGTCTATTCACAGTCACTGCAAACGCAACATTCAGTGGCGGAAAAGTAACGATCAACTCGAGCAACACAGTAATCGGCGACTCGACGAGTGATCGACTCAACATCACAGCATACCTTGAGTCAGACCTGATTCCTGCTTCTACGGCAGTCGACCTCGGTACTGCTTCAAACAAGTACGGCAACGCCCATGTAACCTATGTGTATGCTGCAGCTGATGTAGAAGCTTCTGGAGAGCTCAGACTCAAAGGTTCTACTGCTAAAACCCTTCGGGTTTCCGATACCGCATATCAAGATCTTAGACTTGTATTCGATAATGGTACCATAGCCAATACAGCAGTAGTAGCAAATACTTCTGGTTTATTTGGTGGTGTTAACCAATTATACTCCCTTGGCAGCAGTTCTGTCAACTGGAAAGATCTGTACGTACAAAATTCTTTCGTCACTGGAAACGAAGTAGTCACTGGGGATGTAGCCGTTAACGGTGGAGACATCACGACTTCAGCAGCTACTTTCAACCTTCTCGAGACGAACGCGACCACGATTAACGCATTTGGTGCAGCGACGGCCATTGACATTGGTGCAACAAGTGGTACAATCACTATCAATAACCCAACTGTTGTTGGTACACAAGCATCTCAAGACCTATGGAACACAACTGCTACAACTGTTAACGCATTCGGAGCAGCGACTGCAGTTAACATCGGCGCAGCTACTGGCACGATCACTCTGAATAACGCGACCGCAGCACTGAATGGTGGAACGGTCACGACCAACAAGACGACTTTCACTCTTCTCAACACGACTGCGACAACTGTAAACGCATTTGGTGCTGCTACTACCCTGAACCTTGGTAACGCAACAGCGGCTCAGACGATCAACCTTGGCAACGCTTCAACTGGCGCATCGACCTATAACATCGGTACAGGTGCGACTGCTTCGGCTGCGACTAAGACCGTCAATCTGGGTACAGGCGGCGCAGCTGGATCTACGACTAACGTCAACGTAGGTTCTTCAGTCGCTGGTACGACGACTCTTAACTCGGCTACCGTTGTAGGTGCGGCTTCCACCGTAAACCTGTGGAACACAACTTCTACCACAGTGAACGCGTTCGGTGCAGCAACTGCTCTTAACCTTGGTGCTGCAACCGGCACGACTAACATCAAAAACAACCTTGACGTAGATCTTGACTTGAATGTCGATGGTGGAGACATCACGACATCCGCGTCGACATCTAATGTGTTCAACACTCCTTCAACTGTAACAGCTTTCACCAACGCTTCTTCTGTGTCGGTTGGTGGATCGACTGGAACTCTTACTCTGAATAACCCAACGGTTGTTGGAAGTGCTACGACGGTCAACCTTTGGAACACCACTTCCACCACTGTGAACGCGTTTGGCGCGGCGACTGCTCTTAATCTTGGTGCTGCTGCATCAACGGTGACGATTGGTAAGACTACCGGAAACACCCTACTCAACATCTCTGGAAATGGAACAACCGGAACTGCGACCATCACGTCGAATGTGACAACCGGTAAGATTGCTATCGGTCCTAGCCTCACTACTGGCTCAGTAGAACTTGGTTCTGGTAACACCGGCGCGGCAAAGGTATTGTTTACCACCGACTCAAGCACAACCTCCACGGGCGCACTGGTTGTGGCTGGTGGTGTTGGTATCGCTAAGCAACTTCGTGTCGGAACTGACGCGATCGTCTCTGGTGACCTAACCGTTCTCGGCGCCGTTAGCTTCCCAGGAAGCGTCAGTGTTACTCTTGCCGAAGCAAACACAGCTGTCCTGAAAGTCACGACAAACGCGATCTTCGAAGGCACTGTTGGTTCTTCCTTCATCCCAGGCGCCAACAACGCGTACAACCTCGGTACTTCCGAAAAGCGTTGGCTCGATGTATATGCAAACAACGTCACCGTCACGAACACCTTTAACACGACTAGCGCCATCGTAAGTGGAACGACATCTACCGCTGGCCTAACAGTCGTCAACGGAAACAAAGACTCTATCGTGATCGATGCGAACGTCGCAGGTACGAGCGCTTACAAGGTCACTATTAAGACTCCTACCGCCGCACTCAGCGCTAACCGTGTTCTCAACCTTGCTGATGGTGACACCACACTCCAAGCCGGAACGATGGCTATCACTGGTGGCGACCTCACACAGTTCGCGACTACGACTGCTACGAACTTTAGAGGCAAAATCTCAGGAGTAACCGGAACCGGCAACCTGGTGTTTGCGTCTAGCCCAACGCTTACCACGCCGATCCTAGGCGTGGCTACGGCAACGTCGATCAACAAAGTAGCGATCACCGCTCCTGCTACATCCGCTACATTGACGATCGCCGATGGTAAGACCGCCACGATCAACAACACCTTGACTTTCTCTGGCACAGATGCATCATCGGTCGCATTTGGCTCGGGTGGAACAGTAGCATATACTGCAAACAAACTGTCGGCTTTCGCTGCAACAACGTCGGCTGAGTTGGCCGGTGTCATAACCAACGCAACTGGTTCAGCTGGTAACTTAGTGTTCAGCTCAGCAGCTACGTTGACGAACACGACGTTGAACGGCGACACTACGTTTGATGGCAATACGCTGTTTATTAATTCTTCCGGAAATCGCATCTCCGTTGGAAGTACGACCACGTATACAACTCGTGCTACAGGAAGCGACACCGGATCTATAGCGCAAGTTCAAATCAATGATAACAACACTGCGATTAAACTAAACGCTCTTCATTGGACCAACAGCGTAAATGGTGCTAGACTCCAACTTGGTAAATCCCGAGGAGCAACGGTTGGAACACACTCCAACGTCTTAGACGGAGATACACTCGGTGAATATCAAACGGTTGGTTCGATTGATTCAGAATTCATTGTTGGTTCTGAGATCACTTCAGTAGTTGACGGCACACCTACTACTGGTTATTTGCCAACGGCGATTCTGTTTAGAAGTTCTTCGTCAACTAATACCATCACAACTAAAGCTATCCTTGCAGCAAACGGCAACTTTGGTATTGGCACAAGCACTCCAAAATCATTGCTTGATGTTGCAGGACCTTCAATGTTCACGACGAGCATGGATTCGAGTGCGGTATTTAGCGCATTCGCAAGCTCAACTAACCTGACGCTTGGATACAGTGGAACTTCCGGCTCTACACTTAACATCGCAACCGGGGCAGTCGCTAACACTAGCACGAAGACTATCAACTTCGGCACGGGCGGTGCTACAGGTTCGACGACGAATATCAACTTCGGTTCAACATCAGGAAGCGGAACTGCAACGTTCAATAACAATGCAGTTATCTCTGGTAGCCTAACTGTTAACGGCGCGACTTCTACGATCAACAGCAGCAACACTGTCATCGCTGGTAACCTCACAGTCAACGGTTCGTCTGCGACCATCAATTCTAACGTGGTTATTTCGGGTAATCTCACAGTTAACGGCACGACGACTACTGTTAACTCAACCACTATCTCGGTAGACGATAAGAACATCGAGCTTGGTTCGGTCGCGTCTCCTACGAACGTCACGGCAGATGGTGGTGGTATCACACTAAAAGGCACCACCGATAAGACTCTGAACTGGGTTAACGCAACTGGTGCTTGGACATCGTCTGAAGACTTCAACCTTCTCACCGGTAAAGTATACGAGATCAATGGCACTACTGTCCTAAGCGCAACTGGCTTGGGTTCAGGTGTTGTATCGTCTAGCTTGACCTCGGTTGGAACGATCGGAACTGGTACGTGGCAAGGTTCTATCATCAACAGCACTTATGGCGGAACCGGAGTCAACAACGGTGGTCGTACTCTCACGCTGAACACGGGCAACCTCACTGTCACAAGCCAAGCAGCAGGTTCTTCTATCAGCCTAGGTGGAAACATCTCGACTGCGAATAGCTTCACGACTTCTGGCAACTTCGCTCTTAAGTTGAATGCAACCGGTGTGACCGACGTAACTCTGCCAACATCTGGAACAATCGCTACTACATCGAACAAACTCTCGGCGTTTGCTGCTACGTCTTCTTCGGAATTGGCCGGTGTTATCTCAGACGAAACTGGATCCGGTAACTTGGTGTTCAGCTCAGCTGCTACGCTGACGAACACGACTCTGAATGGTGACACCACCTTCGACACCGATACGATGTTCATCGACAGCACGAACAATAGAGTGTTGTTTGGTACTACCACCGCGTATCCTACTCGATCAACTGGAACTGGTGGATCAACCGCGCAAGTCCAGATCGCAAGTGGTGCTGGTACGGGCATTAAGTTTAACGCACTTCATTATACCGCCGCAAGTGTTAACGGTGGTCGTATTCAAGTTGGTCACTCTCTATCTGACACACTCGGTACTCACGGTAAACTGACGAATGGTGATTCTCTAGGTGATTACCAATTCGTGGGATCTGACGGCACTGAATTCATTCTTGGTGCTTCTGTTCAAGCAAAGGTTGATGGAACGGCAAACACCGGACTTATGCCAACTGCTCTTGTGTTCAGAACCGCGAATAACACTGTCGCAAACGTCAATATGGTTGACAGAGTCACAATCGCGGCAAACGGCAACGTTGGTATTGGAACTGGAACGCCTTCTACGTTGCTTCATGTAACCGGTGATGTCACAGTTGACTCAAATGTTTCTATCGTAGGAACTATCACTTCTGGTGTTTGGGGTGGATCGACGATTCCAGTGAATAAGGGTGGCACCGGTCAAACGACTTACACGAATGGTCAACTGCTTATTGGAAACTCGACCGGTAACACATTGACCAAGGCGACTTTGACTCAAGGTCAAAACATCACCATCACAAATGGTGCTGGTTCGATCAAACTTGATGTATCGAACACCGATCTAACGTGGACTGCTGGTACAACATCTGGTCCAGTGATCAATTCGTCGACTGGTACCGGTCAAGCAATTCCGTCTGCTTCTGCATCTGCGTCTGGTATTATTACCACTGGTGCACAGACGTTCAGCGGCGTGAAAACATTCGCGAATACGGTCGCCCTTGATGGAGACATCTCGTCTGCTTCTTGGACCACTTCGGGTATTGCACTCAGAATGGTAGCAAGTACTCATACAGATACGACGTCCACAACTAACCAAACGCGCGGAACACGCACGGCTGCTTCTTTCGCCGCACCGACATATGCATCGACTTCAGCTAACGTACATGTCACTGACGCATCAACGGTTTACATCAGCGGTTCGCCTTTTGCCGGCACAAACACCGTTCTCGATAATTCACATGCACTACACGTCGCAAGTGGAAGATCATACTTCCCTGCTGGATCGAACACAACACCATCTATCGCACTAAGAAACCAAGACACTGGTTTCTATTCGTCGGCAACAAGCACGATCAACGTCACAACCGCTGGCTCTCTTGCTGCAACGTTCAGCTCGGGTGGTGACTTCACCGCGGTTGGTAACGTCACTGCTTACTCCGACGCTCGACTGAAGAGTAACGTACGCACTATCGATGGCGCCCTTGACAAAGTTTCTTCGATGCGTGGTGTTTACTTCGATAAAGACGGTAAGGCAGGCACAGGTGTTATCGCTCAGGAGATTGAGCAGATCCTCCCAGAAGTCGTCATGCAAAACGAAGGTGATGAATATAAGTCGGTGGCTTATGGTAACATCGTTGGTGTGTTGATCGAAGCAATCAAGGAATTGAAAGCTGAGATTGAAGAGCTGAAACGAAATAAGTAAGAAGAAAGTAATTTTGGCGCTAGTCATGACTAACATGACTAGCCCTTTAGAATCTTGAATGCAATACGACAGGGCTATCTTATAAATAGCCATAGAACTAGGGAGTAATTCTATGGCTATCAAAGCAAATCTTGTAATCGACCAAGGTAGTAGTTTTTCTGCTACGATCGATGTTACCGATTCATCTGGAGCGGTGTACAACCTAACTGGTTACACCGTTGCTGCACAGATGCGAAAGAACTACAACTCAAGCACAGCTGTTACGTTCTCTGCCACGCATAACAACGCGGGTGGAGCGATTACACTTTCTCTGCTAGCAAACAATACCGCTTCAATTGAACCCGGTCGCTATCTTTACGACGTAGAGATCACATCATCCGGTGGATCAGTGATGCGCATCGTTGAGGGTATTGTCACTGTCACACCTGGAATAACGAGAATCTAAGATGACTAACATTAGAGCCATAGTTACACAAAATGGTAAGACTCTGGCTAAGGTCACTCCTCAGCAGAACATCTTAGTAACAAATTATCAAGTAAATACGAGCAACATTACTTTAGACGACCTGATTGATGTTGAAGTGGGAAACAATCAAGATGGTGCTCTATTAACTTACGACGCAACAACACAAACTTGGAAAGCTCGCACCGTGATAGAGAATCCAAACACTGAAGTTAATGGAGGCTTCTTCTAATGGCAATCATTCGTGTCAAAAGATCGGGAGGAACAGGTTCTCCTTCAGCGCTTGCACAAGGCGAAATGGCGTATTCGTTCCTAAGTGGAACTCAATCAAACGGTGGTGATCGTCTCTACATTGGTACCGGAACAGAGACTGGCGGAGTAGCAGCAAACATTGAAGTCATCGGTGGTAAGTATTTCACCGCGATGCTCGATCACGTTCCTGGTACCTTGACAAACAGCTCAGCGGTTATCGTAGACTCTAGTGGTAAGATCGACACCTTCAACGCAACTGCGCTGACAGCGAACACCTTGGTACTCACTGCTACACTCACTGCGAACGGATCGCTTGGTACTGCAGGTCAAATCCTCACGTCAAATTCAACGGGTGGTCTTTACTGGTCAACGTTCAATGGTACGACCAACATCGGTCAAACCGCTGACAACTCGACGATCACACTGACGTCGAGCACCGGCACCGGAACGACTCTTCTCGCTGCGAACTCGACCACGGCTGGTCTTTTGTCGGCCACATCCCAAACGATCGCCGGCGCTAAGACGTTTAGCAGCACCATCACCGGTTCAATCACCGGCAATGCTGGAACTGCAACGACGCTTCAGACCGCACGTAACATCAACGGTGTGTCATTCAACGGTTCAGCCGACATCACAATCACTTCTAGCACAACAAACTCTCTGACGTTTAATAACGGAGGAGCTGGCGCTGCTTCTGGTTCGACGTTTAATGGTGGTTCTGCTGTTACTGTATCCTATAACACAGTTGGTGCTTCACCTCTTGCTGGTTCTAGCTCGCTAACCACGACTGGTACGGTCACCTCAGGTACATGGTCGGCATCATTCGGTGCTGTCTCTGGCGCCAACCTGACGAACCTAACCGCAGGAAACTTGTCAGGCACTATTCCTTCTGCTGTCCTTGGTAACTCGTCGCTTTTCGTCGGCACGACATCGATTGCTTTGAACCGCGCTTCGGGTAACCTCGGCCTGGCTGGAATCACCTCTCTGGCAATGCCAGGCAGTACTTCTGGCACTGTCACATTGACCCCAGCCGCTATTGCTGGCACGACTGCGATCACGATTCCTGCTACTACCGGTACCCTGATTACTACTGGTGATACTGGAACTGTTACGTCGACTATGATCGCCGACGGCACGATCGTCAATAGTGATATTAGCGCTTCTGCTGCTATTGCCGTTTCGAAACTGGCCGCATCAACAATTTCAGGTGTGACTCTGGGTAGCAACCTGAACACACTGACTATCGGCACCGGTCTTTCTGGAACATCGTATAATGGTTCAGCGGCTGTCACCATCGCGATCGACTCAACTGTTGCAACACTAACCGGTTCACAGACGCTTACTAATAAGACACTGACCTCTCCAACGATCAATGGTGGAGCGCTCAGCGGTACATTCACTGGTAGCCCACTGTTTAGTGGAACGATAACCTCGAACAACGCCGTCATCGTCGATACCGGTGCGAGCACTTATACAGACGGATTCATTTTAAGATCTGGAACTATAACGTCAGGAAACCCTGGCCTCTTCATTAAGAAGCAAGGCGCTACAGATTTTAGAATCATAAGTTGGAACGGAACGACCAACGAAGGTTCGTTGACGCTTAACTTCCCAGATGGTGTGTCAACGACTGATAACATGTCAGTTGGTGGTGATCTAACAGTCACAGGAAACGTAACGATCAACGGAACGACCACGACGGTTAACTCGACCACTATTTCAGTCGATGATAAGAACATTGAGCTTGGTTCAGTTGCAACACCGACTAATACGACTGCTGATGGCGGTGGTATCACATTGAAAGGCGCGACAGACAAGACGCTGAACTGGGTCAACGCAACTGGTGCTTGGACGTCTTCAGAAGACTTTAACCTTCTGAGTGGTAAAGTCTACGAGATCAATGGCACATCAGTTCTTAGCGCAACGACTCTAGGTTCCGGTGTCACAAGCTCGAGTCTTACTTCTGTTGGTACGATCACCACCGGTACATGGTCTGCTTCATTTGGTGCGGTCTCCGGTGCTAACCTAACTAACCTAACTGCTGGCAACCTGACTGGTACGATTCCTTCGGCCGTTCTCAGTAACTCAACCGCCTATGTCGGAACTACTGCAATTGCACTTAACCGTGCATCGGCGAACCAAGGTTTAACCGGCATCACCTCTCTGGCTATGCCTGGAGCAACGTCTGGCACAGTTACTCTGACTCCTGCAGCAACCGCTGGCACGACCGCAATTACGATTCCAGCAACGACCGGCACATTGGTAACTACCGGCGACACTGGCACAGTTACGTCAACCATGATCGCGAATGGAACGATTGTTGACGCAGACATCAACGCTTCTGCTGCGATCGCGGTCTCGAAACTCGCGGCTTCGACCATCTCGGGTATCACACTCGGCAACAACCTTGGCACACTCACCTTTGGCACTGGATTGACCGCGGGTGGTGCAAGCTATAACGGTTCAACCGGCGTAACGATTACCGCTGTGACTGCGAATAACACCGCTCTTGGTGTCGCTAGTTTTGCCGTTAATGACTTCACTGTCACTGCAGGTGCGGTATCGATAAATATTGTCGACGGCGGTACGTATTAAGACCAACACATTTACTCATTAGCTATATAGCTATTATACTCAAATGAGGGACATATGTCAACAGTACAGCTAAAAAGAAGCGCTGTCGCGAGCAAAGTGCCTACCACAGCTGACCTTGCGCTCGGAGAATTGGCCATCAACACTTATGATGGTCTAATCTACCTCAAGAAAGATCCGGGCACTCCGTCGATTGTAACGATAGCTACAACCGATGCCACTCAGACTTTGACAAACAAGACTTTCACTGATGCGTCGACTACGTTCCAAGACGATGTGGATAACACAAAGAAGTTCCAGTTCCAAGCGTCTGGTATTACGACAGGCACAACTCGTACGATTACAATTCCGAACGCAACTGGAACTATGTCATTGATCGGCCTCGGTGAAACCCTGACTGGTGCCAAGGTTTTCAGAAACGCTGCCGGCATCAAGACTGAACAGGCAGCGACTCAAGACGCGATGATAGTCGTCGGCAGAGCAGGTGGTACATCATCTTATACTCTTACGCTGACTCCGACTACGTTGACGAGCAGCAAGGTCGTGACTTTCCCAGATGCTACAGGCACTGTTGCTCTCACAGCGAACAAGCTCTCTGATTTTGCTGCGACCACTTCTTCTGAATTGGCGGGTGTGATATCGGATGAAACAGGTTCTGGAAATTTGGTATTCAGTTCAGCTGCTACACTTACCGGAACAGTATTAAATGGAAATACAAATTTTTCAACAAATACATTGTTTGTTGATAGCACAAATAGTCGTATATTAGTTGGTAGTTCTGTAGCATATGCATCACGACACACAGCTACAAATAGTGGCACTGCTGTGGTTCAAATTAACGACACTGGCGCAAATAAATTTAATGCCTTACAGTGGTCCGCTTCTGTCAACGGATCAAGAATGCAACTTGGACACTCTCGTGGCGCTACAGTTGGTACTCATACTTCTCTTATTGATGGTGATTCCCTTGGTGACTATCAATTTGTAGGATCTGATGGTGCTGAATTTATTCTGGGCGCCAGCATACAAGCCGAAGTTGATGGCACTGTAAGCAGTGCATATGTCCCAACCGCAATTAACTTTAGAAACCTGTCAAGCTCGACAACCCTTGCAAGCCGCATGCGAATTGCTTCAAACGGCAACGTTGGTATCGCGACGAGCTCACCGATATATCCTCTACATGTGAATGGATCAGGATATGTTTCGGGAAATATTGTTCTTGGCTCAGGTCTGTCGGCCAATGGAAGCTTTGGTACTGCCGGGCAAGTTCTTACTACAAATGGCACTGGGTTGTATTGGTCAACAGCAGCGGGCGGAGGTGGTGGTGCCACTAACTTGTCGCTAACCGCAAACGGATCTACTGTATCGATCAACTCTGACACTGGCACAGACGTTGTTATCTTAGCAGCTAACTCCACGACTGCTGGTGTTCTCACTGCGGAAACGCAGACAATCGCTGGTGCAAAAACATTCTCAGACATCTTTACTGCCACATCTAACGCTGCCTTCAGCTCTACAACACTGTTCGTCGACAGTGTTAACTCCAGAGTTGGTGTCGGTACTACTACACCGGCGTCACCATTCCATTTGTCTTCACCTAACATTGGTAGCTTGCCTGATACACTTCGAGTCACGCACACAAATGATGGTGCGGTGTTTGGTCCGACGTTACTTCTCCATAGAGATTCTGCATCGCCTGCGGCTTCCGATGCAATCGGTGCGATAAGCTTCCGCGGAAACAACTCTAACGCAGGTGAAGCTGGTTACTCTTACATTCAAAGTTACATCTCTGATCCAACAGCTGCAGCAGAAAACGGCATACTCTCTCTTGCAGTGATGAAAGCTGGAACTCAGGTTGAAGTGCTGAAGGTTAAACCAAACGGCATCGAAGTCATTGGTGCTATTATTGAAGACATATTTACAGTGACCGACGGTGCATCTGTTGACTTGTCACCAGCAAATGGTACGATTCAACAATGGACTTTAGGCGCGTCTCGTACGCCTGTATCCCCAACTAACTGGCCTGCAGGATCTTCAATGACTCTTATGATAAATAATGGTACGGCTTATACTATTACGTGGACTACTATGGGCGTTACATGGATAGGTAACTCATCGGGCGGTGGTATTGCTCCAACACTTGGTACCACAGGTTGGACTGTAATTACTCTGTGGAAAGTGGGTACTACCATTTACGGATCTTTGGTTGGATATTCTGCATAATGTTATATAACAAATTATTTTCATCAGGGGTGATGAAGACAGAATATATCGCCATTACTCACGACGGAACACCCTATATTTCTGTTTACAGATGGACTGCTACGTCAGGATTTGGCACTAAATTTTCAGATCCTGCTACTACACCGACTGGCACTGCATATAATCCAGAGTTTTCAAAGAGTAATGCATACTTAGCGGTATCCCACGCGGTATCACCATTTGTTACTGTTTATCCATGGTCTTCGTCGGGATTTGGCACTAAATACGCAAACCCAGCAACTCTTCCTACTGGTCAGGGTAACGGTGTTTCGTTCACGCCATCAGCTACATCTATAGCTATATCACACGCCGGTACACCGTTCGTAGCAGCGTATCCATGGTCTTCATCGGGATTCGGCACTAAATACGCAAACCCGGGAACTCTTCCAGGCGGCGCTGGAAACGCTATAGCGTTTTCTCCTAATGGTAATCAGTTAGCCGTTGGTCACACTGGTACACCATATATATCGGTGTATCCATGGTCACCGGGTTTCGGTACTAAGTACGCAAACCCAGGAACTTTACCTACAGGAAACGCGTTTGGCGTGAACTTCTCTCCCGATGGAAGTAACATCGCGGTTGTTCATGCTAGCACTCCGTTTATATCGGTGTATCCATGGTCACCGGGTTTCGGTACTAAGTACACTAACCCAGGAACTCTTCCTGCTAGTACTGGCCGCGGAATATCTTTTTCTGCAGACGGCAACCAAATTGCTGTTGCACACACTGGTACTCCTTACATTACTGCATATCCGTGGACGTCTACCGGATTCGGCACTAAGTATACTAACCCAGGAACTTTACCTGCAGGCGTCGGATACAGCGTAGCGTTTTCGGCAGATAATACGGCTATAGCTGTAGCACATGTGACTACACCATTCATCAGCGTATATCGATGGTCGTCTTCTGGATTCGGTACTAAATACGCAAACCCAGGAACTGCTCTATCCGCTAGCGCAACAACTGCGTATGGCGTAACATTTGGATAAGGAACATATTATGAATAAACAAGAAATTTTAACTCAGGCTCTGAACCAACGACACCAAGAAATCCTAGAATATCAAATTAATATTGATAACTACACTCTTGCTATTGAAAAAATCAACAAAGAACATATCGGTGAATCACCTATTGATGAAGCCATGATGGAATTTAAAGCACAACTTGAAGGTTTACTTCAATCTTCATTAATTGAACAGCGTAAAGCTATGATTATTCGGGATGTAATTCAAGACCAGCTGGGAGTTGAAAATGTACATTTTAGTAACTAACACCGGTTATCAATATCCGTACAGTCAAGATCAACTTAGATACGATAATCCTAATGTATCATTCCCATTACCAATGACAGACGAAACGTGTGCGGAATTTAACGTCTATCCGGTCAATGTTAAACCGATGCCGAGTCATGATCCACATGTTCAAAGAGTTGTGCAACAAGACCCGATTTTAATCGATAATATATGGGTGCAAGATTGGAATGTTTTAGAACTCTCTGACGAAGAAAAACAACAAATCATTCAAGATAATAGTACCAACGTTCGAACCCAAAGAGACGCTCTATTAGCAGAAACCGATTGGTATGTGATCAAATCACTTGAAACTGGAGTGGCAGTACCAAACAACGTTGTAGTGTATCGTCAAGCACTTCGCGACATAACCCAACAATCTGGGTTCCCCTTTGATGTAGTTTGGCCTACGTTATAAATATCCTCAAAGGAGATTCACATGGCACAACCTACTACACGCGCAGAATTCAAAGAATGGTGCCTACGTAAGCTAGGCAAGCCAGTGATCGAGATCAACGTAGATCAAGACCAGCTCGATGATCGTGTCGATGAGGCGTTGTCATACTACTGGGACTATCACTTTGATGGTGCACAAAAGTCATATACGAAGTATCAGATCACACAGACTGACAAAAATAACCGTTACTTGCCAGTTCCAGAGAACGTCATTGGTGTAGTGAACCTATTTCCAGTCGACACTGGTCTCATTGGTTCGAGTATCTTCAGCGCTCGTTACCAGTTCATCTTAAACAACCTGCATGAGTTTGTCAACTACAACATGGTCAACTATTACATGTCTTTCCAATACTTGGGATTCATGGAAGAGTTGCTAGTTGGTCGTCAGCCTCTTCGCTACAATCGTCATGTGAATCGCCTTTACATCGACGCGGACTGGGATAAACTTGATGTTGGCAACTGGGTGATCTATGAGTGCTATCAGACTGTTGATCCAGAAGTCTACGCCGACGTGTGGAAAGATCGTTGGCTTCAGAACTACGCGACAGCGAAGATCCAAGAAGCCTGGGGAAGAAACCTCACGAAATTTATTGGCATGCAACTTCCAGGTGGTGTACAATTTAACGGTGAACGAATACTCGATGATGCTGTCGCAGAGATTAGAAGACTTGAAGATGAGATGCTGTCGAGTTATTCACTCCCGGTCCATGACCTGATTGGATGAGCAAATGAGCAATAGGACATATAGAAAAATTTGGGAATCTGCAAATGGTAAGATTCCCAAAGATGAGTTTGGTAGATCATATGAAATCCATCATGTAGACGGTAATCATGGTAATAACGACATTTCAAATTTGAAGTTGGTTACAATTAAAGAACATTATGATTTACATTTTAATCAGGGTGATTATGCTGCATGTCATATGATTGCGAAACGTATGGCTAAAACGCCAGAAGAATTGAGTAACGTCATTAGTGAACTGAACCGACTTAGAACTGGAAAACTAAATCCGTTTTATGGTAAAGTACATACACGGGAAACTATTGACAAAATCAAATCATCGTTGACAGGTAGAATAAATGGACCACACAATGAATCAACTAAGAAATTGATTCGATCACAACTAAGCGGTAAATCGAAGACTTTGGAACACAGTAAAGCCATCAAAGAGGCACATAATTCTGAAGAGTATTTGACTAAGATGCGAAAGCAAATCGTAGTCAATGGTGTAAAATATGAATCGGTTAAATCAGCAGTTGAAAATGGTCCATATAGCAGAACGCAACTGTACGGTATGATCAAAAAGAATAACCCTAATGTGAGTTATGTTTGATGGCGCAAAATTTCTACTTCAACAACTTTACGAACTCAGGTGAACAGCGACTCATTGAAGATCTGATCATTGAGAGTATTCGTATCTTCGGCATCGATGTGTGGTACATGAAGCGTAATTATGGCGCGCTCGATGACCTGCTCAATGAAGATGACTTGCCGACTTACGATCAGGCGTTCCTCGTTGAGATGTACGTGAAGAACGTTGAAGGGTTCCAAGGTGATGGTGACTTCCTCTCGAAGTTCGGTCTACAGATTCGTGACTCGATGACTCTCACGATGTCGATGAGAAAGTTCATGGAAGACGTCGGTTTGTACAATGAAGAGGTTCGTCCACTTGAAGGCGACTTGATCTACTTCCCTCTGAACCGAAAGATCTTTCAAATCAAGCACGTCGAACACGAGTCTATCTTCTATCAGATGGGTTCACTTCAGGTTTATGACTTCCGCGTTGAGCTGTTTGAATACTCGAACGAGGTGTTCAATACGGGCGTTGAAGAGATTGACACGTGGCTACTTAAGTACAAGACGACTGCGAACAACACAATCGCTGGAATCGAGTCCATCGATCCGATTGCTGACAACCTGACGATTGAAACTGAAGCTGACAACATACTCGACTTCAGCGAATCGAATCCATTTGGCGAGAGTAACTACTAATGTTCGGTCACACATTCTATAATCAAACGACTCGTCGATACGTAGCGATGTTTGGTACGTTGTTCAATGACATATCAATCTATCGCAAAGACAACGCCGGTGTTCAGCAACAGATCATGAAAGTTCCATTGAACTATGGTCCAATGGAGAAATATCTCGCGAGAATCGAGCAAGACCCAACATTCACCGCTCCTGCCATCACTCTTCCACGTATGTCATTCGAGATGATCAACATCGAGTATGATGGCGAGAGAAAACTCACGGGAATGTTTGGCAACAAGACGAACGGCACAACTCCAAGTACTGCTGGCGTGCAATACTCTCCGGTTCCATATGACCTGGCGTTCGAACTCAACATCATGGTGAAGTATTCGGAAGACGGACTCAAGATCGTTGAGCAGATTCTGCCATATTTTAGACCAGCGTTTACTGTGAGTGCTAAGTTGGTCGATGGCTCAGATGAATTGACTGACATCCCGATCGTGTTGAATTCTGTGTCAAAAGAAGATTCCTACGAGGGATCGTATGAAGAACTTCGTGCCATCACGTGGACGTTGACTTTTACGATCAAGGGTTACTACTACGGTCCAACGACTGAGAAGAAGATCATCAAGTTCGCTGACGTCAACTTCTTTAGTTCGATGGATGCATCTAATCCGGTTGAGCAAATCAACGTCCAGCCTGGATTGACTGCCAACGGTCAACCAACGACTGACATTACACAAACTATACCATATGCCAACATCAACATTGAAGATGATTGGGCTCACATCGTGAGGATTCTACCAGCATGACAGAGAAATTGAGTAAGTATCTTGGGTTACCTCCACTTGGTGCTGAGATTGAAGAAGCTGAAATCGTAGAAGATAAGCCAGTCGCTAAACCGTTGTCAGCTGACGCGTCACACCTATCAAAGAAGTTGACTGCGCATATACCAAAGGAACCTCAGCCTCCGATGTCACGAACAGAAGAAGCTGATAATGACTATGACTACGCTCGAAAGAACATGTATGACGTGATTGAAAAGGGTACACAAGCTCTTGAAGAACTACTTGGTGTCGCGACATCCTCGCAGCATCCTCGAGCATTCGAAGTGTTGGCCACGACTATGAAGACTCTCGTCGACGCCAATAAAGAACTCGTTCAACTCTCAAAGAAGAAAGTTGAAGAGGAAAAGCTTAATGATGAACCTCAGACTGGATCTGGTGGTAACGTGACAAATAACAACCTATTCGTCGGGACCACCCATGATCTGCTGAAAGTTCTAGCAGACATGAGGAAAAATGGACAATCAAACTCCTAAGCCAGAGAAGGGTTACCTAGGTAACAACCTCCTCAAGCGTATCGGTCAGCAACAGCAGTGGACACCTGAGCAGCTTCAAGAGATGGCGCTGTGTATGATGGATCCCATCTATTTCGCTGAGAAGTACATCAAAATCGTACACGTTGACCGCGGTCTCATTCCGCTTCAGATGTATGACTATCAGAAAGAAATCGCCACGAAGATCTTCAACAATCGTCGTGTCGCTGTGCTTACCGCACGTCAGGCGGGTAAGACTACCACAGCAGTCGCTATCATCCTCCACTATATCATCTTCAATGAATTCAAGAACGTGGGTATCCTCTCAAACAAAGGCGAGGGTTCAAAGGAAGTTCTCGAGCGAGTCAAACTCGCGTATGAAAACTTGCCAAAGTGGATGCAGCATGGTATCCTTGAGTGGAACAAGAACTCGATCGAACTTGAGAATGGTTGTAAGGTCTACGCAGGTACGACCACATCGAGCTCCATTCGTGGTAAGTCGATCGCGTTCCTGTACATCGACGAATGTGCGTTCGTGGAAGGTTATGACGAGTTCTTCGCTTCGGTTTACCCAACCATCTCATCCGGTGAAGAAACTAAACTGCTGATGACTTCTACTCCTAACGGCCTGAACCACTTCTTCAAGATCTGTGAAGGCGCGAAGCAAGGGTCGAATGGTTACCAATACGTCGAAGTCACGTGGGATCTTGTACCCGGCCGCGGTGAAGCTTGGAAGCAGGAGACACTCGAGGCACTCAACTTTGACCAAGAGAAGTTTGCCCAAGAATATGAATGCGTGCATGGATCTACTTTGGTTACAATTCGGGATAAAAGCACCGGTGAAATAAGAAAAATCAGTGTTCAAGATCTATACACTTTACTTGCTAATTCCTAGGAATTATAAATAGTCATGAAGGAGAATTAACATGACTATTTACGTCTATCTTATAATTAGAACTGATGATATGAAATACGTTGGGATTACATTGAATATGAATAAGCGTCTGTCTGATCACCGTAGGTCTAAAAGATTTGAAAGTGGTGTCAAAGAACACATTATCTTATCAACATGTGATGATTATAGTGAAGCCAGAAAATTAGAAGAATACTTTATAACCAAGTATGATACGTATAATAATGGTTTGAATATGACGCCAAATGGCGGAAAACTAAAAGATTGTGAAAAATTCAACACCCTCGGACTAAAATTTTCTGAAGAAACTAAGTTTAAAATGCGCGAGAATCATTGGTCTAAGACCGGTTCCTACCGTCAGAATGGTAGAACACTGAGCAAAGAAACTAAAGATAAAATGTCTGCAGGTAGGGTCGGTAAATTTCATGGTAGCAGAAAGGTTTCTAAAGATGAAGTCATTGCTATTATTGAATCATACAAGAATAACTCCATAGAGTTTGAAGATGAATTTGTTAAGCAGTTCGTTAAATCATCTGATAAAGAACATGTTGGATCTGTCGCCATCAAGCAGTTGACAACACCTAATGGGAAATCATTAACGTTAGAAAAGCTTTATGCCGAATATTACGCTATAGTCTTTGGTGTTACTTCTAACGCAATAAGAGGAATCCTAAATGGAAAAAGTACAAAATCTATCGAACATTCAAGTCTTAACACCTAATGGTTGGCAAGATTTTGAAGGTATTTCTAGAACTAAACGAAAAGAAAGCACTCACGTTTTTACCAACTCTGGAAAGACCGTTGAGTGTACGCCTGAACACTTAATCAAGACGCCATTAGGGTTTATGAGTGCAAGACAATTAAAAACTGACGATCAAATTTTTACCAAAGATGGTTTAGAACGTGTTAACGCGGTTTTCACGAATGACAGCCAGAATGAAGAGTATTACTACGATTTGCTTGAAGTTGGCGCCGGACACGAATATTACACAAACGACGTAGTAAGTCATAATTGTCAGTTCCTAGGTTCATCTGGTACACTGATCGATGGTGCTACACTCAAGTTCATGCAGACTGCTTATAAGACTCCACTTCACGAGTCACAGGGCTTGTCAGTCTACTCACGCCCAGAGAAGGGTCGAACATACGTATGTATCGCAGACGTCTCTCGTGGTAAAGGTCTTGACTACTCAGCGTTCCACATCATCGACGTGACGAAGATGCCATACCAGCAAGTGGCGACATATCGCAACAACTTCGTGACACCTGTTGACTACGCCGACATCATCTTCAGAACAACGAAGTCCTACAACGACGCATATGTTCTAATCGAGATCAACGACATCGGTGGACAAGTTTCAGATACACTTCACTTTGACTTTGAAGTCGAGACTCTGCTTTACACTGAATCAGCCGGACGATCAGGGAAGAGAATCTCTGGTGGCTTTGGTTCGAATGTCGACAAAGGTATTCGTACGACTAAGCAGGTCAAGTCGATTGGGTGTTCGGTGTTGAAACTTCTCTGTGAACAGAAGCAACTTCAGATCTATGACTTCCATACGATCAATGAATTGTCGACGTTCTCGAGAAAAGGCGCGTCATATGAAGCTGAATCTGGTTGTCATGATGACTTGGTGATGGGACTCGTTCTTTTTGCGTGGTTGACCACACAACCGTTCTTCAAAGACATCACTGACATAAATACGATGATGAGACTTCGTGAAAAGACTGATGAAGAGATCATGGACGATCTGATGCCGTTCGGATTAACGTGGGATGATATTGAACCGCAAATCGAGCCAGTGTACATTCCAAAGCGAGATACGTGGCTTGATGACTGGTAATTGCCTTTCTTATAAATAGTGGGAAGCTCTATTTATGGAATAATGCTCACAAAAGGAGATTAAAACATGGCATATCAAACAAGCCCAGGAATTAACGTCACTGAGATTGACCTATCCACGGTTGTGCCAGCAGTCTCGTCAACAACCGGCGCTATCGCTGGTGTTTTCGCATGGGGCCCAACACTTGAGCCAGTTCTGGTTTCGTCAGAGACTGAATTGGTGAGAAGATTTGGTAAACCTGTTGCTGGACTTAACATCGAAACTTTCTTCAGCGCCGCTGACTTCTTGGCATATGCGAACTCACTTTATGTTGTTCGTGCTGACAACGCATCGGCTACCGCAGCTGCATCGGCAAACGTAGCATCAAACGCGTATCTCGCTACGATCAACGCCAAGTATAAAGGCAGCCTGGGGAATTCTTTGACGATTCTGACGACAAAGAAAGCAGACCTCACTGGTGCAAACACTCTTTTGACGAGTGCTGCTTATGGTACTCCAGATGCTAACTGTGTTCACATCGCAGTTGTCGACACCACTGGTGAATTCACTGGTTCTACGACTCCTACTGTTATCGAACTGTTTGAAAACGTTTCAATCAACTCTGGCGCTAAGACCGCTGATGGCACCAACAACTACTACGTCGATGTAATCAACACTCGTTCAAACTACATCAAAATCGCTGGAACTCCTACCGCTACGTTCAACCAGGCTGGTACAGACGCACTGACAGGTGGCGCAAATGGTGATTCCGAATCGTCAATTGCGTTTGGAGACATTCAAGACGCATACGAACTGTTCGCTAACCCAGAAGACATCGACATCTCGTTGATCATCCAGGGAAAGGCAAAGGGTACGTCAAATGGTGCACAACTTGCTAACCTCCTCATTCAACTGGCAGAAGCACGTATGGATTGTGTGGTATTCGTTTCACCTGAATCGAGTGATGTTGTTAACGTTGCTGCAGGTGCTGCACTTACTAACATCAAGACCTTCGCAAACGACGTGACAAGTTCTTCGTATGTAGTCATCGACTCTGGTTACAAGTATCGTTACGACCGTTATAATGACACCTACACTTACACTCCACTGAATGGTGACATCGCCGGTTTGTGCGCTCGCACCGACGACGTTCGTGATCCTTGGTTCTCGCCTGCTGGCTACAACCGCGGTGGCATCAAGAACATCATCAAGCTCGCGTACAATCCTGCAAAGGCAGATCGTGACGAACTGTATAAAGCTTCGGTTAACCCAGTCATCACTCAGCCAGGTCAGGGAACTGTTCTGTTCGGTGATAAGACCGGTCTTAAGAAGCCTTCTGCCTTCGATCGTATCAACGTACGCCGTCTCTTCATCGTGCTTGAAAAGGCAATCACGAGAGCATCGAAGTCGACTCTGTTCGAGTTCAACGATGAATTCACTCGTGCTCAGTTCAGAAACCTTGTAGAACCTTTTCTTCGTGATGTACAAGGCCGCCGTGGCATCTACGACTTCAAGGTCGTGTGTGACGACACCAACAACACCTCAGAAGTCATTGATCGCAATGAATTCCGTGGTGACATCTACATCAAGCCTGCACGTTCGATCAACTTCATTCAACTCAACTTCGTTGCAGTTCGCACCGGCGTTCAGTTTGAAGAAATCATTGGTAAGCGCTAAGGTATAAATATTCGAAAGAAGGAGATAAGACATGGCTTTCAATATCAATGACCTTAGATCACAACTAGCACTCGGAGGAGCGAAGCCATCGCTCTTCCAAGTACAAATCACTAACCCAACGAGCAATAACATTTCTGACGATAAATTCAGGTTCATGGCAAAAGCGGCAACTCTTCCACCATCGACACTCGGTTTCATCGAAGTCCCATACTTCGGTCGCAAGATCAAACTCGCTGGTGATAGAACATTCGACACGTGGACTGTGACAGTCATCAATGATGAGGACTTTGCTGTTCGTAACGCGATGGAAACCTGGATGTCGTCAATTAACACTCACCAGGGTAACATCACTACGTTTGGTTCTGCTTCACCACTTCAATATAAAGCGCAAGCTCAGATCACTCAGTTCTCTAAGACCGGTGTTCCGCTTCGTGTGTATAACTTCAACGGCCTGTTCCCAGTGAACGTCAGCGAAGTTCAAATGGACTGGGGAACAACGGACGCCATTGAAGAGTTCACTGTGACCTTCCAATATGACTGGTGGGACATCTCTGGTGGTGTCACTGGAGATGCTGGCACTAACGCTTAATTAGTGGCAGGGACTCTAGTAAGGAGATTATGAATGGCTCAACTATTTGGGTTTGAAATCAAGAGAAAAGACACGTCGAAGGAGCAACTCAATGTTCGCTCCTTCGCTGAACCTGTCAATGATGAAGGTGCTATCTCGATCGCTGCGGGTAGCACTCAATCCACGTATGTTGACCTTGATGGAACTGCTAAGACAGAGGCGGACCTCGTCAATCGCTACCGCGCCATGCTTCAACAGCCAGAAGTTCAAGCTGCTGTTGACGACATCGTCAATGAAGCGATCAACATCACTGATGAAAAGCAAGCCATCGAGTGTGTGACCGACGACTTAGAGTATCCCGACTCGATCAAGAAAAAGATTCGCGAGGAGTTTGATACAATTCTCAAGCTCCTTGACTTCAATAACCAAGGCTACGAGATCTTCACTCGTTGGTATGTTGATGGCCGTCTCTACTATCACGTGATGATTGACGAGACGTCGCCAAAGAAAGGTATTCAAGAGCTCCGTTACGTTGATCCACGCAAGATCCGTAAAGTTCGTGAGTTCGAGCGTGATCGTAATGTGAACTCGGGCGCAGGGATTCCAGCGAACCAGTTCCCGATCAAGAAAGTTAAGAATGAATACTATGTGTATACAGAGCGTGGTTATGATGTCAACAGCGCGAACATCATCGGTTCGCTTGAGTCGATTCAAGGTCTAAAGGTCGCGAAAGACTCGATCATCAACTGCAACTCTGGTGTGCTGAACGAAAAGAATACCATCATCCTATCGCACTTGCATAAGGCGTATAAGCCTTTGAACCAGCTGCGTATGATGGAGGACTCTCTTGTTATCTATCGTCTCGCTCGTGCTCCTGAACGTCGTATCTTCTACATCGACGTGGGTAACCTACCAAAGGTGAAGGCTGAGCAGTATCTTCGTGAGATGATGGTCAACCACAAGAACAAACTCGTTTATGATGCTTCGACTGGTGAGATGCGTGATGACCGTAAGTTCATGACGATCACCGATGACTTCTGGCTTCCACGCCGTGAAGGTAACCGTGGTACAGAGATCACCACTCTTCCAGGTGGTCAGAACCTTGGTGAGATGGATGACGTCGTCTACTTCCAAAAGAAGTTGTACAAGTCATTGAACGTTCCTATCTCTCGCCTTGAGCCAGAGACCGGATTCTCCCTTGGTCGCTCTTCGGAAATCTCTCGTGATGAAGTGAAGTTCAACAAGTTTATTCGCCGTCTTCGTGCACGATTCTCGAACCTGTTTGACAAAGCACTTGAGAAGCAACTCGTTCTGAAGGGCATCATCAAGCCAGAAGAATGGCCAGAGATTCGTGAGAAGCTTCGTTATAACTTCCAACTCGATAACCACTTTGAAGAGCTTAAGCAAGCAGAGATTCTTCGTGATCGCATGGATGTTCTCAGTAACGTTGTCAACTATGTTGGCGACTACTACTCAAAAGATTGGGTACGTAAGAACGTTCTACATATGACCGAAGATGAAATCGACGAGATGAAGAAACAGATTGAGGATGAAGCAAAGGAAGAGCCACAGGCAGAACCACCAGCAGAGCCACCTTCGCAGATTGATTCGAATCCACCTCAGCCTAAACCAAATCCAACTCAACAATAAGGAGTACTCCAATGTCAGTTAGAGACCTAATCAGTGCAGCATACAATAAGGACGCTGCGTCGTTCGAATCAACTCTTCATGCTGTGATGCAAGAAAAGATGGCTGCAGCAATTCAGTCGCGTTTCTCGCCTGCTGTTTATGAAGAAGAAGTCGACCTCGAAGAAGAAATTAAAGACGGTGATAAAGTTTCTTGGCATGATCCCGACGTAGGAAAGAACGTTACTGGTGTTGTTACCATGGCTTCTGGTATGAAAAGAAAAGGAATCAAGCACGCTCAAGTACGTATTGATAATAGTCACGGAACTACTACTAAAGTACCACATTCTCAGTTGAAAAAAATTAGCGAAGAAGTCGACCTCGAAGAAGATGAAATGTGTGAAGACCTAGACCAAATCGATGAAATTTCAAAGCCAACAGTTGTGTCTTATCTCAAAAAAGCTCAGCAATCTAAAGATGATGCTTCCGGTCAGGTGTTCAAAGGAGCTGCTATGGGAGCTCCAGCCAACGATCCAAAAACACTATCTAAGCGCAACAAGGGTATGGATATTGGCATCAGAAAAATTGTAGGCAATGTTAAAGTTCCTGCAACCGAAAAGTAATAAGGTGATCAAATGATCAAATTTTCAAAACTATTCGAGACCGTCTACGAGCCTCGCTCGGGTGACGAGAAGAACTTCAAAGACAAACACGTCATCATGAAGATCAAGACTCCGTATGACACTGAGTCGCAGTTCACTTCAGATAAGCCTAAGGCAAAGCGCAAGGCTGATCAGGAAGATGACGTTGCGGTGTACGAAGCAGCTGAAGTCCATACCAAGCGTGCTGACAAAGAACCAGTCATTGTCCAAGCGATCGACCCAAAGACTGGCCAGAGCCGGGCTAAGACTGTGATGCGCCGTGCAGGTGAAATCAAAGTAGAAGAAGTCGAGCAGATCGATGAGTTGTCAGGCGACAAACTACGTGACTATTACACAAAGGCTGGTGCTGATCGTAAGAAAGCAAGGGTTGAACTTAAGAAAGGTCTTTCAGACTTAAGTCTTTCGAGTGATGATGTTAAGAATGGCAGAGGTGCTAAGAGTTTCACTTCTTCTAGTGTTCAGAAAACTATTGATGCTAGTCAGCGTTTCATCAAACGTGGCAAAGGTATGACACTCGCTGCGAATAAGATGAGCGAAGAAGTCGAGCAAATTGACGAACTCTCAGACGACAAACTGCGCAGCTATCATGCAAAAGCCGGTGCCGATCGTAAGAAAGCAAAGGCTGAAGTCGAGAAGGGTATGTCTGCTAAGAGTTTCACTCCTGCTAGCGTTCAGAAGACTACAGATTCTTACAAGCGTTTCATCAAACGTGGCAAAGGTATGACACTCGCTGCGAATAAGATGAGCGAAGAAGTCGAGCTTGAAGAAGGCATCGATAAGATGTCGAGCTCTAAACTCAAGTACCATGCACTTAATAACTTCCCTCATGGATCTTATACAAGAAAAGAGATCCAAGATGAGCACAAACGTCGCATGCGTAGTGAACCAAACTATCATGTGGTTAAGCCTTCATTGACTGAAGAATTTGACCTTGACGAAAAAGCTGTAAACCCATATGCAGTTGGCATGGCCGCTGCTATGAAAGCAACTGGTGATCGTCCTCCTCTGAAGAAGTCGACCATCATCAAGGGTCATGAGATCGCAAAGAGCATCAAGAAAGAAGCAATGGATCCCGTCGGTAAAGAAGACGACGACATCGACAATGATGGCGACGTTGATAAGTCCGACAAGTATCTGAAGAATCGTCGTAAGGCGATTGGCCGTGCTCTGCAAAAAGAAGACGCTTCGATCGATCAGGAAAACTCGAGCTACACGATTTACAAGAAGTCGAATAAGCCAAATCCAGTCAAGAAGAATCCAGAAGACGCAGTGAAAGAAGAAGTCGAAGGGCTTGATGAATCAATTCAAACAGGTGATAGGGTTCACTGGGAAGACCCAGATTCAGGCAAGCGCATGACTGGAACTGTCCATATGGCTAAGGGTTCGAAAAAGGGCATCGCAAGAGTCAGAGCAGATGGAACTCATGGTTCCGTTTGGGATGTTCATCATTCACACTTAAATAAGTTGGAAGAAGATGCTGATCAACTTGATGAGCTCTCAAGGAAGACTCTCGGTTCTTATGTAAAGAAAGCAGCCGGTGTTGCGCATCGTAACACTCTTCCAAATGCGATGAGAGATAGAATGACTGCCGCTAATATCGGTGATAAGGAATGGTATAAGCAATCTGGTCGCAATGCTGATAATCGCTCTAAAGGCATTCAGCGTGCTGCAGACCGTCTTGCAAAAGAAGAAGCCGAGCAAATCGACGAAGCTTTCAAAGTCGGCGCGATGAAACTTCATGATGGTTCTTCAGTGACTCTTACTCGCGAGTCAGTGGATTCGTTGAACAGCCTATTCACTCAACTCAACGGTGCAAATAAGGCAAAGATGGAAGAGCGTATGATGTCTGGTAAGAAAGGATTCCAAGAGATCCTTAGCTTCGCGGAGAACATCTAATGGCTGACTACATCAAAGTCAAAGGAACAGAGATCAGCGTCACGACGGCTAACACCGTCGGAGGCGCTGCACTCGTCAGAGTGCATGCACCAAACGCGTCGGTACTCACCTTTGCAAACACCTCAGGAACTATTGGCACATACACTATGATTGCCGGTAATGAGCAGTTCTTTATCAAAGAACCCACTGATACGATTGCAGCGAGCGTTGCTGTTAATTGTGTTGCCATAGCTTATAAATAACTCAAAGGAGCTTAAAATGGCACTACTCATTAAAGAAATCGTTGAAGAAGTTCGTTATCTGACTGAATCAAGCGAAAAGGGTGAGAAGAACTATTTCATCGAAGGTATCATCATGCAAGGTGATATTAAGAACAGAAATGGCAGAATCTATCCTTCGAACGTCTTGATTCGTGAGATGAATCGCTACAACGACAATTACGTCACGAAGAATCGTGCGTTTGGAGAACTTGGTCACCCTCAAGGACCAACTATCAACCTTGATCGGGTTTCCCACCTTTTCACGGAACTAAAGGCAGACGGCTCAAACGTCGTCGGCAAAGCAAAGATCACTAAGACACCGATGGGTGATGTCGTCAAGGGACTGATCGACTCTGGCGCTCAACTCGGTATCTCGTCTCGTGGTATGGGTTCGGTAAAGCCCAATAAGCAGGGTATCATGGAAGTCCAGAATGACTTCATGCTTGCAACTGCTGGCGATATTGTCGCCGATCCTTCTGCACCAGATGCCTTTGTGAAAGGTATTATGGAAGGTGTTGAGTGGGTTTATGACGTGGCTTCTTCATCTTGGAGAGCGGCAAACGCGTTTGACCGTATTGAAGAACAAGTGAAGAAGAATTATAGTCAAATTGATGAAGCTGCCGTAATTGCGGTATTTGAAAAGTTCCTCAAGAGCCTATAATTTGTTAGAAAATCTCATTCGTATAAATACTATTGATCAAATTTTGACTCGTCACAAAGGAGAAATTAAATGGATGCAAATCTAAACAACCTGGAAGAGAAGTGGGCAACCGGCGAAAAGTCGTATGCAGCTGATCCAGTAACCGGCGCTGGCGGTCCAGTCAAGAAACGTCTAGCAGACAAGTTTCAAGACGACGCTACCGGCAAACCAGAAGACATCGAAAAGAACGTGAAGACTCCTATGGGTTCGAACGACACTGGCCTGAAGGAGATGATTGCATCTCTGTTCGACGGCACTGACCTTTCGGAAGACTTCAAGTCGAAGACCACGACTATTTTCGAAGCAGCTATTCATGAGCGTGTCGAAGCAGTTCGTGCAGAACTCGAAGAAGAATTCGAAGCTGCTCTTGAAGAGCAGACCGAAGCTGTTATCGAAGAACTGACTGACAAGCTCGATTCATACCTCGACTACGTTATCGAGAACTGGATGGCTGAGAACGAAGTCGCTCTCGAGACTGGCTACAAGGTACAAGTTGCTGAGTCGATCCTCAATGGCCTCAAGGCTCTTGTTGAAGATCACGACCTCGAAATCGAGGAAGGTGAAGCTGACGCTATCGCAGCAATGGAAGAGCAAGTCGCTGAGACTGAAGCTAAGTACAACGAACTTTTCGAAGCACTCATCGCTGAGCGTGCAGAAAAAGAAGAACTTCAAAAGAACGTAGCATTTGCTGCTCTCTCAGAAGGCATGGTCGCTACTGACGTAGCACGTTTCCAAACTCTTGCTGAAGGTGTTTCCTACGAATCAGTAGAAGACTTCGTCGCAAAGCTTGAGACAATCAAGGAAAGCTATTTCACTGAGTCAGTTGCTCGCGGTGAAGATCACGCTGAAGTTCTTGAAGAAGAAGTAGACGAAAAGGCTCCTGCGGTTAATCCAGCAGTTGCAGCGTATGTTGCTTCGCTTGACAAATTTGGCAAAATCTAATTTGTATAAATAGATCCAGATAATCCATCAAAGGAGACTTTAACAAATGAAAAATGAAGAACTAATGAAGAAGTGGGGTCCTGTTCTGGAGCACAATTCGCTTCCAGGAATTAAGGACAATCACCGCAAGGCTGTTACAGCTCAGCTTCTTGAGAATACAGAATCGGCGCTGAAGGAAGGTTCAACCTATTCGCCAGCTTCGTTCCTGTCGGAAGCAGCACATGTCAACAACACCGGTGTAGCTCAGAACTACGACCCAGTGCTTATCACCCTCGTTCGCCGTGCAATGCCTAACCTCATTGCTTACGACATCGCAGGTGTTCAGCCAATGACCGGTCCTACCGGCCTCATCTTCGCGATGCGTTCGAACTACGCAAACACCACCGCAGCAACGGCAGAAGCTTTCTACAACGAAGCTGACACCGACTTCTCCGGTACCGGCACTCACACCGGTTCGCCTTTCCCAACCGACTTTGCTAACACTTCACAGTGGGGCACGGGTACTGGTATGGCAACCTCGGCTGCTGAACGTCTCGGCATGGGTGGCGCAGGTGATGGTGACTTCAACCAGATGTCATTCAGCATCGAAAAAGTGTCGGTCACTGCAAAGAGCCGCGCACTGAAGGCTGAGTACACCACTGAACTCGCACAGGACCTGAAGGCAATCCACGGTCTTGACGCTGAGTCGGAACTCGCAAACATGCTTCAGGCTGAACTGCTTGCAGAAATCAACCGTGAAGTTGTTCGCACGGTTTATGGTGTTTCGGTTGTTGGTGCTCAAACTGGTACGGCAGCTGCTGGTACATTCGACCTCGACGTCGATGCTAACGGCCGTTGGTCAGTTGAGAAGTTCAAGGGTCTGATGTTCCAGATCGAACGCGAAGCTAACCAGATCGCAAAAGACACCCGTCGTGGTAAGGGTAACATGGTCATCTGCTCGAGCGATGTTGCATCGGCTCTGCAAATGGCTGGTGTCCTTGACTACACCCCAGCTCTCAACAGCAACGCACTGAACGTTGACGACACCGGCAACACCTTCGCTGGTGTGCTTAACGGTCGCTTCCGTGTGTACATCGACCCATATGCTACCTCGAACTACCTGGTTGTAGGTTACAAGGGTGCTTCGTCCTTCGACGCTGGCCTCTTCTACTGCCCATATGTTCCTCTGCAGATGGTCCGCGCTGTGGGTGAGAACAGCTTCCAGTCGAAGATCGGCTTCAAAACCCGTTACGGCATGGTTGCTAACCCATTCGCTGAAGGTCTGTCGGTTGGCGCTGGCGCTCTTAACGCTAACGCTAACAAGTACTACCGCAAGGTCCGCGTTACCAACATCCTCTAATCGAGAAGTCGGGTTAACCGAACGCAAAACAAACTGGGACTCCTTCGGGAGTCCCTTTTCTTTTTGAGCACTATAAATACTGGTACTACTAATGTCAATAGGAAAAGCGCATGCAACAGAATTTTCTTTCACCCTTAGGGTTCGCGTTCAAGATCAAGCGTCTTCCGAACGTGGAGTTCTTTGTTCAAGGTGCTAATTTGCCTGGCATGTCTATGGGAAGCACTACTTCACCTACACCATTCAAGTCTATTCACTTAGCAGGCGATAAGCTCGAGACAGATCCATTCAGTGTTACCATTCGAGTTGATGAGAACATGTACGCTTATGAAGAGATCTTGAATTGGATGTGGGGACTCACGAAGAACAACTCATTTGATCAATACAAAGCGTTGCAGAATAGCGACGATGGATTGTACTCAGATGCATCATTGATATTACTCAATAGTAGCCAAAACCCAAACATCGAGTTCAGCTTTAAGAAGGTGTTTCCTATATCGATGAGCAACATCAACATGGACGTCACTGCTCAAGGCATCACATACGTAACATGTGAAATCACGTTCCAGCACAACGGGTTCGAACTCCATCGATTCCATTGACATTCTTCTCAGTGTATGGTATTATACTTTGATATGTGAAGGAGTTGTATGATGGATATTGAAACTCTCTATAATGAATGGGCTAAAGACGGTGAGATCGATCAGGTCAACATCTCAAAGTCTACCGCAGACATCCCTAAGCTGCACAATAAATACTTCCGTTGGTACGTTGAAGAGGGCTTGAAGCTGAAGAAGCTCAAGGCTGAGTACAAGATTCTCTGTAAGCTCAAGACTGAGTGGTATCGCGGAGAGCTTGACGATGAAGAGCTCAAGCAACATGGCTGGAAACCGCAACCACTCAAACTTCTTCGTGCTGATGTGCCTCAGTATCTTGAGGCTGACCCCGACGTAATCAAACTCTCGCTTAAAATCGGTTTGCAAGAAGAAATCGTCGCGTATTTGGAATCAATCATCAAACACATTAGTAATAGGAACTTCCTCCTGAAAACAATTGTAGATTGGGAGAAGTTCAGAACAGGCGCTTAATGGATATTGTATCAGTCGAAAAAGTAAATGAAGTCTTTGTAAGAGTATCGGCAGAACCATCGCTGAAGATGGAGATGTCAGAGTATTTCACATTTGAAGTTCCAGGCGCAAAGTTTATGCCGGCTGTTCGGAACAAAGTATGGGACGGAAAAGTTCGTCTCTTGAACGTGATGACTGGATACATTTACGCCGGACTGATACCATACATCAAGAAGTTCTGTGATCAACGTGGTTATGACTGCCGGGTCTCAAAGGAACTCGGAGAGACCGAAGCAGTTCCAGACGATTATGGATACGACCTAGCAAAGCAAGTCGACGCCGCCTTTGAAGTTCGTGACTATCAGAACGACGCGATCGTTCATGCGATTCGGCATAACCGTGCTCTGTTCCTTTCGCCTACTGCGTCGGGCAAATCATTCATCATCTACCTCATCATGGCACATCACCTCATGCTTGATCGCAAGGTGTTGGTTGTTGTCCCTACGACATCACTCGTTGATCAGATGGCTTCAGACTTTGTCGAGTACAACAAAGGGAAGAAGCTAAGCATCCACAAGATTCGTGGAGGTATGGAAAAGGATGTTGAAGCTGAGATCACAATCACCACGTGGCAGTCAGTCTACAAGATGCCGAAGACTTTCTTTGAGAAGTTCGATGTGGTCTTTGGAGATGAAGCACACAACTTCAAGGCGAAGTCACTCACTTCGATCCTTGAGAAGATGCCACACGTGAAGTATCGCTACGGGCTCACGGGTACGCTCGATGGAACACAGACACATAAGCTTGTCCTTGAAGGCCTATTCGGAACGGTGTTCACTGTGACGAAGACGAAGAAGTTGATCGACGACAACGTTCTCGCTAGCTTCAAGATCAAGGCGCTCGTCCTGAAGTACCCCGATGAAGTCAAGAAAGCCAACAAAGGTAAGTCGTATCAAGAAGAGATCGACTGGATCGTACGCAACAACTCACGCAACGTATTCATAAGAAACCTCGCGTGGAATCTTCCAGGCAACACTCTGATCCTCTTCCAGTATGTCGACAAGCATGGTCAAGCTTTGTTTGATATGTTGAACAAGTCAGAAGAACACAACGTCTACTTCGTTCATGGTGGTGTGAAGACCGATGAACGCGAGTTGATTCGTCATGACGTACGAAAGACAAAGGGCAACATCATCTGTGCTTCATACGGCACCTTTTCGACGGGCATAAATATACCAGAGTTGGACAACTTAATCTTTGCTTCTCCTTCAAAGGGTCGAATCCGCAACCTACAGTCTATCGGTCGAGTTCTTCGTAAAGGCAAAGACAAATCATCAGCAGTCTTGTACGACATCGTCGACGACCTGCAATGGAAGAACACACAAAACTTCGCGACTAAGCACTTCATGGAACGTGTCAAGATCTACAGCGAAGAAGGCTTTGAGTTCAAAATCTACAACGTAGAGGTAAAGGGATGATAGTGAAAGACCAGACGCTTCAGCACGTAAAGCTTCAAAATGGAGAAGACCTCCTCACGTATGTTCGAAAAGACGACGAATACACAGAGCTGTACGCTCCTATCGTAGTGGTAGTTGATCCTCACCTTGGCCTATTCGCCAAGAGTTGGTTACTCCTCTCTGAAGGAAACTCAGTCATGCTACGTAATACATCCATACTCTTTGCAAGCAAAGCTTCGAAGAAAGCGGTAGAGTACTATGACGAGTTCATGCACCGTATTCAAGAACGGGAGCAGATCAAACAGATGGAAGAAGACTCGGAATTTACCTCTGAGCTAGAAGACATCTTTGCAGCCTTAGTCGAATCCAAGTCTGCTACTAAGAACTAATACTACTGAATTTTGATAGCCATAATGGCATTATACTCAGCTGTACGTAGATGTCAACCAAAAAGTGCACTCAAAAGAAAACTGTTGACATTTCAACACAGTTGTGGTAGACTGAACAAGTAACAAAAAAGGAGGGAGCATGACCCTTACACCCAAGAAGAAACGTAACTACGTTAACAACGCTGAGTTCCTCGAAGCGATGATCAAGTACAAGAAAGCTGTACGTGAAGCCGAGGACAGCGGAGAAGAGCCACCACGTATCCCGAACTACATCGGCGAGTGTCTCTACCAGATCGCGAATCGACTGGCATATAAACCTAACTTCATCAACTACACGTACCGTGATGATATGATCGCAGATGGTCTAGAGAACGCCATCATGTGTGTCAACAACTTTGATCCAGAGAAGTCGAACAACCCGTTCGCGTACTTCACTCAAGTCATTTGGTTTGCTTTCATTCGTCGTATTCATAAAGAGAAGAAGCAGACCTATATTCGTCACAAGGTGCTTGAGAACTCCGTTCTGACTGATGCTATCGTCGAACGTGGTGATCACTCTGACGCAGGCAGCGCAGCCTTTGTTGATTTGAACAACGACTACATGAACGACTTCGTTGAGAAGTACGAAGCCACTATGGCAACAAAGAAGAAGACTCCGAAGAAGAAAAAAGGTCTCGAGAATTTTTACGAGGATGAAGAATGAAGGTAGCAGTCATCACCGAATTCTGTTAACGTATAAATAGTCATGTAATACACCAATGTTGTTTGGAGTTAAACATGACTATCTTCTTAGAAAACAAGTACACCACTTGGTACGAAAGGATTATCTCTAATCGAAAATCGTATCCACTGGTCGGATGCTATACCGAAATTCACCATATATTACCCAGAAGCTTAGGAGGATCTAATGATCTAACAAACCTAGTTGCGCTTTCGGCGAGAGAACATTACTTGTGTCATAAACTACTGACGAAAATGACCACCGGTGATAATAACAGAAAAATGTGGTGGGCCTATCATAGAATGATACATGGTAACACGGCCGTGCTTTCAGGTAAAGCATACGAAAACTTTAGAAAACAATGGGCCGTTTTCGCCGCAGCAAATCATCCCAGCAAAACAACCAATCATTGGTGCGATCAGGTATCAGAGTCCGTTAGAAAGTCTTGGATAGGTGCAGAATCACGTAAAGCGAAAACAGGTGAAACTTTCAGAAGTAGCTTTTATGAAAGGCTTAATCGTGACCCTGAAGGAATTTTAGCCGAACAAAGGCGACGAGCTAAAATAGGTGCACAAAGAGCTAAAGAAGTCGTTGCTAAAAGACTCGAGTATAATGGCGCCACCTATTTGGGGTATAAGGATTTAGAAGATGCTACGGGGGTTACTAAATCCTTATATGAAAAATTGTACTTAAATGGGTTTGATCCAACGTTTAGAATTAAGAGGAATGGACCAATGAATTCTTTAGATGTTGAAGAATTAATCAGACAATACTGCCACAGACTAAATGAGATATTGCCATATGACGAACCATCCTATGAATCTATGATAGGTCGTCTAATAGCTATTGGTGTTTTGGAAAGATCTAAAGGCGAAAAATTCATGCAAATCAAATTCTCGAGAAAGGCCTCAAATTGAAAGTTGCTGTGATTTGTGATATGCACTTTGGTGTTCGAGGTGACAGCATACTATTCCTCGACTACTATGAGAAATTCTATCACGACGTGTTTTTCCCGACTCTCGACGCCCGCGGAATCGACACAGTTCTTGATCTAGGTGACACCTTCGACCGTAGAAAGTACGTAAACTTCGTGACTCTTCGTCGCGCTAAGCAGATGTACTTTGATCCGCTCAAAGAACGCGGTATCACAGTTCACTCTGTAGTTGGCAACCACACAACGTATTTCAAGAACACTAACGACATCAACACGATGGACTTGCTACTGAAGGAGTATACCAACTACAATGTTTACACTCATGAGCCGGTTACTATTCGTCTTGGATCTTGCGATGTTATGCTATCGCCTTGGATCTGCGCCAGTAACGCGGAGGACTCTTTCGAAGCTTTCAAGGAGACTTCGGCGAAAATCCTGATGGGCCACTTCGAGTTCGCGGGATTCGAGATGATGAAAGGTCAACTGTCTGATCATGGCCTAGACCGAGCTGACTTCAAGAAGTTCCTAGCGGTCTACTCTGGTCACTATCATCACCCATCAACCCACGAAAACATCACTTACCTTGGTGCTCCATATGAGATGACGTGGACCGACTACGCCGGCAAACGTGGTTTCCACATCTTTGATACCGAGACTCTTGAGATGGAGTTCATTCAGAATCCTTACTCCATCTTCCACAAGCTCGAGTATGACGACACCGACCTAACCGTAGAAGATATTGACGAACTCGACGTTTCGATGTTGACATCTACGTACGTTAAGGTTATAGTTAAGAAAAAGAACAACCCTTACAACTTTGACCTGTTCATCGACAAGATACAGTCAGCCGGAGCAGCTGACATCAAGGTCGTTGAAGATCACTTGAACTTCGACATCATCGATGAAGGCGAACTCGTCGATGAAGCTCAAGATACCCTGTCTCTTCTGCGTGTTTACGTTGACAGCCTTGAGGTGAAAACCAACAAAGACCGCATCAATGAGTTTCTCCGTGACCTGTATCAGGAAGCAGTGAGTCTATGATGAAGTCTAAAGTTGTTGAAAGAAAGCTCGAGTCTGGCGAGACCGAGTATGGTGTTCAATATTCCGATGGACACGTCAAATGGTTCAGCTCTTTACCGCATGCAAATTATGCGTTGGCAAAGAATTTGAATAAAAAGAAGAATAGGAAGCGACGGATATGATCACATTCACAAAAGTTCGTTACAAATCCTGAATCATATAAATATCTCTGAAAGGAGATGTTATATGAAGTTCACGACGCAAGATGCGATCAACACTATTGACCGTCCTATACACGAATTAATGGAAACATATGGCGTAGGCAGTGCTACGATATGTAGAGCTAGAAAACGGGCCGGAGTTGTCGCAAAACCCGGAAGACCAAAAGAGATCTTCATTGGAGAAAAGACTTGTCCAAATTGTAATAAAGCATTTGTGAGCAACTCAAAACACTGTAGCATACAATGTTTTCATGCTATACACGAACGAAAAATTGCGGATTCTACAAGAATTAAGCTTTCAGAAAGGGCCAAAGCTAGATGGTCTAATCCTACACCAAATATGTTAGCCGGAATAGAAAAACGGGTTCTTTCAAAGGAAGAACTTAAAGAGTATAAGCAATACCGAAATAGACTAAAAACTTTGACCGAAAAAACTTACGATGAATTCGAATCTGACATTAATCCTAACGGATACGTTCGAGGAGTTGCCGGCCAAGTAGATGTATATCATCTTGATCATATCATTCCAGCAAGATTTGGATTTGAAAATGGCATACCACCAGAAGTTTTAGCTGAAAAAGAAAATCTTCAAATGCTTCCATGGCGTGATAATATTGTTAAGGGTAGAAAATATGAAAAATGATTGGGAAAGCATGAAGTTCGACGAACAATTGAAGTGGATAGAACAGGCTAAATTCTTAAAAGATAAGGGATTCTTCGAACGTGTGTCGGTTGATGATTTAGCTAAAAGAATATATGAGGCAAAGACTAAATGCTAACCTTCACCAAAGTGAAATATAAGAACATCTTGTCGACGGGTAATGCGTGGACTACGATCGATCTGAATCGTAACAAGAGCACTTTGATCGTGGGCGAGAATGGTGCAGGTAAGTCTACTATCCTCGACGCAATCTCATTCGCTTTGTATGGGAAAGCGTTTCGTAAGATCAACAAGCCGCAGTTGATGAACTCGATCAATCAGCGTGATCTTATGGTCGAGGTTTACTTCACTTCGAATGGCGCTGACTTCACGATCAAACGTGGTATGAAGCCTACGATCTTTGAGATCTGGAAGAACGGTGAGTTACTCAACCAAGACGCATCTGCTCGAGACTACCAAGCTTATCTTGAGGACAACATCCTCAAGATGAACTACAAGTCCTTTGGTCAGGTGGTCGTCCTCGGTAGTTCTACCTTCGTGCCATTCATGCAACTTCCGGCTCAACACCGCCGTGAAGTGATTGAAGACTTGCTTGACATTCAAATCTTCAGCACCATGAACAACCTGCTGAAGGAAAAGATCGCCAACAACAAGAACGACCTGATGCAGATCAAGTACGACGTTGATCTTGTCAAGACGAAGATCGACTCCGCGAAGGAACATAACGAGTCGATTCGTCGTCTGAAAGAAAGCGAAGTGTCTCGTATCAAAGACAAGATGCGGGAACGCATCGAGTTCATTGAAGGTGAAGAAAGCTGTGCAGAAGAACTTGACGATCAGATCGCTACACTTATCGGCACGATCGCTGACAAAGTTGATCTGTCGAGTAAGCTAACTCAGTTTAAGACGCTGAAGAACGATCTTTCATCTAAGCTGACGACCTTACAAAAAGACGTGAAGTTCTATCATGCACACGACAACTGCCCCACTTGCCGGCAGGGAATTGAGCATGACTTTAAGGTATCAACCATTAGCGAGAAGTCTGGCAAAATTTCTGAGATCGAAAACGCCTTACTTGTCATCGATGGAAAGATCGAAAAAGTCAACGACCGGCTAGGTGAAATTTCCGACGTAGAGTCAAACATACATCGCCTTAGCCTCGCAAGAAATGATCACACCGCGAACATCCGAATAGCGAAGTCTACTCTTGCTGGGCTTAAAAAGGAGCTTGACGAAGCAGAAAAGAACGTCGCTGAAATCGACACCAGCAAGATCGCCGGATACAAAGAAGAACTCAAAGCCCTCATGGACAAAGCCAAGACGTTGTCCGAGGACAAAGAGACACTGTCTGTAGTCGGTTCAATGCTGAAAGATGGCGGGATTAAGACTCGTATCATCAAGCAATACGTTCCGATCATGAACAAGCTGATCAACAAGTACCTCGCGGCGATGGAGTTCTTTGTTGACTTCCAACTTGATGAGAACTTCAACGAGAAGATCCTCTCTCGGTTCCGTGACGAGTTTTCGTATGCTTCCTTTAGTGAAGGTGAGAAGCTTCGTATCGACCTAGCCTTGATGTTCACATGGCGAGCTGTATCAAAACTTCGCAACTCTGTGACGACAAACTTGCTGATCATGGACGAAGTGCTCGATGGATCGCTGGACCAAGCTGGGACAGACGAGTTCCTGAAGATCGTGAATGAGATCACCGCTGACTCGAACGTCTTCATCATCAGTCACAAAGGCGACTCTCTACACGACAAGTTTGATCATGTGATCAAGTTTGAGAAGAAGAAAAACTTTAGCCAAATCGCAGCGTGAGGTATCATGACAAGAGAACAGATTCAGCAACAGATAAAACAACTAACAGATCGCATCGTCGTCTTAGAGGCAGAGAAGACCGCTGAGAAGTATATGCGGTCTCTGTACAGCGAACGACAGTTTTTGATTCAGCAACTCACGGAGCTCAAATGATCGTAGGATTCACCTGTTCCACATTCGACCTTCTTCACGCCGGTCACGTCGCGATGCTTCGCGAGGCTAAGACTCAATGCGACTATTTGATCTGTGGTCTTCAGGTGGATCCTAGCATTGATCGTCCTGAGAAGAATAAGCCTGTTCAGACCTTGGTTGAACGATACGTGCAGTTGTCTGCTGTGCGGTACGTCGACGAGATTGTGCCATACGTGACGGAGAATGATCTTGTTGACATTCTTGGAATGTATGATATAAATGTAAGGATACTCGGCGAAGAGTACAAAGACAAAGACTTCACGGGCAAGGACGTGTGCCAAGCCCGTGCTATTGATCTATACTTCAATAAGCGAGACCATCGCTTCAGTAGCTCTGGTCTACGCAAACGTATTTTTGAAATGGAGAAATCTAAATGAGCGACAATTGGGTCAAAGACATCGCTGATATGCATGCTAAGTTTGGTGTGAATGAATGGATGACAAAGAAGCTTGCGGAAGGTGATAAGGATCTACTTCGCAAGTATATGGCTTTTCGTCTGAGCATGGTTCACGAAGAGTTCAAGGAGACATCTGACGCCGCGCTTATTCAAAGCAACGCAGAGGAAGTGGTCGATGGTCTGATCGACTTGTGCGTCTTCGCGATCGGTACACTTGACGTCATGGGTGTCGATGCGACTGAAGCATGGAATCGTGTTCATGCCGCAAACATGGCCAAGTCTCCCGGTGTCAAGTGGGATCGTCCTAACCCTTGGGGTCTGCCTGACTTGATGAAGCCGAATGGCTGGGTTCCGCCTTCGCATGAAGGTAACCACGGGCACCTTCCAGAAGTTCTCTGAAAAAAGTGCAGAAAAAGTGAAAAAAGTGCGCCCCACCAGTTGACATTACTGGTGGGGTTGATTATATCTAACTAGTAAGGAAGAACAAAGCAAGGTACGACAAAATGACGAAGTTCGCGAAATTCGACCGTAAGAACCTGACTGCCCTTCGTGCTGAGATGAGTGCTCTCCTGAGCAAGTACGGCATCGACTCGAACCTTGAGTTCGAAGTCGGTTCGATGAAGTTCAGCGAAGCTGAAGTCGAGATCAAAGTCAAAGCGAAAGTTGTCGGTGCTAAGAGTTTCTCGAATGTGATCCTTGAGACTCGTGTTGCTGCTCTCGGTTTGAAGCTGAAGAACAAGTTTGGTGACGAGCTCGTCGACTACAACACTCGTGCTCACAAGATGCCCTTCGTGTACATCAACGCTGCTGACGGTAAGCGTTACAAGTGCACCGAGCAAATGGCGAAGATGCGGTTCGCCGCTTAAGAAGAAATGATCATGATAACTCACTCAAAGGTATCTTAGACTGATGAAAAAGTTGATTGAAGTACCAGTCGGTGCAGAACCTAAGATCATGCGGTATCCGTACGGTGGCTCGGAATACATTGATTATGGATACGCCTCACATCGTTTGCACCCACACAGTTCTTTGAAGTCGCTAATCAATGAACTGACATGGATGATGAAAGAGAATCGTGATCGTTACCGAGATATGACTTTTCACGAGAAGCGAGACTGTGGATGCAGACATGACTGTTCATGTTCACCGTCGTATGTTTTGTATGGCAAACGCTATGAGACAGAGGTTGAGTACAGATTCCGCCTGAAGAAGGAAGCGGAATCTCGTGCTGCGACTGAATCACGGGAAAAAGAAATGTACGAAAAGCTGAAAAATAAGTTCGAGAGGGGTTGACATTCTTCCCCTCTTAGCTTATATCTATCTGGTAACCAACAGAAAGAGAACACCATGACTCGCACGAACGCTTACATTATGACCGTTGACCTTGTGAACGGCAAAGCCGACGACGAAGTTCTGAACCTGGTGAAGATGCTCGTTCGTCTTGAGAACAAATACACTGGTTCGAAAAAGTACGTGAAGCTTCAGGGCCGCGGTCCTCGTCTCGGCAACCGTCGTTACAATCAGTCACTTCCTCTGCCTCTCGCGAAAACTGCCGACGTCTACGTCTACGAACGGCGCTAACACATGACACACATCCACCGTGAAACAGTACGCCGCGACTATGAATCATTCGCGGTATACATTTTAGAAGGGTTTCCCGCGCATCGACATAACTCAAAATCTTTGAGATGGTTTGTCAATGGCATTCGTAATCAAATCTGGGAGCTTGCAGAAATCTATACTGGATACTGCAGCCAAGAAGCGGTAGATTACAACCAATACACATCGGAACACATTTTTCCACGACAAAAGTCTGCAGAACTGATCATTAACGCCCTACTCAATGGAAAGAATTTTTCAGTCAAGCGATTGACCGCATTGTTGATGTCCAGATCTAGGGTGCATTATGTTACATCTGATGAAAATCGGAGATTGATACCCGCGCAAAAATCCGATTCTTATCGGTGGAGAAGTGCCTATCGAGAGAATAATATCGAACTTGTACTAGATGGAAATAACCACAGAAAAAACAAACAGAGATCGTTCATCGTTGATGGCGTGCGATATGAAACATATCATGACGTGATCGAGCACTATTCAGGTCTTGTGTATAGCCAAGTGTATTATCGGTGTAACTCCGCTTCGAAAAAATGGTCAGCGTGGTATTTTGCAGAGTGCTGACATGAAAGACGTAAGACGATCTGCAGGTGAAATCGGTGAGAGCATCGTCCTCGAGTTTTTCGAGGACGCAGTGCGTACCCATGACTGGTATGACGATAAGAAAGATGGCACCATCAATGGCATGACGTACGAAGTCAAGACGTCTCGCCTGAACCATTCTTCACAGTCTTTCTGGGTCGACAAGAAGCAGTGGGCGAAGTGTGATGGAGTGGATCTTCTCTTCTTCGTCAAGGTGCCAGAGAAAGAAGAAGACGGCATCTTGCTTTACCTAAGCATCAACCACAAGGACAAGAAGTCTCTCGCTTACCCAAGCGATGGGCGCATTTGTCGTAAGTATCCATTGACAGAATGCATTCCATTGTGTACAATAACTGATAACCGTGTTCAAGAACTCCTTGAACACTCAAAGGCAATTTCTAAACACAAGAGGTTTGCATGATTTTGATCATCGAAGGCATGGATCGTTGCGGTAAGTCGACGCTTGTCGAACAGCTCCGCAAGCGATACTTCACCGATCCACGTATTCTCGTCCATCACTCGTCGTCTCCGCCTAAGGTAGAGAACCCCAACGAGTGGGAAGTTCAGCACTACAAGTCGCTTCTAGACACCAGCTACTACCTGAACTACGCTGAAGACTTCAACGTTATCTACGATAGGTTCCACCTTGGTGCGATCGTGTATGGCAAGAAGTATCGAAACGCAGACCCAGAAGACATCTACGCGATCGAGAACATGCTGATTCGTAAAGATGATGAGATCGCTCTCGTACTTCTCACTGACTGGACTCACAACATCATGGAGCGTAACGACGAGAATTCTCTCGAAGGTACTCCCTCCGAGTTCGACGAGACGCGGATTGCATTCGAAGAAGCATTCAAACGTTCTATCATTCCAAACAAACTTCACATCAACATTCACGAAAACGGCGGGTTCAAGAACACCTACGACACCGTGACTAAGTTCCTAGACGGAGTACAAAATGCAAAGAGTCGCTGACATTCGAGCCAAGCTCATTCAGAAGTACAAAGATCAAGACTTCGTTATCGACAAGACCGGAGTGAAGACGATCGAGGTGATCGGCGAGTCGTTCATCGCTGACGAAGACTGGATCATCCGCAAACCAAACTACGAGTACATCGAACGCGAACTCGAGTGGTATAAGTCTCAGTCTTTGTATGTTGACGACATCCCGGGTGGAACTCCTGCGATCTGGAATCAAGTCTGCTCAGACTTTGGCGAGATCAACTCGAACTATGGCTATCTCATCTGGCACGAGGAAAACTTCAACCAGTACGATAATGTTCTCAAGGAACTTAAAGCGAATCCAAACAGCCGTCGTGCGGTGATGATTTACAATCGTCCGTCGATGCACGAAGACTACAAACGTGATGGGATGTCGGACTTCATCTGCACCTACGCGAATACCTTCTTGATCCGCGATGGCAAACTCATCAGTCACTATCTGATGCGTTCGAACGACGCTGTGTTTGGCTACGACAACGACATCCATTGGGCAATGCATGTCCAGAAGCAGCTTGCGTCAGACCTAGGTGTCGAATGTGGTGACATCATCTGGACTGCGACCAACCTTCACGTCTACGAACGTCACTTCAAGTTCATCGAGGAGCTGATGAATGCACAACCTTAAGTGGGATCTACGCTACCTCAAGCTTGCGTATGAGGTAGCACAATGGTCAAAGGACCCATCGAGTAAGATCGGCGCGGTCACTGTTGGAGCTAAGGGACAAGTCCTGTCCCAAGGTTTCAATGGCCTGCCACGTGGTCTCAAAGACGACTTCACTCGTCTTCATGATCGTGAGACGAAGTACAAGTTCGTCGTTCATGCTGAGATGAATGCGATCTACAACGCGACTTACAATGGTACCTCACTTGATGGTGCCACACTGTATGTGTACGGTCTTCCGATCTGTTCTGAGTGTGCCAAGGGCGTCATTCAGGTTGGTATCAAGCGCGTCGTGATGCCGAACCAGAAAGTGGATGGGAAGTGGCTCGACTCTTGGATGACGAGCATGAACTTCTTTGACGAAGCAGGAGTGGACTTTGACTTCATCGATTTTGATCCTCGGGCAGAATCCGGGGAATAACCCGAAAGCGTTTCACTACAAGAACCACACGATCGATCGGCTCAATCAATGGACCGATCTTCTTGGTGTTCGATACTACTCATTCATGAACTGCACAGATGTACGTGGAGAAGTAAAGTTGAAAGACATCGACTTTAGCTATGTACAATCTGCAGTTTTGGGTTATAATAAAGTCATAGCGCTCGGTGGATTCCCGTCTGCCGTTCTCGACCGCATAAATAAAATGCATTTCAGGCTACCGCACCCTTCGCCAAGGAACAGAGTCCTGAATGACAAGGTTGAATTGAACCGAATTCTAGACAAATGTAAGAGGTATATCTATGACTAAGGTAGCCATCATCATGGCCCGTGGCATCGAAGGATGTGGTGTCACGAAGTACACTGTTGAGCAAGTCAAGTGGTTGAAAGCTCATGGCTATCAGACCAAAGTGTACGCAGCAAAAGATAAGACGTTCTCTCGTAAGAACGCACACGACTTGGGCGAAGTTGATCTGTTCAAGTTTGCAGATGAAGCTCAGATCAATCGCTTCATCGAAGAGTGCAATCAGTCTGACTACATCTTCATCAACTCTCTGCCTGCGCTGGGTAACGGCCGTGGCAAAGGCGCAGGCGATGAAGCTATCGACAACTGGATCAAAGCATTGAAGTCTTTCAAGAAGCCGGTGATCCTGATTCAACACGACCATACGATCTATTCGATCAAGCGTAATGCTGCTCTCGACGAAGCGATCGATGCTGCGACTCTGATCTTTGCTCATGCCCGCACGAATGACTTCTCTGACTACGTCAAGGAACGTAACGCCGGCTCATCGTTGATGTCGTTCTTTGGCGACGATGAAGAAGACTCAAAGAAGATCTTGAACTTCCAGCCGGGCCTTGACTTTGAACTCAACCGCAAGCTCTACTGGAAAGACATCACTGAACAAGATCCATGGCATCATAAGTGGATCGGTCGTTGCACCTCGTGGAAGGGTTTCGACCTCATGTTCCAGTGGCACAACGAATACCTGATGCCGAATGAGTACCTGACTACGTTTGAAGGCATCGAGAAGTCTCCGGCTTTCTTGGCGTTTAAGGAGCTGAGCGACTTCTACAATGAGATCAAATCTGAACCAGAAGGCTTTCACCTCGGTGGTCGGTATGGCCACAAAGCTTCGGTCTTCGGCCCATACGTCAACGACAAGTTGCTTCATCGGATGTCTAAGGTTGGCTTTGGTTACCAGCTGTCGATCCTGAAGTCTAAGTTCATCGAGAAGTCGATCGAGTACACTCATTGTGAAGTGGCTTCGGTCGGCACCGTTCCAGTGTTCCGTAAAGAGTATGGCGACATCTGTGTTCATCGCGTCACAGGTGATCCTCTGTCTAAGTCTAAAGATAACTTCACAATCTGGCTCTCGAAAGAGAAGTCAGACATGGAAGAAGCAATAAATACAGTTAAGAGACTCGCTGACGATCCGATCCTCCGTGATGAGTGGCGCGAAGGTGCATATGCTTTCTACAAAGCTCACCAAGACTCTGAGTATGTATTTGAAGATCTTATGAAACAGGTGAAGGATAATCTATGACTTTTACTCACGCATCAATCGTCCCTCTCATCGGTGGTGAAACAATCGGCGCTGAACGTGCTTTTGGTCGAAGACCAGAGTACATGATGTCGTACAAAGCCTTCGCAGCAAACGACGCCCACATCGTCAACCACTACGCCGGTGATGTTCCTTACTACGTTCTTGATGAAGGTGGTAAACCCCATATGAATGTTGATGTGGTCTCGTCCGTATGCCCGTGCGCGGGCTTGAGTCAGCTATCACATGGCTTCGGCGATCACAACGAAAACAACAAGTGGATGCGTATCACAACTGAGTATGTGCTTGGTGACCTGAAGCCTCAAGTCCTGTGGGGAGAAAATGCTCCTGGCTTTGCAGGGAAGATCGGTGAGAACGTTCGTAATGAACTGAAGGCGATCGGCAAGAAGAATGGTTACACGATGTCGGTGTATCGTACAAAGACTCTGCTTCATGGCGGTCCTCAGATTCGTGAGCGTTCTTTCTACTTCTTCTGGAAGGGAGACAAGACTCCACTTCTTCACTACTACAATCGCCCATACACGAAGATCGAAGATGTCCTGCTTGGTATCAAGTCAAACTTTCAGATGGATCCGATCAACAAGAAGACTCCGTCGAAGGACGACCTGTACTACAAGTTCATCCTTGAAGAGATTCATGGCGGCATCACTCATCGCCAGTTCTCTGACATCGTCGAGCCTCAGAAAGTTCGTAACAGTGATGTGTTCTCGTACATCGAGCGCATGGGTTACAACTACATGCAAGTTGGTGAGTGGATGGCTAAGCATGGTTACGAGAAAGAAGTCGAGAAGTGCAAGTATCGTCATGAAAAGCTCGGTCGTGGTGAGAACATCATGCGTCGTGGCACGATCATTCCTAAGGACTACATCGGTGCGTTCGTCGGTCACTACCCGACCATGTTGACTCACCCTCACGAAGATCGTTACATCACTTATCGTGAAGCGATGACGATCATGGGTCTACCCGAGGACTTTGAACTCGTGAACGCTGGAACCGGCAACGCCAACCACATCTGCCAGAACGTACCGGTACAAACCGCGACCGACATGGCGACCGAAGTCGTAGAATATTTGAAGGGCAACCGACAAGTAGTTGACACCGATTACGTTTTGCAGTATAATCATACTCAGAAGGCAGAGTACTCTGCTAAAGAACAGACCTTGGAGAATTTCTTTTGAACCAACATTCCCTCGTGAGAACTGTTACTCAAGACGGTAGAGAAGGCAGTTACTGCATCAAGTGCTGGAAAGATGATCTATCGACGCTACACAATGCTCTTAATGATCCATGCGCTGTTTCCGATGAAGATTATGCAACAAAAACCAAAAAACGTGATGCCGGAAGGTGGGGCAAACAGTGAACCAACATTTTATCTATGACTTCGAGACTCTAGGTCAAGACGTCTTTGCGATCCCAATGCTTGACTGCTCATATCTGGCGTTCGATTGGGATCGCTTTACCTCTGACAACCCCTACACTCTCGAAGAACTCGTGAGCCTTGCTCGTAAAGACAAACTCGAGATGGCACATCAAGTACGTGAGTTTGGTGCGGTCTATACTCAGCGTGACCTTGATTGGTGGCTATCTCAATCTGAAGACGCAAAGAAGGTCCTGAAGCCAAGTGCAGCAGACGTTCGCGTGGAAGTCTTCATTGAAAACTTCATCAACTATCTCAAGGAAGTCGGGAAGATCAATTACTGGTGGTCCAGATCGAATACGTTCGATCCGATCATCTTGCAGCGTTGGGCTAAGCTCATTGGCCGACGCGCCGAGATCGAAGAGCTCTTGAAGTTCTGGTCTGTGCGTGACACTCGTACGTGGATCGACGCCAAACTGAACTTCCCAAAGCAGAATGGTTTCTGCCCTCTCGCCGATGAAGAGTATTGGAACAAGACTTTTGTGAAACATGACAGCCGTTATGATATTGCTGCTGACATCCTTCGTCTGCAGACTATCGCTCGGCTTGAGAACGATATGGAGCAGCCTAAACGATGATGAGTGATCGCGAACTATATGAACCGATTGGAGGTTACCCTGATGTCAAAAAAGCTAATGGAAAATCATCACCGGATGCACCAACGTACAAAGCAACAGAAACAGGTGCGGTACGTGAGGGCCTCGGGATTCCCTATACTCGACATGTTCCTCTTGAAGCTATTGCGGCTGCTGCAGCCTCACTTGAATACGGAGCTCAGAAATATTCCGATCGTAACTGGGAAAAAGGGCTCCCGTGGCAGCAGATGATTGACAGCTTAAAGCGTCACATCGAAGACTTTGAACGTGGCCACGATTACGACGACGGTGAAGATGGGTCTGACCTTCACCAAGTCTGCATGATCATGGCTTCTGCTATGATGTTGACCGCCTCAGTCATTCGTGGAATCGGTAAAGATGATCGCCTTCCAGCCGTTGATGAAATGGCATGGACGTCAAAGCAATGCGCTAAGTTCATCAAAGGCCAGCTCGAAAACGCAAGACCAGTGAAAGGTAAGTGATGAAATTAGAAATCAAAGTAGATGATCTACGAAAAAAGAAGTTGTTTGTGGCTACACCGATGTATGGTGGACAATGCGCCGGTATGTTCACACGATCAACAAACGACTTGTCCGCGGTATGTGCCACATATGGAATTCAACTGAGGTATTACTATCTCTTCAACGAATCTCTGATCACTCGTGCACGAAACTATTGCGTCGATGAGTTCTTACGCTCTGACTGTACGCACCTGATGTTCATTGACTCTGACATTGGGTTTAACCACAAAGACGTTCTTACTCTGTTGCACCTCTCGAACTCAGCAGATGAGTACGGCATCATCACCGGTGCGTATCCAAAGAAAACGATCGCGTGGGAAAAGATCAAGGTCGCAGTGGAACGTGGATTTGCTGACAAGAATCCGTTCCAACTCGAACACTTCATCGGCGACTATGTGTTCAATCCCGATGAGAACATCACATCGTTTAAGATCGATGAACCCGTAAAGATTCGTGAAGGTGGCACCGGCTTCATGATGATCCATCGTGAAGTCTTTGAGAAGTATGCTAAGGCATACCCGGAACTCAGCTACATCCCTGACCATGTTCGTACCGAGCACTTCGACGGAAGTCGAGAGATCACTACGTTCTTTGACTGCGTCATTGATCCAGAGACCAAGCGGTATCTGTCAGAAGACTATATGTTCAGTCACTATGCTCGCAAGATCGGGATCAGTGTTTGGCTTTGCCCGTGGATGCAACTACAGCACGTCGGATCGTACACTTTTGGTGGATCACTATCTGCTATGGCAGCGATTCAGGCGTCACCTACGGCCAGTGCCGCGTCTAACCAAAAGAACTATTTGACAAAATCCAATGATGGTGATATAAATAAGACTACCCAACCCGTTTTGAACAGACAGCAGCGTCGTGCTGCCATGAAGAAGGTGAAATAAATCATGAAATTTAGCAACGAAACTATCGGTGTTCTTAAGAACTTTTCGACCATCAACTCTGGGCTGGTTTTCAAACCAGGGTCGGTCATCCGCACGATGCACCCCCAGAAAACCGTGATGGCTTCTGCTACAGTCGCTGAGAACTTCCAGGGAACAGCTCGGGTTTACGACCTGTCTCGTTTCTTGGCCACTCTGTCTCTCTTCGATGATCCCGACGTCGAGTTCCTAGCTGACAAGTTTATCATTTCGTCCGGCAAGAGTAAGGTCTCGTATACTTACGCAGCTGAAGCGATGGTCGTGTCTCCGCCTGACAAGGACATCAAGTTCCCGACTCCTGAAGCAACGGTCAACATCAAGTGGAAAGAACTTGACTCTGTAATCAAGGCTGCAGGCGTCCTGAAGCTCGCGGAGATCGCTTTCACAAGCGATGGATCGTCCATCTCAATGTCAGCGGTTGATTCGAAGAACCCTACTGCTGACGCGTACGAAATCGTCATCGCAGAAAGCCTCAGCATCCCAGAATTCCGGATGATCATCAAAGTCGAGAACCTTCGACTGATGCAAAACGATTACGACGTCTCGTTGTCGACTCGTGGTCTTGCTCACTTCAAATCGAGCAAAGCTGAATACTACATCGCACTTGAAGCAAAATAAGGAGAACATACTATGCAACTTACCCTCAACGACATCGCAGCAATGGTTCAAATCATCGACATCGTCAGCGCTCGTGGCGCGTTCCGTGGAGATGAACTGAGTCAAGTGGGTCAACTTCGTGACAAATGTGCTTCGTTCGTCAAGGCCGCTCAAGAAGCCCAGTCCGCCGAAGTTTCCTCGGAAGAATCGGTTGACACCGAAGCCGACTCGGAATAAGATAACCCTTACTACAGGGTACGGGATGAACTCCGTACCCTTCTTTTATCATAAATCTACTATCTTATAAATATTGTCATAGGACGATAATTGGAGATAGCCATGATCATATATAAGATTGTAAACCAAGTCAACGGAAAATTTTACGTAGGCAAAACCACTAAATCGATCGAAGAACGATTCGCTAAACATCGATATAATCACTCTGGTGGAAATACGTATCTGTACAGATCTATGAGAAAATATGGTTTTGAAAATTTTCTCATAGAGGTCTTGGAACATGTTAACCATGACTTAGACGAACGTGAAAAGTTTTGGATAAGAGCGCTTAAGCCAGAATACAATATGACTGAAGGTGGAGATGGTGGTGATACATCTTCATCACCAAATTTCCTAGAAGCAATTGCTAAACATCACGCAAACCGCACTGAGTATCCGGGAGGCAGAATGCGCGGAAAAACGCACTCCGAAGAAACTAAACTCAAACAATCGTCTAAACGTAAAGAATTTTGGTCTAATATGTCTAAAGAGGACAGGGAAGTCAGAAGTAAGACCATATCTGGATCATCTAATGGTATGTTTGGTAAAACACCAAAAAACAGTGTACGTGTAACGTATGATGGTGTAGAATACCCATCTGTGGCTGCAGCATCTAGAAACACCGGACACTCTCCGAACTACATCAAGAAACATGGAGTACTACATAATGAATGACGTGAATGAATATTTGTGGTGTCAAAAGTATCGTCCTCGTACTGTTGCTGATACCATCCTTCCAAAAGATTTGAAGGACACTTTCCAAAGGTTCGTGGATGACAAGAATGTTCCGAATCTTTTGCTCGCTGGTCGTGCAGGTGTGGGTAAAACCACTATCGCTCGAGCGATGCTTGACGAACTCGGTGCTGACTACATCGTCATCAACGGTTCTATGAATGGCAACATCGACACACTTCGCGTCGACATCCAAAACTTTGCTTCAACTGTTTCGTTCAGTGGTGGACGTAAGTACGTCATCCTCGACGAGGCTGACTATCTCAACGCGAACTCAACTCAGCCTGCACTTCGTAACTTCATGGAAGAGTTCTCGAAGAACTGCGGGTTCATCCTGACTTGTAACTTTGTCAATCGTATCATCGAGCCTCTTCACTCTCGGTGTTCGGTAGTTAACTTCAATATCCGACCAGAAGATCGCCCGAAGCTCGCCGCTCAGTTCTTCAAGCGTACCCTTGGTATCCTTGACACAGAACATGTGAAGTATGATCAGAAGGCAGTCGCTGAACTCATCAACTCGTACTTCCCAGATTGGCGTCGAGTTCTCAACGAACTTCAGCGATACGCTGCAACTGGTGCGATCGACGCAGGCGTTCTTCGCAACAAGTCAAGTGAAACTATCGAAGAACTTGTGATGTTCTTGAAAAACAAGAAGTTCGCGGACGTACGTAAGTGGGTTGCCGAACACTCTGACATCGATTCGGCTACACTCTATCGTGCTCTCTACGACATCCTACCGTTGAAGCTCAACAGCACTTCTTCCGTCGCTGACTCTATCATCATCTTGGCCGAGCACGAATACAAAGAAGCGTTCGTAGCAAATCCTGAGATCAACCGAATGGCCGCATTGGTTACACTGATGGCCGAGTTGAATGATTGGAAATGATATGCTCGGATGGTTTAAGAAGAAAGAGCTGCCAAAGTGTTTGATATGTGAAAAGACAATCAAAGACGACAAGTTTTCACAGGTGAAGTATCGTTACGGAGAAAACGGCGGAACGATCGGCACTGCTTACTTGTGTCTCAAGTGTTCTGACACTATTGACAACGAAAAGGATGATGAGTATGACGAATCCCTTTGAATATGTGAACAGCATCCTTCAGACGAAGGACAACATGATGAGGGGTTCAGAGAATGACAAGTTGGCCGAGGATGGTTACAATCCTTGGCTGACGAACCTTGCGTTGTCTCAACACGAAGATACGATCCTCATCGCGAACCTGATCAATGGTCTTCATTATCTGCCAAAGCGCGCTCAATATGAGATTGCTATAAATACAGTTAGGTCCAAGAAACGGCCATTCCGTAAATGGGCTAAAGCGACGGCGGATGAAGATCTAGATCTTGTTTGTGAGATGTACTTGTGCAATAGGACTATCGGCAAAGAATATCTAGCTTTACTGTCGGAAGAACAACTAGAATCGTTGCGTAAACGACGACATAAAGGTGGAAAGCAATGAATATTGTAGATAGTCTCGTGGAGGTTGAGCTACCAACACAAGATTCTTTCTTGAAAGTGAAGGAGACTCTAACTCGCATTGGAGTAGCTTCGAAGAAAGATAAGGTGTTGTACCAATCGTGCCACATCCTGCATAAGCAGGGGAAGTATTACATTGTTCACTTCAAAGAGCTCTTCATCCTCGATGGCAAAGCCAACACTTTGTCTGATGAAGACGCCGCCCGCCGAAATACTATCGTGAACCTCCTTGAAGAGTGGGGACTCGTGAAAGCAGTAAAGCCTGAGTCTGTACAAGATCCAGTAGCACCTCTTTCACAGATCAAAGTACTTCCACATAAGGAGAAGAACGAATGGGAATTGGTTCCAAAGTACTCCATCGGCAAAAGAAAGTGATTGACAGATCTACGGATCTGGTGTATAAATAAGGGTGGGATGCCATAACGGGTCCCACCTTTATCCTTGCTAAATTAGGAGGCATATACATGACTAATCAATTCGACCCATTCGCCATTGGCTTCGACAAGTTCTTCGATCAGTTCAAAGAACTTCAGGCTCAAGCTACAAAGGCAATCACTTACCCGCCATATAACATCAAGAAGACCGGTGAGAACACCTACGTAATCGAGATGGCCGTAGCTGGATTCGGTAAGCAAGACATCGAGATCACACTCGAAGACAACACCCTGAAGATCAACGGCAACATCGCGAACTCGGGCGACGAGAAGAACTATCTGTTCAAGGGTATCGCTGAGCGTCCATTTGCCCGTGCGTTCACACTCGCCGATACGGTTGAGATCAAGAACGCAGAGTTGATCAACGGCATGCTTCGCATCTTCCTCGACAACATCGTCCCAGAGAAGAAAGCGAAGAAGGTTGACATCAATGAACCAGCGCCAAGCAAAGGTTCTTACGGTTACCTTAGCGAGTAACACAGAGTAAAAAGTAAATGCTTAGGGGTCTTCGGACCCCTAAGTAGTTGACACCTCATGCTAGATGGTGTATACTGGACTTGTTCTATCAAAGGAGTTTTCATGACGTTCTATACTTCTGTGCACCGCATGGGCGGCAGCATTCTATATCGTGGATACACTGACAATGGTACGAGAATTCATGAAAGAGTCAAGTTTGCACCAACTTTCTATGTAAAGGCCAAGGAAGGTCACTGGACAGGTCAATGGACTTCACTCGATGGTACGAAGGTCGAGCCCATGAAGTTCGACTCGATCAACGATGCAAAAGAGTTCTTCGAGACTTACAAAGACGTCGATAACTTCAAGGTCTTTGGAAACAACAACTACGTCGCACAGTTCATCAACGAACGTTTTCCGGGTGACATCAAGGTTAACCTGAGTCACATCGCAATCGGCAACATTGACATCGAAGTCAAGTCCGATGATGGTTTCCCGTTCCCTGAACAAGCACGCTACCCTGTCACATCGATCACGATGAAGAACAGCAAGAGCTCGGTCTACCACGTCTGGGGATTGAAGCACTACGACGCAAGCAAAGCAAAGGGTATTCCTGAAGGTTGCCTCGTTCGATACGTGAAGTGTACCGATGAGAACGAGCTGTTAATGAAGTTCCTGACGTATTGGGAAGAGCATTATCCTGACGTCATCACCGGTTGGAACGTTCGACTCTTCGACATCCCGTATCTGGTCAACCGTATCACCAAGCTTCTCGGCGAGGAGTGGGCGAAGAAGCTCTCGCCTTGGAACATCGTGAACTATCGTCAGATCGGTGTGAAGGGTAAGTCGCTTGACGCTTACGAGATCTACGGTGTTCATCAACTTGACTACATGGACTTGTTCCAGAAGTTTGGATATGTGTATGGTCCTCAAGAGTCTTACTCACTTGACCACATCTCTCACGTGATCCTCGGTGAGCGTAAACTTTCATACGAAGAGTACGGTTCGCTTCATAACCTGTACGAACAGGATCACCAGAAGTTCATCGACTATAACATTCGAGACGTTGTCCTTGTTGATAAGCTGGAAGCACAAACTGGTCTGTTGGCTCTGGCACTGATCATCGCATACAAGGGCGGTGTCAACTATCCTGACACTCTCGGTACGACTGCGATCTGGGACTCGATCATCTATCGTTATCTCAGCCAAAAGAACATCGCGATCCCACCTTCTGAGGACAAGCATCGTCCAGAGTATCCGGGCGGTTACGTCAAGGATCCGCAGGTTGGTCGGCATGAGTGGGTCGTGTCTTTCGACTTGAACTCTCTGTATCCGATGACGATTGTTCAATACAACATGTCACCTGAGACCATCGTTGACAACGCCTCTTATGGCATGCCATGTGACGTCGACTTTTATCTGAAAGGCATTGATCTTCCAGAAGAAATTCGTAAGATGGATGTTGCAGTGGCGGCGAATGGTGTCATGTTCCGAAAGGACAAGCAAGGCTTCCTTCCCGAGATCATTGAGAACTACTACGCCGAGCGTAAGGCAACTAAGAAGAAGATGCTTGGTGTCAAACAGAAGTATGAAGAGACCCATGCTGATGAACTCAAGCGCGAGATGAACCAGCTTGACAACACTCAGCAAGCAATTAAAATCTTGATGAACTCACTTTATGGCGCTCTCGGGAATAAATACTTCCGGTACTTCGACATTCGAATCGCAGAGGGTATCACACTCTCTGGCCAGCTCTCGATTCGTTGGGCTGAGAAGTACATGAACATCGCTATGAACAAGATCATGAATACGGCTGCAGTAGACTACGTACTCTACATGGATACCGACTCACTGTACGTCAACATGGCACCTCTAGTCAAGCACGTCAAAGCATCGGACCCTGTCGGTTTCCTTGACAAAGCATGTGATCAAAAGTTTGAGAAAGTTCTCGAAGATGCTTACGAGATTCTCTTCAAACAGCAGAACGCCTTCAAGAACACTATGGCGATGAAGCGAGAAGCAATCGCGGACGCTGGAATCTGGACCGCAAAGAAGCGATACATCCTTAACGTTCACAACTCCGAAGGTGTTCAATACGCAGAACCCAAGCTGAAGATCATGGGCATCGAAGCAGTTAAGTCTTCCACTCCTGCGATCGTACGTGGTAAGTTCAAAGAAGCGTATAAGCTCATGCTGAGTGGAACTGAGAAGGACCTTCAAAAATTCGTGTCTGACTTCTATGAGGTGTTCAAAGGACTTGAGCCTGAAGAAGTAAGCTTTCCTCGTGGTGTCAGTGAGATCGACAAGTGGGAAGATCGATCGACACTCTTCAAGAAAGGTGTCCCGATCCATGTTCGTGGTGCTATCGTCTACAATCACCACGTCAAAAAGCTAAAGCTTCGTGATGATGAGATCAAGAATGGCAACAAGGTGAAGTTCTGTTATCTCAAGATGCCTAACACCCTAGGCACGAACGTTATCGCGTTCCCGCAGTTCCTTCCAAAAGAACTCGACGTGCATCGATACATCGACTACGACACACAGTTTGACAAGACGTTTAAAGAACCACTCAAGCTCGTGTCTGATGCAATCAACTGGCAGCTCGAACACGTAAATACACTCGAAAGTTTCTTTGGTTGAAGAAACGAACTACAATCGCACAATAGGAGAAAATCGCATATGTCGCTAATGGATAAGTTGTTAAAAGCGTCTACAGTAAAAATGACCGCACCTCTTCTGGACTCAAAGGTGTTTGGTAAGAAGGAATCAATTCCTACTCAAGTCCCGATGGTCAACGTAGCACTCTCGGGTAGCATCGACGGCGGGCTTCTTCCCGGCCTGACCATGCTCGCAGGTCCATCGAAACACTTTAAGTCGGCCTTCGCTTTGCTAATGGCCGCTGCATACCAGAAGAAGTACGATGATGCGATCATCCTCTTCTATGACTCGGAATTTGGTACACCTCAGGCATACTTCGAAGCGTTTGACATCGACATGTCCCGAGTCATTCACACTCCTATCACAAACATTGAAGAGCTGAAGTTCGACATCGTCCAGCAACTCGAGGCGATCGAGAAGAAAGATCACGTCATCATCGTCATCGACTCGATCGGTAACCTCGCTTCGAAGAAAGAAGTTGACGACGCAGCTGATGGTAAGTCTGTCGCTGACATGTCTCGTGCTAAGCAACTCAAGTCGGTTTTCCGCATCGTCACTCCGCATCTGAACTTGAAAGACATTCCGATGATCGTGGTCAACCACATCTACATGGAACAAGGTCTGTATCCGAAGGCGATCGTCTCGGGTGGTACGGGTATCTACCTGTCAGCTGACAACATCTGGATTCTTGGTCGTCGTCAGGAGAAGGAAGGCACCGAGATCAAGGGCTATCACTTCGTCATCAACATCGAGAAGTCTCGTCACGTACGTGAGAAGTCTTCTATTCCGATCACAGTTACCTTCGAAGGTGGTATCGCAAAGTGGTCAGGCCTGATGGAAGTAGCTGAAGAGGGTGGTTACCTTCGTAAGCCAAAGGTTGGCTGGTATGAAGCGGTAAACGCTGAGACCGGTGAAGTCCTGTCGGAGAAGCTTCTTCGTGCTAAGGAAATCGTCGACAACGGTGCTTTCTGGAAAATGATGTTTGACAAAACGAACTTCGCGGATTATATTAAGGATCGGTACACTGTAGCTACTCGGTCCTTGCTCGGTGACGAGACCACGAAAGTTGACTTTGACGAGGACGAAGATCTGGAGGATTGATGTACGTCACAGATGGAAAGCGACACCTAGTCTGTATTCCATACTCGATTGAAAATCTCCATGCAATGGCGGCCGACCTTAACATTGGTCGCCATTGGTTCCACAAAAATCACTACGACATTCCGAAGAAACGAATGGATGAAATCTCGTCCAAATGCACGCTCGTCTCTTCGAAAGACATAGTAAAAATCATTAGAGGTACGTATGATCGAACAGACAATCCTAGCGGGGATGATCCACAATGAAAGCTATGTAAGAACAGTCCTTCCGTTTCTAAAAGACGAGTACTTCGAGGATCAGAATGACAAGTTCCTCTACAACGCGATCAAGAGCTACATCGATCAATATAACGGTTTACCGACCAAGACTGCACTTCGTATCGCGATTGATGAATCGAACAGCCTGAACGAAGAACGTTACAAACAAGTCACATCTGCGCTAGATGGCTTGACTTATGATGAGAAGACTGACCAAGCTTGGCTTGTCGACACGACTGAAAAGTTCTGTCAGGACAAAGCGATCTACAACGCAGTTCGTCAATCGATCCTCGTTCTCGATGGTAAGGTCAAGGAACTCGACAAAGGTGCGATCCCTCAGCTCTTGAGTGATGCGCTTGGCGTAAGCTTCGACACGAACGTTGGTCACGACTTCCTTGAGAACTCCGATGAACGTTTTGAGTTCTATCATCGTCTCGAAGAAAAACTTGAGTTCGACCTCGATTACTTCAACAAGATCACGAAGGGTGGCTTGAGTAAGAAGTCGCTGTCAGTTGCTCTTGCGGGTACGGGCGTAGGTAAGACTCTGTTTATGACTCACTGTGCTGCGGCGTCGTTGATGTCAGGTAAGAACGTCCTGTACATCACGATGGAGATGGCCGAAGAACGCATCGCAGAACGTATCGACGCCAACCTTCTCGATGTTACTCTCGATGACCTGCGTCTCATGCCACTCGAGTCTTATCGCAAGAAGATCGATCGTGTGAAGAGTAGAACCTCAGGCAAACTGATCGTCAAGGAATACCCGACTGGTTCGGCAGGTGCAAATCACTTCCGACACTTGCTGAACGAACTGAAGCTCAAGAAAAACTTCATTCCCGACATCATCTTCATCGACTATCTCAACATCTGTATGTCGTCTCGGCTTAAACATGGTGCGAATATCAACTCGTACACCTTGATCAAAGCGATCGCAGAAGAACTTCGTGGCTTGGCGATGGAATTCAACGTTCCGGTCATGTCAGCTACTCAGACGACTCGCTCGGGTTATGGCAACTCTGATGTCGAGATCACCGACACCTCAGAGTCGTTTGGCCTTCCAGCAACTGCAGACTTCATGTTCGCTCTCATCTCGACCGAAGAACTCGAAAAGATCGGGCAACTCATGGTCAAGCAGCTGAAGAATCGTTGGGGAAGCATCGACAGCCCGAAGCGTTTCATCATAGGAATCGATCGTTCGAAGATGAAGCTGTTTGATGCTGAAGAGTCTGCTCAAGAAGGTTTGACGGGTGGAACCAAACAGATCGAGCAAGAAGATCATCCCATCTTTGACAACTCGGGCATGATGCAAGACGACGACTTCGAACCACGGAAGCTTAGCAGCTTCAAGAAAAAGAAACCGAACTTTGGCAACTTCAACTAAGGAGACTACATCATGGGTTACCGAGTGAACGAAAAAAAGAACCTCTTCGAGATCATCGAGAAAGGTTCTGAGCTGGTAGTGACTACGAGAGAAGATAAGGATGAAGCAGTGAAGCTGTGTCGTTCACTGAACTTGGGATCGGGGTTCGATGGATTCACTCCGCCGTTCTTCACTCTGGTGTATCCCGATCATGCAAAAGGAAATGCCGCCCAAACTTAATTGAGCGGCATTTCACCGTGCACGATACGTGAATGTTGGGCGGAACCCCACCGGCATACTTGATGCGACCCCAACTGTTCCATCTGTGATTTTGTAAGCTATCACACTTGCCTCTACGTTGTTTAGACGTGATATCACGCACCCATACAGCTATTTATCATGATTCTATGTAATCGGTGTAAAATATTTGCAGTTTTTGTTGTGCCAGCGATCAAAAAGATGTGGTGCTACAGATTTGTCACAGTAAGGGCATTTAACCGGATCTTTCTTTACACCAAGTTTTGCAAGACGCATCTTTTCCTTTGTCTCAGGCGCAGTATTCTTTCCGGCCTTTGCTTTACTCATCTTCAGTCTAGTTTCATCTGATATAGACTTGTCGCGTCTTTGATGTGCAGCAGACATCTTTGCTCGGTGTTCACCTGATAGAGTCCGGCCTTTAAGACTGTCGCGAATCTTTTCTTTTTGCTCAGCAGATAGGGTTCTACCCTTATTCCAAGGTGACTTTGGGATTCTAGGATAATGATGCAGATTGTCAGTTTGGTTCAGCCACCGTTTAGACTTTCTTGCTCCAATTCGACGCAAGACTTTGTGTTCCCATAGCCTCGCAGCGTCTTTGTTGCTAAAGGTTTTTCGCACTTCAACTACATCGGGTTCTCCGCATTTTTCTCTCGTAAGTTTGACTATCTTAGAAGAGGTAAAATAAGTAGTCCAAAGATTCTCGGGTCGAGCTTTTGAGTTATACTGCACACCATAGTACCAAAGATCGTGTTTGGACCAACCTATTAAATAGGTATACGGTGAATGCTGCACCATGACCGACTCCAAGTTTCCTACCCATACGATTATTTATACGAAAAGTGTGCTCAGCTGGTTGACATTCCGAAAATTTTTGCTTATATTGTACTAGTAGAAGCAAAGAGGAAAGAACATGCTCCAGTGCATCATGATCGCCGGTTCTCTGATGATGGTCGATCCGTCGACGAATGAAGCCATCTCGATCAACGCTCGCGGCTTGTCGCTCGAGAACACTGGCCTCTTCGAAGACTCGTGGGTCTTGAGTGCAGACGAACGTGACTACCATACGAAGTGGGTGATCCCCACTGAACTTGCTCAGCAAGGCATCGTCGCTGTTCTCAAAGATTGTGAGCGTATGGCCAAAGAAAGCGGTTGACATTCCGATCACACTAGCCTATATAGATCTAGTAGAAGCAAAGAGGAAACACATCATGCGTACCTTCCTTGAACACCTGACCGTTGAAGCTCTCAAAGCCCGTCTGGCCGACATCGAGGCAAAAGGGCAGGACGTTTCCGCTCGTATCGCTTCAGGTGAACGTAGCGAGGTCGTGACTTCAGCGATGCGTAAAGGCAGTTGGGTCCCAGTCACCGCGTTGGAACACAACCGTAACTTTCTGCGGTACGCATGGTCACAAACTAAGCGCGAATTGGACTCTCGAGTAACAGCATAAGGAATGTAACATGGCTCAAACTCTTCGTGAACTGATTGAAGAGGCTATCATCGAAGCACGTATCCTTGAAGCGGCACGAGCTGTTTATGACACCGACAACATGCTTCTAACCGCTATGCGCTTGTCTGGTGCGCCATACTCGTTCGTCGAGAAAGTGTACGATGAAGTACACTAAAGCATCATATCAACGAAGTCGTGATGCCACCGACATCTACTACAAGCGCTTGCTTGACATGATGTATGACTACGACATATCACTCAAGCAAGCGGTTCTTTGGGACTTCGACGGATTCATGCCGTATCCAAAGAAGAACATGATCCTCACACCTGAAGAAGAACTTGACTTCTATCTTTACATGAACTACATTCCTGATGGCGGAAGGATGTTCTTTGCAGGTGTCGCTCTCGGCTACTTTCCAGACTATGGGCTAACTGATCTTGAAGAAGAAATCAAACAAAAAGGTGATGGAAGCACAGGCCCGGCACGAGGCGTGGCTCGCTTCGATAGGTATCACGAAGAGGACTAAGCTACAAGGCGTAGAACACGTCAACCTCAGAGAAGGCATAACCGAGAACGCTAAACTGACGAATGGCATCGCAGGAAATGGTGCTAAGAAAGCCGCTAATGTATACACCGGCGACTACATCATGGGGATTGCGACTATGCATAAGTCCAACGCAGTACCCATCACAAGCGGTGAACAGGCCATTGAAGTATCACAGATGAGGAGGAGCTGAGGCTCCTCCTTTGTTTTATAAATACTCTAAAGTTAAGAGGAATCCTATGAAACGCTTTAGAGTCTTTGTAGAAGAAACATCAGGATCGGAGATCACCGTGGCAGACTTGAACATGGAGTTCATTAACAATGCGTTGAAAATTTCTTCGTTCAATATTCCGGCGACTGAATTTACTTCAACAACACATAAGAAAGAGATTCAGTATCTCTTCAATATGCATTTCTTCCCTAAGTTTGACATCTCAAAAACCACTGATGGCGTCAACTTGACAACGTTGAACAGACTCATATCTTTGCTCAAGAGAGAAGACATGTCGATGTTCAAGAAGCTCCATAGCTATAATCTAAAGGGCATTGGCCCAGGTGAAGTCACGCTGTACTTTCTCATCAACAACTGTAAGCTCGGTGGTGGATCTTCGGCAGGTCTAGACGTGATCGTCGGATCAACTGGATACGAAGTAAAGGCAGTGTCGGTGAGTCGCGATCGTCAAGCCTATGACTTCAAGCTTGGTGGCACTGTTCCCATCGACGAGACAAAGAAAGAACTCAACCAGCTTCGTCTAAGACTTGGCCTGGCCGGTACCTCGACCGAGATCGCACCGACTGTACTACAGACGATGAAGGAGAAAGCACCAGCAGAGTTCAACGCGATTGAAGAAAAGTTTGCTAAGATCGCTTACGATGGATACTTCAAAAACCACGAAGTGATCTTCATCAACAACAGCAAGACATCTAAGCAAGGCGACATCGAAGCGGTTAAGAAGGTGAAGCAGAACGAAATCTTCATCTACCACATGACTAGCGGTACGATAAAACCTAAGGTTCAGCTATGATCAGATTCAATACGTTCCTCACTGAAGCTAAGAACACTCACATGGAGCACATCGAGGACAACATCCTCAATGCTGGTGTCGAAGGTGCTCGTCAGTCTATCAACTTCCTTCGCTCTCTTCGTGACATGCTTGCGGGAAACGCAACTAAATCTTCGAACGTAACCATCAAATGGGACGGCGCGCCGGCTGTGTTCGCTGGCATCGATCCTCGTGACGGGAAGTTCTTCGTCGCAAAGAAGGGGATCTTCAACAAAGATCCCAAGGTGTATAAGACACCAGCTGATATTGATGCAGACACATCAGGTGATTTGAACGCAAAGCTTAAGGTTGCTCTTGAAGAGCTGTCTAAGCTGGGCATTACAGGAGTGGTTCAAGGTGACTTCCTATATTCGAGAGAAGATCTACGAGAAGTGGATATTGACGGAGAACCGTATATTACTTTTCATCCTAACACGATTGTTTACGCGGTACCGAAGAACAGTCAACTCGCTCGTGAAATCCTTGCCTCAAGAATTGGCGTGGTCTGGCACACTACATACCGAGGAGACTCTCTTGAGTCAATGTCAGCGAGTTTTGGAGAGGAGATCGCAAGCCGCCTCAAGAAAACGAAATCGGTCTGGTCAGTAGACGCGATGTACAAAGACGTCTCGGGTTCGGCAAACTTCAACGCAGCTGAGACGAAAGAGATCACTGAGATCTTGTCAAAGGCCGGGAAGATCTTCTCTGGCCTGAAGAGATCTTCTCTCGATGGTATGTCCGATAACGAAGAGCTTCTCATTCGAGTAAAAGCCTTCATCAACTCAAAGGTAAAAGTTGGTGAACGCATCGGAGACACGAGTAGATTCGTTGACGATTTGATCAAATACGTACACGACTACTATCAGAAAGAAATTGACAAGAAGGCAACACCAAAGAGCAAAGAGGCATGGGAAGCCAAACGCGCTGAGGTGATGAAGTACTTCTCAAATACACCTAAATCAGAAATTGTGAACATCTTTACCATGTATGACCTGATTGTTGACGCTAAGCATATGGTTGTGCGTAAGCTCGACAAAGCAAAACAGATCGGAACGTTCCTTAAGACTACTGACGGCTATAAAGTCACTGAGCAAGAAGGATTCGTCGCGATCGATCACATGGGCAAGAACGCAGTGAAGTTAATTGATCGTCTGCAATTCAGCCACGCAAACTTCTCTGCCGACGTAATGAAAGGATGGCAACGATGAAGAGTTTTCTACAGTTCCTTCAAACAGAAGAATACAAGAGTGACGCTCAGCGTAAAGCAGTCTGGGCATCGCGTAACGAAAAAGGCATCAAGGAAGACGAAGATCTTGATGAAGCGACTTACAAAGGTCGCGAAGTTCCCTTGAATAAACCAATGTCTGGTGACGTCAAGAAGTCAAAGGTTTACGTTGATCCAGACGGTGATGGCAAGGCGAAGAAAGTCGAGTTTGGTGATCCAAACATGACGATCAAGAAGAACAACCCAGCCCGTCGTAAGTCATTCCGTGCACGTCATGGCTGTGACGACCCTTCAGTTCCTAAGCCAAAAGACAGGGCACGTTACTGGTCTTGCCGTGCATGGTGAGATAGATCATGGCACAGTTTAACAAAAACACTCATCGTTTTTCTGGCGACAATAAGACACTGTTTGAGACGGTGATGTTGGCAGATCAATATGGCAACAACGTCAGTGGAGCGAATCCAACTGGTGTAGCACTTGACGCGTTTGGTCGCCAAAGGATGTCTCAACCATTTACGCTATTTGATTCGTTCCACCGTTATCAAGACAACGGCCGCATCAGCTCCGCGAACAGCGCGACGGGCGCCACGATGTCGCATGACATAAATTCAAGTAGCATCGTTTGCACAGTCGATACCTCTAGTGGATCTTTCATAAAGAGAGAATCATCGAGAGTGTTCGCGTATCAACCAGGTAAGTCTCTTCAGATACTCGAAACATTTGTGATGGCAGCGCCTAAAGCTGGGCTTAGACAACGCTATGGGTTCTTTGGCGAACAAAACGGTATGTTCCTCGAGCAAGATGGAACTGAAATTTACTTCGTAAGACGCTCTTATACGACCGGTTCTGTAGTTGATACTCGTGTAGCAAAAGCCGACTGGAACGTAGATAAGCTTGACGGTACAGGACCTTCTCTCAAAACGCTTGACTTGACGAAGGCTCAGATCCTTTTCATTGACATCGAGTGGCTTGGTGTTGGTTCAGTTAGAATGGGCTTTGTGATCGATGGGCAGTTCATTCATTGCCATAGCTTCCACCACTCAAACGCCTTGACGAATACGTATATGACTACGGCTTGTTTGCCAGTCAGAGCAGAGATTGAAAATACATCAGCCACCGCTAGCTCAAGTACACTTCGAATCATATGTGCTACAGTAATTTCAGAGGGTGGCTATGAGCTACGTGGAAAACAACGTACAGCAGCACATCCTATCACTACTCCATATACGCTAACCACTGGTGGAACATACTACCCTGTGATGTCGATTCGTCTAAAATCTACTCGTCTTGACGCGGTAGTTCTACCGAAAAACATCAGCGTCCTAGGTACCTCTAACGTAGGCCGTTACGCATACAAACTTGTTGTCGGATCTACTATAACTGGTGGAACATGGGTTTCGGCTGGTGATGATTCATGTGTTGAATACAACATCAGCGGCACAGCTATGTCAGACGCAACATCTTTGATCACGGGTTACACAACGGTGTCTAACCAAAGCGCACCGGTCATCTCTCTCGATGGTGCACCATTCAGATACCAACTCGAAAGAAACGGCTTCACGTCAACGCCATTTACTTTCACACTAGCCATTGCAGGTGGAGCTAACTCTGACACCGTTCTTGCGTCTATGGATTGGGAAGAAGTCACATAAGTGACTACCGGCTATGACATAATGTCTATTCTACTTGTCGACTTTTTGTGATAAATATAACCGTATAGCAATTGGGCTATTTACGGAGAAAAGATATGAACAGCGCAGTTATCGAGACTGCAAAAGTACTCAATCCGCTGAGTACAGCAATCGGAACAGGAATCTACAAGTCGATCGACAAGATGGTATCACTCATGCTTATGCAGAGTGAAGACAAGCAGTACGCTGAGATCGCACAAAAGTTGAAGAGCGAATACAAGTTCGAGTCGATCGAGTTCATTGAACACATGGTCAGACAGGGCCGCATCTACGACATCTTGGAATCGAAGTGATGATCAAATTTTTCAGAAAACTCTTTGGTCGATTCGATGAAAGAACCTACGCTCATAACTATCTCGCTGAATCGTATGATCATGTAGATCTTGAGCGCAGAATGAAAGAACTTGATGCCCGTGGAATCCGTTGGCACTGAGATTCTCATAAATATGAATAGAGTCAAGGAGAGTTTCGACTCTCCTTTTTTATTGGGAGAACTATATGATTTACGACCGCGGACATAATGGTGGAAACATCTGGAGATGGCAGTCTATCGCGAATTGGTGCAATACTTATGGTTGGAAGACTGGCGCAGAGCTTGGAACATGGGAAGGGCACACCTTCAAGTATCTAATAAACAACTGCCCAAACCTCACACTTATCGGCGTAGACCTCTACGAACCACAGCCGGAAAACACTGGACCAGAGAAATGGCTTCCGGGTGAAAACGGCCACTCGTGGAATCATGAACACTACTACCGTGACATCATGGACTTCTGTGCTCAGCATGCACCTCGAGCGGTATTCCACAAGGGATATACAACTGAAGTGGCTAAGCTGATCCCTGATAATTCGTTAGACTTCGTTTTCATCGACGCCGATCATTCTTTCAAAGGAGTCGACGACGACATCGTGAACTGGTCGCCCAAAGTTAAGCGTGGCGGGTTCATCATCGGGCATGACATTCATTTCGATTCAGTGAAAGGAGCCGTTGAAAAGAACTTTGAAAACCAATACAACAAAACTGATGACTTCGTGTGGTATACTGTAAAATGAACATTGATAAGATTATGACGCAGATCTGGATCGGCCCACGACCAGCACCTGTTAAGTGGATGAATACATGGAAAGAGAAACACCCTGATTGGGAGTACTCAGTCTTCACCCAGAGAGATCTTGAGTCCCGCAAATTTCACAACCAACACTTGATCGAGCACTACTTCGCTAAGGGTCTATACAGTGGAGTCTCAGATCTGATTCGCTACGAGCTGTTGTATGAACGTGGCGGATTCTTCCCTGAAGCAGACTTCCTTTGCCTCGAGAACACTGAAGAGCTCTTCACTTCACCTCCCGACTATTGCTACACTTGTTATGAGCAGGAAGTCGCACGAAGCGGATATGTTCAACCAATTCTTGCGTGCAATCCGGGAAACGTGTTTGTCAAACAACTGATCGATGAGTTGCACACGCTCTATCCTCTTCAGCTCAGCCCACATCCGTGGGAATCAACCGGTAACGCTTGGCTCTCTCGTGTGATTCCAAAATATAAGCCGAAGATCACGATCTGGCCTTCTCATTACTTCATCCCAGATCACTACGATCCTAACTACAAATACTCTGGAACAGACAAAGTATACGCTAAGCACCTGTGGGGATCGACAGGTGGCGGCACTGATTACTCACGTGGAGTCTGACATGAAACCTACTAAAGCATACATCTTAAGGATCGACACTCCTCTTTCTCGTGGATACGCCGAAGGTGCTGCGCAGTCATGTCGCGATGTTGGTTTACCATTCGAGTTCTTTGAAGGATACCACGCAATGAATCCAAGAGCGTCTTGGGACGCCACGGGGATCAAGTATCCAAACGACTTGACTCGATACGATCACATGATCGATAATCCAACGTGCTGTTCAGCTGGGCACGCTGCGATCTGGAAACTCATCGGAGACCGAGACGAGTGTGCGGTCGTCCTCGAACACGACGCTTTGATGCTTCATCCTATTGACATTGATGTGCCAGATAATAGAATAGTTGTTTTAGGTTATAAGCTGAGAGATCACACTCGGTATGATCACGTCACCGCCGGCCCTCCGACCAGAGTGTTTGACATCGATGGTCATGAAGGAGCTCATGCGTATGCCATGACCGGTCATACCGCTAGAACTTTGGTCCAAGAGATCGAGACTAGAGGTATCCTTGGATGTGTTGATAACGCGTACTTCATTCGCGGACAACGTGGAAGTAAAACTCCTCTCGCGATGATGGAACCAACTCCAGCTATCGCATGGCTAAGAAAATCTACGCTTTGGGCTGAGTCTGCAGAAGTCAACTATCACTTCATTGATTCATTTAGAAACAACTTAAGATAGCCCAAACTATAAATAGAATCAAAACCAACCGCAGTTAGGCCTAGGTAAACCTGTGATGTAAGGAGAAAATGATGGCAGTAGAGCCAAAGAAAGCAAAGAAGACGCCTGATGATAAGAACGTCGGTGGTCAAAATAGCAACATCATTCTGAATCCTGAACTGAAAGAAGCGAACGCTAAAACCGCAGTAGTTTCTTTTGGAAGAATGAACCCTCCAACAGTTGGCCATGAGAAGCTAGTCAACAAGGTTAAGGATCTGGCAAAGAAGGCGAATGGCGTCGCTCAAGTATACCTTAGCCACTCTCAAGACGCAAAAAAGAACCCTCTGTCGTACGACGACAAGATCATGCTCGCAAAAGAAGCATTCGGTTCTATCATCCAAAAAGCACCAGCAAAAACCCTAATCGACGTGATGAAGTCTCTGACCGGTCACTTCGATAACGTGGTGTTTGTCGCCGGTGCTGATCGTGTACAAGAATTCGATACACTACTAAAGAAGTATAACGGCAAGGAGTTCAACTTCAAGTCGATCGAAGTCGTTTCTGCTGGTGAGAGAGATCCTGATGCCGAAGGCGTTGAAGGTATGTCAGCGTCAAAGATGAGAGAAGCCGCATCGAAAGGTGACTCAGCAAAATTCAAAACCGGTCTTCCAAAGAACCTACAGAAGCACGCAGACGAAGTGTATAGCCTAGTTAGAGGTGGTATGAAATTGGCAGAAGAAGTAGAACTAGAAGAACACGTGCTTAGCGTCGCTGAGAGAATGAAGCGTGCTATCACAGCTCGTCGTCTCGAGAAAAAGATGGAGATGTCCCGCGAGCGCCTACGTACTCGCATCGCTGACCAAAAGCACCTTGAGGGTCGTGCTCGTAAGAAAGCTATTCAGATCATTCGTAGAAAAGTAGCAGGTGAAAAGGGTCTCGAGTACGCATCCCTCTCGCCAGCAGAAAAGATCATGATCGACAAGCGTGTCGAGGAAAGAAAAAGATCGATCGCGAAGATCGCAGCACGACTCCTTCCTACTGTACGTAAAGCTGAGTTCGCTCGTGTTGCTCTCTTGAGCAAAGGTGGCCAAGGTGGAACCGGTCATCACGTCCCAGGTCAACCTAATAGCCACATCAATGAATCGTTTGAAGCTTTCCTTGAAGAAGGCACAAAGCCACGTTATCACATGGTGTTCGACAAGCACAACAAAGCGAAGCTTGATCGTCGCTTCCGTGCGTTCCGCAACATCATGCATCATGAACAAACTGACACTGAACTCCTCAATGTGATTCAAGAGGCATTTGACGAGTCGCCTGAGGACATCAAGATCGCGATGGCTCTTATCGAGAAGTCACAGAAGTCAGGCCTTGACTTTGAAGTAGTGTTCGAGGCGTTCATCGAAGGTATGTACAACCTGAGTGAATCGAAGACTGAAGAGCAAGCCGGATTCGACAACGTCAACGCTCTCGTGACGAATCACATCAACGAGGCGTTTGAAGTAGCACTGAACGAAGGTGTACACGATCCATCTATCTTCAAGGCAGTTTTCCTTGCTGGTGGTCCAGGTTCTGGCAAGTCATTCATCGTCGGTAGAACCGCACTCACCGCACTTGGTATGAAAGTCATCAACTCCGATGACGCGTTCGAACGTGCTCTAGCGAAAGCGGGAATGGCATCAACACCTGAGAACATCTACTCGCCAAAAGGTCAAGAGATTCGTGGTCAAGCAAAAGCTTTGACTGGTAAGCTCATGGACCACGCAGTTCATGGCCGCCTTGGTCTCGTGATCGACGGAACTGGTAAAGACTTTGGAAAGATCGAGAAGCAAGCTGAGAAGCTAAAGAAGATCGGCTACGACGTAGCGATGATCTTTGTTAACACCAGCCTCGATACAGCTAAGACTCGTAACAAAATGCGCACTCGCTCTCTGCCAGACAGCGAAGTCGAGACTATGTGGTCAGAAGTGCAGCACAACATCGGCAAGTTCCAGCAGTACTTTGGCAACAACATGTACATCATCGACAACTCGGCCGGACAAGAAGTTGAACCAGCCATTCTGAACACCTACAAGAAGATCTCGACCTGGGCGAAGAACCCGCCAAAGAGCCCAGCTGCGAAAGCATGGATCGCTTCACATGGTCACCTCGGTGAAGCCGTAGTCATTCCCGGTCCAGCACTTGGAAGATCTACTCCGAAGAGCATGCACCAAGCTGAGATCCCTGCACCAGTGATTCCTCCTGCGCCAAAGGACGTCAACACGAAAGCAGAGATTGATGCTCACATCGAGCGTCATCTTCGTGCGGTGACTTCTCGCGATCAGAAGATGAAGAAGTTCCGCACCTATCACGAGAGCTATGGTGCTGGATTCGAAGGTACTGACAAGTTGGTCTCAAACTATAAAGCTGCTACTCCAGGCGAAAAGGGTGTAGTCACTAAGCCAAAGATCACTGATGGTATCAACGAAGCGTTCGAAGATATGTTTGAAGAAAAGAAGTATGTGGTGAAGGGCAAAAGTCCATTCTACAAGCAAGATCATTACCTTGACGTGCATACTACACCATCAGCACACCTGATCAAGAAGCACATCAAGCATGCTACACCGATGTCTCACGAAAAGGCAACACAACTCGCTAAAGAACTTGAGAGACACCCAAACAAGTATAAGACGAGTGTTGTTCAAGTCAGCGAAGACAAGAAGCCATTCAAGCATGAGCTCGGAATCGGTGTTCCATTCAAGCACATTGGTAAAGACGCCTTGATGCATGTCGACACCGACCTTGATGGCGACGTCGATGCTGATGACTTCAAGAAGACTGTGCCAGATGAAACCAATGCAGTCCCTGATCTGACTAAGAAGTTCCTGAAAAAGTACGCCGACGAGAAGAAGCACACTCGAGTTGGACTGGCATTTGAACATACGATCAAAGAGGAAGCAGAGGACACCGAGATCACTGCATCAAAGATGAAGGACTTCGAGAAGTTTGTCGACCGCATGTTCGAGAAGTTCAAGATCGACTTTGAGTTCACTAAGCACTTCGGTGAGCGCATGAATGACGATCGTAACTCGCCTAAGATCAAGCTCAAGGAACTCGCTGATTTGATCAAAAAGATCTACGCTAAGCATGGCAATCCTCTCAAAGACAAGCCAGGTGCAGAGATGGTTGTCAAGGATCTACAGTCAGACCTCAACATGCCGGTAGTAGTCAAGTACGACTCGAAGAATGATGAGATCGACATCGTGGCAAAGACCATCATGCGCAAGAAGAACTTCTCCACTCCGAATCCAGTCGTTAAGTACTAAGAGGAAACCATGAAAACATTCAAGCAAATCATAGCTGAAGCGACTGACATAAGTGAAGCAGCCGAAACCGGCTTGGCCAAAAAGGCCGAAGCTTCTGGTATTTCGGTCGGCACTCTGAGAAAGGTTTATAACCGAGGTATGGCCGCGTGGCGCACCGGTCATCGTCCCGGCACAACTCCACAACAATGGGCGATGGCGAGAGTGAACTCGTATATCACTAAGGGCAAAACCTATCACACCGCTGACAAAGACCTGAGAGAATCCGAGCTATCTTCTAAGTACAGCACAGGGAACAACTCCACTGACAAGGCTCGCGCAGCACACTTTAAGAAAGGTGCTAACAAGAGCTGGGATGATCCTTCTGCGTATAAGCCAGCACCAGGTGACGCCACTGCAAAAACCAGAGAGTCTCAGTATACGAAAAAGTATAAACAGATGTATGGTGAAGCTAAAGACGACGGCGAATATGGCCAAGAAGGTGGTATGGCTAAGTCCCAGCTAAGAATGATGATCGCGGCCGCGAAGAGACTACACACTCTTCTCGATGATGACGATGAACTTCCAGGGCACATCGTAGCAGACATCGTTCTAGCAACCGACTATATCACTGGCGCTGCTGACTACATGGAGTCAGAGATGGCCGACGAAGAAGATTTTAACTCAGAAGAAGAATAAGAGGAAATCATGACAGACTTTTCACAATACACAAATCAGCAACTTGCCGAGGCGATCGCTTTCTATCGTCGTCAGCGTAACGGCGCAGTAGGATTGAACGAATCAGCCCACGTTCGTGCTAAGAACTTCGTTCGCCTTGCAGAAGCAGAACAAGCACGTCGACTCAACGAAGAAAAACCAAATCACTACATCGTGTCTAAGCGCAAAAATGGTGAGTATGGTGTTTCGCAAGATGTAGGAAACAACGTTTGGGACCACTCTTATCATCACGGCACGCACAAAACTGTTGATGCTGCGAAGGCATGGGCAGTTAAGCACGCAGGTAAGTATCCACACAAGATTGAAGTGAAAGAAGAGATCGAACTCGATGAAGTCTCGGCATCAACTCTTCGTAACTACATTGACAAGTCCCGTGCAGACAAAAAGGCTGCTATGAAGGACCGCACCACTGCTGAGAAAAATATTAGAACCTATGGCGGTATGGCAATGGACAAGAAAGAGCGTGATGATGCTGCTCGTCGTGTAGGCAATCGCAATCAGGGCATCTCAGTCGCGAACAAGAAGCTTGGTACTTATCCTGCCGACAAAGCAAAGGCTAAGGTCATGGCTCGTGAAGAAGTCGAACAGATCGACGAAATCTCAACTGAACTGAAGAAGCGCTATGTTGAAAAGGGTGGTCAAGACGTCGTTGATCGTTTCACCAGTCGTGGTAAATACGAGAGACCACGTGATCCTTCAAAGTACACTAAGACTGGACGTCCTAAGAAGAGCGCCGTAAATAGTCCAGAGTCTGTTAAGTACCGTGAGAAGCTTGACAACCGTCGTGATATTGTGAACAAGGTTTCTCAAGAAGTACACGGCAAGAAGCGCTTTGGCGAAGAAGTTGTTCAAGAGGATTGGCGTGACACATATTGGAAAGCTGCTATGAAGAAGGAAAAGCAGTTGAATAAGATTGCGGATGCCGATCGTAAAAAGCGTGAAGCAGCAGAAGCTAAAGCAGCAGCAAAGAAAGCTGCTGTTAAGGAAGAAGTCGAGATCAACGAAGCTTCAGATCTTCGCATCACTAAGATCTACAACAAGTGGCCAAAGAAGGCAACCTACGCAGTGCACACTCCTGATCGAAAGTACTTCAAGGAATTCGATTCGATGGAAGCTGCTAAAGCACATCATGATGAGAAAACCAACAACAAATAAATACTAATATCCCATTCATAAGGAGAACTAACATGGCACTATGGGGAAAAACTGACGCTCGAGCATCGGCACCAAAGTATCTACTCGATGGAGCAAATACTTCGATCGCCCCAGCGGCAAACACTGCACGTGATTATGGTGGTCTTCCAGACCAAGTTGACCTGAACAACGCATTCTTCGTCGACACGACTGAAGCCGCTGTCACTTCAAACCGCGCAGCTGGTCTTAAGACCGCAGGTTGGAATCTGTTCACAACCTACACCGACGCGAATGGAAACACTCGTCGTCGTGTAGAGACACTGATCCCAATGAAGGTCTCTGCTGCAGCCGCAGGTGACGCAGGTGTCAGTGGCAATACCGCTATTGAAGACTCAACAGTCGCTGATAGCTAATTCAGTAGTAATGCAAAGAGGGGAAGAAATTCCCCTCTTTCCCTTGAGAGAGTGACGAATGATTTTGAACGAATCCAACTTTATGTTATATGCAGCGAAGTGCTACGATGTTAAGAAGTCATCTGGTGCTGAAGAATTCTATGAAGACCTCAAGCGGTTCCAATATCTCAAGAGATTATTCAAGCGTTATGAAGAAGCAGATGATCTAAAAGTAAGACTAATCCTGAATCATGTGATTGTACTATACAACTGTTTTGGCACTGAAGCAACAAACATGTTGTTCTTTAAGCTTAAGGAATACCACACGATGCTGAAGCCATTCGTCTTATTTCTAAATTACCTGCCTGAGACTGTTCAATATGAAGGCGGAACCCTTTATACATCAGACGTTGGGTTAGATCCACGCATAGTACAAGAGCTTAGAAAAATATGATAGTCGACCTCTTCTTAGTCTATTCATTCATCAAAAGACTGGCGACTTCATTTGAAGACTGGCCGGCCTACAAGCTTGGTATCATCGACAAGGATGGCAACATCCTCAAGAAGCGTCGCGACCTAAGCACAGTCGCAGAGAGACAGGCGTTTGGTACTTATGACCTGATGATCTTGAAGCTAAAGAGACTGCTCGCTAAAGTACCAGGTGGACAGTCAAAGATTGCTTCCTATGCTGCAGCCCTATGGTTGATCAAGGAACATCAAGAGATTGAATCATATGTGGATACACTCACTGAAGAGGATCTAATGATTAAATTCAACCATTATATGGATTATACTACCGAATCACTCGATGTCAACAAAAAATTTGAGATGATGATCGAGGATGGCGAAGGTGGTGCTCCTATCGCGAACAGTGCTGGTAGTGGAAACATCCAGGGAATCGGGGTTGGGCCTAAGGGCGAACCAGGCGTTCCAAAGAGAGTACAAAAGAAAATTCAACAGAACGGTTCGTCGGTCCTCAAACGATTCGGCACGTTCGATAAACTTAAGTGAGGATCCGATGACGTTTGTATTAGAAAAGTCGCATGTAGCAGAGATGCTGAAGGGTAACAAGAACATTGACGCATGGTATGATGCCATGGTCAAGATCTTCCCAAAGTATGAAATCAACACACCTAACCGTATCGCCGGTTTTTGTGCTCAGTGCGGTCATGAGTCCCTGAACTTCACAGTGCTCGAAGAGAACCTGAACTATAAGGCAGCGACTCTCGAGAAACTGTTCAGCAAGTACTTCTCAAAGGCCGGACGTAACGCAGCCGAGTACGAGAAGAAGCCAGAGAAGATCGCGAACGTGATCTACGCGTCTCGTATGGGTAACGGTGACACGGCTTCAGGTGATGGCTATAAGTTCCGTGGCCGTGGTATCATCCAACTGACCGGTCGTGACAACTACACCAACTTTGGTAAGTCCATCGGCAAGTCTCCTGACGAAGTGATCGAGTATCTCAAGACTCTTGATGGCGCACTCGAGTCAGCTTGCTGGTATTGGAACTCTCGTAACCTGAACGCCGCTTGCGACGCAAATGACATCGTCAAGATGACTAAGTTGGTCAATGGTGGAACTATTGGTCTAGACGATCGCAAAAAGCACTACGAACACAACCTCGCGGTTCTCGGTGGTGCGGTCAAAGCTATGCCATCCCGCGTCAACGATCAGATCACGGATTCTGTCACTCAATCTGTCGCTGAAACAGTTAAGCGTGGATCCAAAGGTGAAACCGTGAAGAAGCTTCAGGCCGCACTTGGTCTAGCAGCAGACGGCATCTTTGGCATCGGAACTGAAGCGTCACTGAAGTCATGGCAAGCTAAGAATGGCCTAGTCGCAGACGGTGTCGCTGGTCCAAAGACTCTGGCAAAGCTTCTGGGTTAATCATGCTTGGGCTGAAGGCTTACCTCATCATGGGTGCGATCATGCTGACTATGGTCGGCGGATTCTATTGGTACTATAAAGATAGCCAAGCCCGTATCGCCATGCTGGTGGCGAACAACGCAAAGCTAGAGCTCGCGGTCAAAACAAACGAAGAGACGATCGCGACTCTCCAACAAAACTTCGCTGCGGCGAACGCCGAATTGACTCGTGTTAATGAAGCGTTCACTGCGGTAAGAGCACAAAATCGTGAATTGTCAGATCGCTTGAGTGAACATGATCTTGCGTATCTTGCGTCAAAGAAGCCAGCTCTCGTCCAGAGAGCGATCAACGGTGCTTCTGATAAAGCTGCGAGATGCTTTGAGCTGCTCAGTGGAGCTGAGATGACTGATGCTGAAAGGAATGCTACAGATGGTAAATCGTTCAATAGCGAGTGCCCTTGGCTGTTTGACACTCTTACTCGTTAGTGCGTGTTCAAAGCCGGTGCAAGAGATTCAGGTATCTGCTAAGCCAGTGGATAAACCGGAACTCGTTTTGCCATACGCAGATCCGATCAAGACGCGTGATGTTCAATGGATTATCATAACACCTGAGAACTATGAAGAAGTGTTCAATGAATTAGCAAAGAAGGGACAGCCAATAGTTCTTTTTGCGCTAACTGATAAGGGCTATGAGAATATATCATTGAATCTATCTGACATTAGAGCATATATCCAGCAACAGCAAGCTATTATCGCTGCATATGAAGGTTATTATAAGCAGAGTGACGCTGCAATTGATGCCGCGAATGCAGAGATAAATAGCATAAACACTACAACAAACTGAGGTTACTTGAATGGCTGAAGATTTTAACTCGCTTAAAACAGATGTAGAGATCATCAAGCGTGACATCAACGCCATTCAAGGCTTTTCTGCGAAAATCGATGATGCTATCGAAAAAATGGCCGAAGTGTCAAATAGCATCTCGAAAATGCTTATTGTCCACGAGAATAAGCTTCAAAATCATGATCAGATGATTGATGGAATCAAGCTAGCCATGTCAGAAAGAAAAAATGATTTTGAGAAGCAAGTCGATACTCTGCATAAACGAATTACAGACATGAAAGAGGAAAACCACCTCGAACGTGAAAAGTATCACAAAGAGTTGCTGGCGGCGTTGAAGGAAATTGCTGAGACTCAGCATAAACTAGACAGTCGCATTACGACTCTTGAAAACTGGAAGTGGTACGTCCTTGGCGCAGCCGGCGTCTTGGGGTTTATCTTGGCCGAAATTCCATGGGACAAAATTCTGTTCGGTGGCTGACACTTTTCGGTGTACAAACGCTCCAACCTGAGTATAATCGTCTTAACGGAAGTAATACTAAGGTAGTAGTAGTTGAACCTCGTAGACCTAAAGTACTGTGGTATCCTATCCACTCGCCTGGATAGGTACAAAGTCAAACAATCAAATCCATACAAGGCAAACTTCCGCTGTCCCATCTGTGGTGATAGCCAGAAGTCAAAGTCTCTTGCTCGAGGTTGGTTCGTCGAGAAGGGTACCTCGACCATGTTCCATTGCTTCAACTGTGGCCAGACTCATCCTCTCTGGAGATTCATCAAGCTTACAGATGCTGGTCTATACAACGACTATGTGATCGACTCGAAGTTTGAGAAGTTGTCGGGTCGACCTCCGCAGGAGAAACCAAAGGCACTCGAGACTCTTACAGCTCCTGTACCAAACTTTAAACGAACGGGATCACCACTTCTCAAGATCAAACGTCTCGGCCAGTTGTCTGCTGATCATCCGGCTCGAAACTACGTGAACAAACGTAAGATCCCCTCGAAGGCTCATCATCGCCTTTACTACGCACCTAAGTTCAACACCTGGGTCAACAGTCTTATTCCTGACAAACTTCCTCAACCTGAGCGTGATCTTCCTCGACTCATCCTTCCGATGATCGATCGAGATGGCGTCGTGTTCGGATTCCAGGGAAGGGCTTTCGACAAGCTCTCTATACGTTACATCACAATCATGCTCGACGAGAACAAGCCGAAGTTGTTCGGTCTCGATCAGGTTGACTTCACGAAGAAATACTACGTCGTAGAGGGTCCTATCGACTCGTTGTTTCTGTCCAACGCCGTCGCTATGGCTGGTGCTGATGGAAACGCGACTGGGCTCGAGAACCTTGACAACGCTGTGTTCGTGTTCGACAACGAACCGCGTAACAAAGAGATCGTGAGTCGTATGGAGAAGATGCTCGATCGTGGATACAAGGTGTGTATCTGGCCTGCGAAGATTGACGTGAAAGACATCAACGACATGGTTCTCAGCGGGCTTACAACCGCAGACATCGAGCTGATGATCGACCAGAACACCTATGAAGGTCTATCTGGTCGACTCATGTTAGCGGAGTGGAGACGAGCTTAAGCCGCTTCGTCTTCTTTGTCTTCTTTCTTTGAAGAGCGAGTTCCAGTGCCTGAAAGCATGATACCCGACAACGTACCGGTCAAGAACGTAGCGATCGGCTGAATCAGTTCAAAGAACTTCTGATCGTTAGGAGACACAAACATCGGTTGTGTCACATGAATGAGTGAGTAAAGAACCGCGAAGATCGTTCCGGTCAGCGTGAATGCAAGGCAAACACCTACGATGAAACGAAGCTTAGCGTTGAGTTCTTCGATAGTATCCTTCTTCGCAGTCATTATTTTACCTCTTCATATAATGGCGTATCAGTTGATTCGACTTGAGGTTTAATCGTGACTGCAGCTTGAGCAGCTTCAATCTCTTGAACCATCGCCGATAGTTGTTCGGACGTCACTGGTGATCCGTCCATTGTGATTAGATTTGACGTGCACGTACCCGAAGCTGTGCATATAGGTGGTTCGCAGTCAGGTGTAGACCAATTCGCTGGGTCTTGGCATGGATAGCGATAAACGTCTTCAGCGAAGAACACGACTCCAATGCCGACGAGTAGCGCTACAACTGGCAGGTATTTGTACATGTCTAAAAGTCCCATCTTCATAGACCTATCCTTTCTCTGATGGTAAGATCATGGTGTAGGTCAAGTGTTACAATATGTAGTTCCAAGGCTATTTATAAGTTGACACTTGCGCCCGATGTGGTAGTATGGCTAATACATAGAGAGTGCGCTTAACAATGAGGTGATTCATGACAATCAATGCTATCTTAGCGTGCGATACTGAGAATGGTATCGGAAAAAACGGCGGGCTTCCGTGGCCGCATAATCCGGAAGACATGAAGTGGTTCGCAGAAAACACTCGTGATGGTGTCGTGGTGATGGGTCGCAAGACATGGGACTCTCTCGGCAACAACAAACTCAAGGGCCGTGTTAACGTAGTCTTGAGCACAAACACTGTGTCCGTCAAAGGTGAACCTGACATCGTCTACAACGTCGGCCAATATGACATGCTCAAGGTACTACAAAATCTTGAGATGGAGTACCCAACGAAAAAGATATGGATCATCGGAGGAGGTGAGATCTATCGTCAAGCACTTCCATTCTGTAACAACTTGTATCTGACGAAGTTCAAACAGGCCTACGGGTGTGACACATTTGTCGACAAGTCTCTGCTCAAGCCCTTTCAGAAACTGACCGGTGACAAGCAATCTGAGTTTTGTTCGTTTAGTATTTGGAGTAGACTATGAAGCAATACCATGAAGCGCTTCAATACGTCCTTGACCATGGCGAAGTCTGCACCGATCGGACTGGTGTAGGCACTCGTTCGGTCTTTGGGTATCAAATGAGGTTTGATCTAAATGAAGGGTTTCCTGCAGTCACGACAAAGAAGCTCGCATGGAAAGCAGTTGTTGGCGAGCTACTTTGGTTTTTGGAGGGCTCTACAGATGAAAGAAGACTTGCTGAGATCACTTTTGAACAGCATCGAGTCAACCTCATCAATAAGTCTACGATTTGGACAGCAAATGCCGACGCTCAGGGGAAGTCTCTTGGACACTACAATGATGACTTCACCAAACTTCTTGGGCCAGTCTATGGTGCCCAATGGCGTGACTTCAATAGAAAGGGTTACGACCAGATCGAAGAAATCGTCAAACAGATACGAACCAATCCTGACTCAAGAAGAATTATCCTTTCGGCATGGAATCCTTTACAACTTTCCGAAATGGCACTCCCTCCCTGTCACGTATTGGCACAGTTCCGGGTCATGAATGGTAAATTGAGTTGCCAACTTTATCAGCGTTCAGCCGACATGTTTCTTGGTGTTCCGTTCAACATCGCGTCGTACGCCCTGCTGACTCACATGATCGCAAAAATTTGTTCGCTAGAAGTGGCTTATTTGGTACATACCATCGGCGACGCCCATATATATAGTACTCATGAGGATGTAGTACGTGAACAACTCAAGCGAACTCCGCGAAAATTACCAAAACTGAAGATGCCTGAACTGACGTCACTTGATGTGCACGCCATTCGTGAACTGCGCGCTTCAGAGTTTGAGTTACTAGACTATGAGCCGATGGATTCGCTGAAAGCACCGATGGCCGTATAAGAAGAAAGAGGAAAAAATGCTATTCGAAGAACAAATTTCACGAAAGCCCGATCTGTATCCATGGACCAAACAGTTCATCGACGCGATCTGGCAAGGATTCTGGACTCCCGATGAGTTCAACTTCCGATCAGACTACTCGCAGTTCAAAACCGATTTGACCCCGCAAGAACAAGAAGTGATCGTCAAAACGCTGTCGGCTATCGGCCAGATCGAAGTCGCAGTGAAGACTTTCTGGGCGAAGCTGGGCGACAATCTTCCTCATCCCTCGCTTCGTGACCTTGGGTTCGCGATGGCAAACTCGGAAGTCATTCATAACCTTGCTTATGAGAAGCTTCTCGACGTCCTTCAACTGACCCACGTGTTCGAACAGAACCTGAACGAAGAGGTGATCAAAGGTCGAGTCAACTACCTTCGTAAGTACTTGAACAAAGCTTACAAGAACGACAACAAGAAGCAATACATTTATGCGATCACTCTGTTCACGTTGTTCGTTGAAAACGTATCACTGTTCTCACAGTTCTACATCATCATGCACTTCAATCGCAACAAAGCTGTGTTGAAGGATTGTGCTCAACAGGTTCAATACACTCGTAACGAAGAGATGCTCCATGCTCAAGTCGGCATCAAGATCATCAACACTCTTCGTGAAGAGTACCCTGAGCTGTTTGATGAAGAGCTTCAGAAGCGTATCGAAGCTGAGTGCATCGACTCGCTGAAAGCAGAAGCAAAGGTTATCGACTGGATCATGGGTGACTACGCAGTTCCTGGACTCGACGCGTCTATCCTGAAAGCATTCATCGCTAAGCGCATGAAAGACTCGATCGATCAAATTGGCTTTGACAGCTCGGCTATCGTATACGACGAAGCTCTCGTGAAGAAATCATTCTGGTTTGATGAAGAACTGCTCGGCGCCAACATGACCGACTTCTTCCAGAAACGCCCTGTTGAATACTCAAAGGGCCAAGCAATTACAGCAGAAGATCTATTCTAAGGAGAACACACATGGGATTTGAATGGGCAAACGAAGACTCTCGAACTTTCCTCTCGAGAGGTTACATTGATGGTAACATGACAGTCGAGGAACGAGTACGGGAAATCGCAAAGGCAGCAGAAAAGATTCTTGACAAGCCTGGTTTTTCTGATAAGTTCTATGACTACATGAGTAAAGGTTACTACTCGCTTTCGTCTCCTGTGTGGTCGAACTTTGGTACGAACAAAGGACTTCCTATCTCGTGCAACGGCGTCTACATCGAGGACTCCGTCGAGAGCTTCCTTGACAAGTTTGGCGAAGTGTGTACGCAGAGCAAACTCGGTGCGGGTACGTCTGGCTATCTCGGTTCGATCCGTCCTCGTGGGACTGACATCAAGGGCGGCGCAAATGGTAAGGCAAATGGTCCGGCGTACTACCTCGCGCTCTGGGATACTGGTGTAGACGTCATCAGTCAAGGTTCTACTCGTCGTGGTTCGTTCGCTGCGTATCTGCCGATCGAACATCCTGACATCATGGAGTTCCTCGACATCCGCGAAGTTGGAAGCCCGATCCAAAACGTCTCGATGGGTGTAACCATCACCGATAAGTGGATGGAAGAGATGATCGCTGGTGATGCAGATAAGCGTGCTGTATGGGCACGCGTCCTACGTAAGCGTAAGGAAACTGGCTATCCCTACTTGTTCTTCACCGACACTGTGAACAACAACAAACCACAAGTTCTAAAAGACAAGAACATCCCGATCTGGGCTTCAAACCTTTGCTCGGAGATCGCTCTGCCTTCTTCACGTGATTGGTCGTTTGTGTGTAACCTCGCTTCGATGAACCTCTTGACGTTCGACGAGTGGGTCCATACCGACGCGGTTGAAGTGATGATCTGGTTCCTCGACGCGGTCATGGAAGAGTACATTGAGAAGACCGACGGCGTGAAGTACATGGAGCCCTCGAACAACTTCGCTCGTCACTGGCGTGCTCTGGGCCTTGGTCAACTTGGTTGGCACTCGTATCTTCAGTCGAAGTCGATTGCATTCGAGTCGTTTGAAGCGCATATGCTGGCGATCAAAATCTCGAAGTTCATTGATGACCGTTCATTGGCTGCAAGTAAAGAACTTGCTGAAGAGTATGGTGAACCAGAAGGACTGCTTGGTTATGGTGTACGAAATCTTACTCGTTGTGCTATTGCTCCTACTACTTCTTCTAGTTTCATCTTGGGTCAGGTTTCTCCTTCTATTGAACCTCTTGCCTCGAATTATTTCACGAAAGACCTCGCGAAAGGTAAGTTCACGTATAAGAACCCGTACCTCGTGGCAGTCCTCGAAGCTCATGGTCAGAACACCGACGAAGTCTGGTTCTCGATCCTGCAACGTGGCGGTTCGGTTCAGCACCTCGACTTCTTGACTGATCATGAGAAAGACGTCTTCAAGACGTTCTCGGAGATCGCACCGATCAGCATCGTTCAGCAAGCAGCAGCTCGTCAGAAGTACATCGACCAAGCCCAGTCTTTGAACCTTCTTATCTCTCCCGACGTTCCAGTCAAGGATGTCAATGCGCTGATCATCGAGGGCTGGAGACTTGGTGTGAAGACGTTCTACTATCAGCGTGGTACGAACCCAGCACAGCAACTCGTCCGCGACATAATGACTTGCGCTGTGTGCGAAGCCTGATCACAGAATAAACGATGAATAAATAGGGGCGGGAGGGAAACCTTCTGCCCCTTTACTTTAGGAGACCATTCATGGAAGAAGAAGATTTTGTGTGCGAAGTATGTGACTCGGAATTCACTGTTAAGCACTACGAAGAAGATGAAGTCGCATTTTGCCCATTCTGTGGCGAGACTCTCTTCAAAGACGATGAAGATGAAGACGACATCGATGAATGGGACGATGAAGAAAACCGATGACCTGGTATTACGAAGGGAAACCATTCTCTTCGGAAGACATTAACGGCCACGCTGGATTCGTCTATGAAATCACCGACACATTGAATGGTAAGAAATACATCGGCAAGAAGAAGCTGAGCGCGACGAGAACGCTTAAGCCGCTGAAAGGTCAGAAACGTAAACGCAAAGTAGTCTCGGAGTCTGACTGGCTAGACTACTATGGTTCAAGCGAAGAAGTCAAGGCTTTGGTCGAAGAGTTTGGTCCCGAGAGGTTCGAGCGCAGAATCCTTCGACTATGTAAGACCACCGCTGAGATGAGCTACTACGAGATGAAAGAGCAAGTTGAGAAAGACGTACTCTTGAAGCCTAACGAGTACTACAACGCTTTCGTCGGAGGCAAGATCCACAGGAACCACCTCAAGCATCTACAAAAAAGTTGAAAAAAGTGCATCCCACCAGTTGACATCTCTGGTGGGATTGTTTATATCTAACATGTGGCAACAAGGAGTTAGCCCATGACCGAAGTCAACGTGATGCTCTCGATCGAACGTCGTCTCACTGAGATGGCGAGTGAATCGTCTTTTGTCCAAGCTGCGCCGGAGTATGCCGAAGCGTACAAGCTTGGTGTCTGTGAGTCGATGCTCGCTCAAGTCTTGCATCATGTCTACGCAGCACTCGGTGAAAAGGCCATGATCGAGATCATGGAAAAAAGCTACATTCGCCCCGTTTTTCGCGGTTAATTCACGAACACAACATCTGAGGTTGATATGAAACTGAATCTCGCTCGTCTGAACTCTATCGCCATTACGCTTGACGCCATCGAAAAGATGGAACGTCTCATCTATATTTACTCTGAAGATAAACCGGGCCCTGCTTATCTTCTGGCGAAACCTGTCGGTCAATCCAGTGTTGAACTGCAGATTGACCGCAAGTTGATGGTTGAGACGCTCAAAGCACAAATCATGAGTCATGTCAAGCATCTCGAAGAGCGCTTCGAAGGGTTCGAATACGATCCCGAAGCAAAATGGCACGGCGACGAAAAATAACGGTTGACATCTACGTAGATACCGTATAGACTGTTCTTGTAACCAACGGAGAAGATCATGATTTACGACGTGTATGCGATGTTTCGTGAAGGTTCTTACCTCGTTGCTTCCTCGAATGACGCCAATCATGGTTCAGAGGTTGCAGAGCGTGTCTGCAAAGAACTCGGCGAATGGCCGATGGCATTCGCTACGTTGACTCGTGGTGAGCATTCCCTCAAGGGCAACATCTTCTCCTTCAACGACCTCAAAGCACGGAGCAAGTGATGACTGACAAGAACATCGACTTCGGCGTTCAGTTCGACATCATCGATGAGATCAAAGAACCCGTCGGCATGAAAGCACGACTCATCCAAAGCCACCGCACAAAAACCTTGGCGATTCAGACTTGGGGTTCGATGAGCGGTGCATGGATTACCACTCAGCGTTACAAAGACGTGCAAGAGATGTGGGACAAGAGCAAAGCTCTGGCCAAGTCTATTGCTGACTCGAAAAAGAAACCGAAAGGAAAGAAGAATGCGTGAACTCTTGGCTGCACTGATCATCGGTATCATCGTGACAGCTCTTGTTTCTCCTGAGACCGCAGGGGCTTGGTTGAAGCGAGTTGATGATGTTCGCTTCGTCGAAACTATGTACGAATAAGCAGCACTTTTCTGTTGACATCACGATCTAACTGGTATAGATCTATACTGTAACGGAGGAAACGTGAATGCTTGATTTGATCGACATGATTGACTTCATCGAAGAAGTGCTTCGCGAAAGCACCGATCCAGCCAAAATGCGGGAGATGCTTCGCAAAGAACGTCAGCGTCTTGCTTCTGAGTTCGCTCGTCTCGAATCATCGATGGAGGAAGCAACATGACTATCACCGAAAAAGTTGAACGTAAGATGGCTGCACTAGAACATCTGATGAATACTCAGATGCATCTTGAGTTGCCGTCGTCTGTTGCCGAGTCCATCGAAGGATTGTCTATGTACTGGGCTCACCTGTCTGACGAAGACAAAGACTATATCGATTGCGCCTCTGATGCGCTGAAGAACAAGAGGAAGTGGGAAGTATGATGGTATTCGACGACACTGAATGGTTTGCCTCTCAGAAACGAATCATGACTGAATGGGCTCCAGTGAAAGATGAGATGCTTCGCCTCATCGCTAAACCGGTCATCTCAGAACATGAACGTGCTGTTCGGGACGACGTCATTGCCTGGGCCAATAAGAACGGCATGGCAAATCACACTTTGAAAGCTCAAGCTGCAGCTTATTGGAATGAAAGGCTGAACTGAAATGGCAAATAACACTCAAACACAATCGGGCGGCGTCGGCTTCTTTGGCCTTCTCGCCATCGTCTTCATCACCTTGAAACTGATGGGCTACATCACTTGGTCGTGGTGGTGGGTTCTTGCGCCGCTGTGGGGCCCTCTGGCTTTCGTCATTGTGATCTTCCTGATCGTCCTTATTTTTGCGGCGATCTTCAGCAAGAGCTGATATAAATACAAATATGCGTCCGTGGTCTAATGGATAAGGCAAGAGTCTTCTAAACTCTACGATGAGGGTTCGATTCCTTCCGGGCGCGCCATTTATGCCCTCGTAGCCCAACGGCAGGAGGCAGGAGACTTAAAATCTCTACAGTGTCGGTTCGAGTCCGACCGGGGGCACCAATATCCTGCTTTGTGGAAGTGGGTGTCGGTACACAGGGAGGCCTTATAAACCTTCTAGCGCCAGATCAGCGTTCTCGACTTGGTTCAACTCCAAGCACTTCTACCAACCAGGATATTGACGTATGCTCCTGTAGCTTAGCGGCTAAAGCCGGGCGCTCATAACGCCTTGATCGTGGGTTCGAGTCCCTCCGGGAGCACCAACATATAAATACTCGTACAATCAACCAACAACCATAAGGATGAGTATAATGGAACAACTTGTTGATCAGATGAAAGTCGTACTGGCGTCGGCATTCACCCTATATCTTAAAGCCCACGGATTCCACTGGAACGTCACTGGTCCAAACTTCGCACAGTACCATGACTTCATCGGTGATTACTACGACGCAGTTCACGGATCGATCGACGACATCGCTGAGCACATCCGCGCACTTGGTGCATTTGCTCCAGCTTCGCTGTCTCGCTTCATGTCTCTGACTCACATTCAAGATGAGCTCAACATCCCTGATGCTCTCTCGATGATCGCTCGTCTGGCTGCAGACAACGACACTCTTCTCGAAGAACTCAACGCCGCTCACACTCTCGCAGAGAAGTACTCGCAGTATGGTCTCGTGAACTACCTCGAGGATCGTATCGACTGGCACGAGAAGATGGCATGGCAACTGAAGGCATTCTCTGCCTGAAAAAATTTCGGAAAAGCGCACTTTTTTGTTGACATCTTCCGAAACCAGTGTATAAATAGTCTTAACAGAACAAACTAACCAAGGATTCTCCTTCAATGAAACCCACTAGCGCATCAGTCGTAAAGCATAAGCAGGTACTACCTTGCTATCGCTTTATTATGCGCGGTGAACAGCTTAATATTATGAACATGAGGGGGTACGTCGGCTAACGCCAGGTGTACATGGTTAGAGAAAACCAACCCCTCCAGACGAAAGTCTCGGAGGGGTTTTCCATTTGGGCTGCTGTTCGGAACTGGTTACGGGGCCGACCGCAAATCGGTGTATGAAGGTTCGAGTCCTTCGCAGCCCTCCAAAAATAACGGTTGACATTCGTGTCGATCTAGTATAGAAGAAAAACTCGGGATCGAAGAGATCGTATCAATCATCCCAGCTCATTGAAAATTTAAGCTTTGTTCCTAGGGGATGCCCGATGATGGAACTGGAAACAGAAGCGATTCTGTTTTCACATGCACAATAACCCATTGTAGCTACTGGGTAGTGGACTATATAGTCAGTGACAAGAAAACACGTTCGATTCGTGATTGTGCAGTTGAAAACAGAGTCAGGGTAGTCTTCGGATTCCAAGCAACCTTGAGATCGGATACGTATCGTATCCTATCTCGTTGTTTTGGTTTCCACCAAGGACTACGTAACTTGGGACACCTTCTACGACGGTCGTCTCGATATAGAAACCAACGTGGCCTTGCCAACCATTACCATTGCGTTCGAAGACTACTATGTCTCCGAGTCGTGGTTCTGAAACCGGCATACCCCACTTCAAGAAGCTACGAGCAGTCAATGGATGTTCGCTTACAGTTTCTGATCCGGGTATGTTATGGAGCTTCAGAATTGAGTTGACAAACGCCGCACACCATTGATAAGATACAGGATCAACACCAATAAGGTTGTGAATCTGTTCTCTCGATGAGTGTTCATCAAGGCCAACCATAGCCGCTGCGGTATCAACCGGCGACAGGGGTGGCATGACACGGTGAAGAGTCACGTGACTCGAACACCCGAGCAGAATGAGTAACGGTAAGATTCTTTTCATGCGAATATTTATGGAAAGATGAAATTATACACGACTATCACCTATATAAATACTTTCACAACTCTGATGCATCACTAAGACTAATTGTGATCATCAACAATCCAATAGGTGATCAAATATGCCTTTACCATCGACCGGTGCTATATCCCTTTCTGACTTAAGATCTGAGTTTGGTGGATCGATTCCAACTAAGTTAAATGATTACTATAGAAATGCTGGACTTGTAGACAGAACAGTGACAGCTATACCAACAAGTGGCACTCTGTCTTTAAGTATGTTCTATGGAACAGCGAACGCGATTAACTTTAGTGTAGTTGCGTCAAAGACTGGATCAAGCACGGGTTCAATAGTAATGCCGACCGGAATCAAACTTGGCGACATCATCATAGTCGGATGGAGAGCTAGTGATTCAAGTCCAACTGAAGTTGGATCTGGCTTCAGGATGATTTCTTATGCGGGAAACGATAACGGACTATATAGCAGCTCTGGCACAAGTCTGTCTTATGCGCTGGCCACAGGTAACGAAAGTGGCGCTACAATAAGTGGATGGAGTGTAAATTCTGGTGGCTTGTATGCAGTGTATATCTTAAGACCATCGAGAGACATAAGAAGCACAACATCCGTCGACACTGGATCATATGCCGGCATCAACAATTCTCCTTCATACACTATCACTACTTCATTAGCCGAAGCTGACGCAACGACAATCGCTGTATCAGTCATGGGAAGTTGGAGTACTGGCATAAGCGGGACATTTAGTCCGACTACGTCGACGATTCTTGATTACACCGATGGCAACAACGCAATACGGTTGTATATGTACATACAAAATCCTGCTAGCGTGACACCTGTAGACTGTGTTTCAAACTTCAACAACGGAAACGTAAACTCTACTTCTACCGGGTACATCGCGGCTAGATAACTTCAATCGTTCTGTAAAATTTTCAAAAAAGTTGAAAATAACGGTTGACACCGGGCAAGAACGGTTGTAGAAGTAATCATGAAACAAAGATTGATACACACCGGAAACCTGAGTTACCTCAACAAAGTTCATCGCGGCTATGGTGTCTACCGTTACTGGATGAAGCAACTCAAGCAATGGCCTGACGGTAAGATGACCGTAGAGTTCATGGAGAAGGAAGATGAAGCGAAAACAAAAGGAGCTTCCCAAAGCTCGTAATCCTTTCGTCCAACACCTGATCAACAAGCGTGGTTCAGGTGTGCACGAGAAGAGCAAGAAAGCTCAACGCCGCGATGATAAGATGGCGCTGAGACAGGAATGGGCCGGTAGCTGAGGTGGTTTTAGCACCCGACTTTTAATCGGAGTACGTGGGTTCGAGTCCCACTCGGCCCTCCATTACTTTGACGATACTCTCCGTACTAGTTGCTGATAGGATCTGTGATCCTTCTCGAAGCATAGAGTGTATCTTCCAAGTAATGAATATGGACCGGTAGCTGAGGGGTTTAGCGGCGGGCTCTTAATCCGCGACAACGTGAGTTCGAGTCTCACCTGGTTCACCAAAATATCCTGGTGTAGTGATAATGGTAGCACACTGAGCTGTGGACTCAGTAGAGTTGGATCGTAACCAACCGCCAGGACCAAAGATGTTGGGAAGTAGTTCAGCGGTAGAATAACTGACTTTGAATCAGGAGGCCGGTGGTTCGAATCCACCCTTCCCAGCCAATATATTGTCCCTTCGTCTATGCCGGTAGGACGCCTGTCTCTGAAACAGGAAACCGTGGTTCGAGTCCACGAGGGACAGCCAAACAAAAGTGTGTTTTGCTCGGTCGTGGCAGAGTGGTAATGCGCCCGACTGTTAATCGGAAGCCCAATATGGCGCTGGTTCGATCCCAGCCGACCGAGCAAAACACATTCACGGTACTGCTACGGCGAATAGCAGCTAAGTCACCCTCACGCACTGGGGTAGAGCCAAACACATAAACAGGATGTAGCGTAGTGGTAGCGTGGCGGCCTTGGAAGCTTCCGGCGTGGGTTCGATTCCCGCCATCCTGACATTGTGGTAAGAAGGTAAGAGACTCTTACTACTGCTAGCAGGCAAACCCGTGGCTAGCACTTATTTGGGTGGTAAGCTAATCTGGTGAAAGCGCGTGCCTGAAAAGCATGAGAGGTTGGATCGTAACCAACACCACCCACCATAAAGATTGAACTCTTATAAATAGAGATATTAGAGGAGTTCGATTATGAAAACTTGTCCGAAGTGCAATACAATCCATGATAAGTCCGGAGTGTATTGCTCGCGTAAATGTGCAAATTCAAGATCATGGTCACCAGAAGATAGGTTAAAGAAATCGCTTTCTGCGAAAAATTCATCTTCGGTATTGATTGCGAATAGGCATATCGGCAATGCCAACAGAAAACATGAATACAATGTGGTTGATTGCCTTAACTGTGGTTCCACGTTCAAGACAAAATCACAGAAGTTTTGCTGTAAAGAATGTTTTGACGAATTTCGTAGAATCGGCATGGAAGCGTATCAAGCATATAAGCTAGACTGTAGGTTTATCTTTAATGTGTATGATTATCCGGACTACTTTGATCTTTGCTTAGTGGAATCTAATGGTTGGTATTCTGCTTCAAATCGTGGGAATAACTTGAATGGTATATCACGTGATCATCGACTATCGGTGAAGGATGGGTTTACACTTATGGTTGATCCTAAAATCATTTCTCATCCGGCAAATTGCCAACTAGTATTACAAACTGATAATGCAAGGAAGAACCGCAATTCTTCAATTAGTCTAGAACAACTTCTAACTGAAATTGAATTGTGGAAAGAAAAGTACGGAGACACACTGCCCGACCGGTAAGGGGTTAGTCTGCAAAACTAAAGCTGCGCAAGCAAACGGGTTCGATTCCCGTGTGTGTCTCCCTACTCTTCTTAGAACGACGGGTTCGATTCCCGTACGTGTCTCCCAAGCAGTATGAAAATAGTTGTTGACATTCGTCTTCGACTGTTGTAGAAGTAGATTAACATGTTCCTATAGCTCAAAGGTAGAGCACTCGCCTGATAAGCGAGAGACCAAGGATCGTTACCTTGTAGGAACACCATGGGAGATGCAATAAGGATAGGCGGTCCTATCGGGTGGCTGTAAACCATTCCCTGCAAAGGCAAGGCGTTCAACTCGACCCTTCTCCCACCAAATAACGGTGCTGTAGTTCAGGGGTAGAACAGGGGTCTCATAAACCCTATGTCGGTGGTTCAATTCCACCCAGCACCACCAAGATTGGGTTACACGCCTCAAGGTGAGGCAGCGGACTGTAAATCCGTCGCTGAAAAGCACGCTTGGTTCGATTCCAAGGTAACCCACCAATAACCCCAATGCCGCTGGGCTTCGGCATTTCAAAGCAATCATGCCCCTGAAATTCATCACTCCCAGAGGACTACTTGGCGATGGTCGCCGGCCTTTCAAGTCGGAGAAGAGGGTTCGAAACCCTTCTGGGGGACCAATAACGCTTCTGACTGTCTATCGGAAAGGCAGACGGCCGATAACCGTCGATGATGAGGTTCGACTCCTCACAGAAGCACCAACTCGCGTAGGACTACTTGGCGATGGTCGCCGGCCTCTCAAGCCGGAGAAACGAGTTCGAAACTCGTACGCGGGACCAATTCAAAACTTAAGCTGTGCTCCAAGATTGATGTTGTGGTTGACTACCCATCCACGTATAAGACTGCTTCCGATGAAGTACCAAACTCTTTGCTTCTCGTTGAGACGGTCATACGCTACGTAGTTGCCATAGATGCTTAAGGCGGTAAACGCCGCGAGTTCAGCGTCTGAAGGGTATTTGCCTAAGATTGGATTAGCTTCTACCAGATCGGTATGATGCATCGCATATCGTGTGGTGATGAAGTCAGACACTATCAACGCTGTTGATATGCCGAACTGGATTTTAGTTTCTGTGTCCCACTCACGGATGTCAGCCGAAGCTGGCGTACACATAACTAAAAGGACAAAGAGTAGCTTACGCATGTGACTCCTCCTTGTGATGTATAAGTATTTATGTTCCCATGGTGTAATGGTAGCTCACCTCCGTGACATGGAGAAGGCGGAAGTTCGATTCTTCCTGGGAACACCAACAACGCTCCTATAGTATACTGGTATTACACGCCCTTGGTACGGGTGAGAAGAAAGTTCGATTCTTTCTAGGAGCACCATTTAGTAGTTGACATGTGGAACAGTTAGATTATGATGGTGTAGAGGAGAACAAGATGAAGATCTCTATTGACTTCGACGACACCTACACCAAAGATCCAAAACTGTGGGATCGATTCGCCGCTGATGCGATCGCTCGTGGACATCAAGTCTACTGCGTATCTGCTCGTGGCACTCAACACATGGACGATCCAAAACGCACTATCGGCCAGATCATTGGTCCAGAGAATTGCTTTGGAACAGGTCTACGCCCCAAACGCCACTTCATGTGGCACGTACACAAGATCAAAATCGATGTTTGGATCGACGACATGCCTGAATACATCGTCGACGACCACACTGAAGGTCTATATTTGCCCTAGTATCCACCCTGTCTACGAAACAGGAGTAAGGTAACTGGATGGAAGATGCAGGTTCGAATCCTGTCTAGGGCTCCATTTACGTCCCTGTAGGCCAATTGGTAGAGCCTCGTGTTTGAGTAACACGAAGTTGGAGGTTCGAATCCTCTCAGGGACACCATGCCGACGTGATGCAACTGGAAGACATCCCATCCTCAGAAGGTGGGTCCTGTGGGCTCGAATCCCACCGTCGGCACATAGAGAACATTGATCGTATAAATAGTAATGCCAATAAAACTATGAGTATGATTCATGTTCTACACAATCTACAAGATCACCAACTTGATTGATGGTAAGATCTACATCGGAAAACACCAGACCAAAGACTTGAATGATGGTTACATGGGTTCCGGTAAGCAACTTAAGAGGGCACAAGCCAAACACGGAATCGAGAACTTCAAGAAAGAGATTCTCTTCCAGTTTGACAATGAAGCCGACATGAACACTAAAGAAGCCGAGTTGGTAACTGAAGAGTTCTGCTTAAGAGAAGATACTTACAATCTTTGCCCAGGAGGTAAAGGTGGTTGGGGTTACGTGAATGTGGCTGTGATCGGGAATGATCACAGAAGAAGTGTTTCGGTTAAAGGTGCCAACACCACCAACACGAGACGATTAAGCGACCAAGAATTCGCGGAATACTTGCATGGCGCAAGAAGCAGATCTGCTAGTGAAAGATTAGCAAATGGAACACTTAACCGCATAGATCCAAAGGCGTTTCTCGGTAGAAAGCATACCGAAGAGACCAAAGAGAAAATGCGGAAGTCGAAAAATGTGGGTTCATCAAATTCACAATTCGGCACAATGTGGATAACAAACGGCCAAGAGAATAAGAAGATCAGGACCGAAGAAACCATACCTAACGGATGGACTAAAGGTATGACTGCTTGGCATAAGATAAATGCTCCCGCCGCTGAGACGGACTAGGCCTTCGAAGCCGATGACGGACGGGTTTGATTCCCTCCGGGAGCGCCATAAATATAATGCGAAAAAAGGTTCGTAGTAGCGAGCGACAAACCAGGAACCTTCAGGCGTAAGCCGATGCCCATTCAGATCGTCTGTTAGGTCGCTCAAAGAACATGTCCTCGTGGTGGAATGGTAGACACGCTAGCTTGAGGTGCTAGTGGCGCAAGCCGTGGGAGTTCGAATCTCCCCGAGGACACCAAATCATGGAGTGGTTATGACTACTCATAAAGACAAAACATTTAAGCTCGCGTTCTGGAACTGGTTCGACTCTCTTCCATGTGAAGAGAAGAAGCGTTTCTGGTACTATCAGCAAGACGCAGCAGAAGTGTTTTTCTACAACAAATTTTGGAAAAACCAGCAAATAACGGTTGACACAACCATTGATTCGGTATAGATATTACTTATCGGAAAACAAAAGGTGTTCGACATGACTCGCGAAGAAATCGTTGTGATGATTGAGAACTACACCGACAACAACGGTGTTCTCTGCGGTGTTGAAGATCTTGCAAAAATCATCTTCAACGAAATCGAAAAAGCCAACACCAAAGGTTACTTCCGCGCGATGAAAGACATCCGCGAAGGTGAAGTTCGGCGCCTTAACGCCGCTTAAAGAAAGGGCACGAGATGCACTATCGAAAGTTTTACGACGACTTCTAGGGTATTCACCTTAGAAGGAGAACTAAATGTCTCGTACGTATCGTAAACCTCTTCATCTCATTGAGGAGAACGAAGACACCTACATCAAGCGTCAACTCGCTAGTCGCTATCGTCGCTGGAACAAAGGCGACAACTATAGCACTAAGTATGTGCGTCGCAAGAAGCCTGAAGATCAATACGAAGCTGAATACAAAGTAGCTTGGGATGAATACCAAGAAAAACTGAAGAAGGCTGAGTACGATCAATACGGTCGTCCTTATACTTGGAAGTACGGCTGGAGTTGGTGTGAACGTAAGCGCACGATGTATGTCGAATACATTCATCGTCCTCATGTCAGCCGCTACCATCGTGTCGATATTCCTTGGTCGATTGAACAAGAGATCGACGATCTGAAGACTCAGTACCGTAAGTTCACTCGTGACGGTCACTGGAGCGAAACTGGTTGGAAGACTGGTTTTAAAGAAGCTGCTGCTAAGGTCACTCGCCTTGGCAATCGTCGCCTTGAGAAGAAGATTCTCAAGGACGAAGACTACGACCACTTGCCTTATCCAAACGAACATGATGGTGATTATCTCGTTTGGTCATTTTGGTAAAAAGTGGTTGACATCTATACAAACTTAGTATAGATTGAGACTATGAAGAAAATTGGATGACTTCCGCAAATAACTCAAGCAACAAACTGATAATTTGTAGTAGCTGACAAACGTCATCCAGATGAAACTTTCGTATAAATAGAAAGTGCTAGCCACGACACGCCAATGTCTGCTAGCTCTAGAAACATACGGGAGTTTCCAGCATATGACTATTTATCTGTACGTAAAGACGCATCGCGTCACAAAGCTGAAGTATTTTGGCAAGACTGTTCGTGATCCATACAAATATCGTGGAAGCGGTAAGTATTGGAAAGCACACCTTAAAGTTCATGGGTACGACATAGATACAGTTGTTATCGCAGAGTATCAAAATACTGAAGAGGCTAAAGACTTTGCCTTGACATTCTCTAAAAACAATGATATAGTCAATTCAAGTGAATGGGCAAATCTGATAGAGGAGAATGCCGTAAACGGTGGAGACGCCAGTAAGAATATCGATTATTCCTATCTGATTGGAAATAGCCACATGATAGGCAATAGAGGCAATACATTTGCTAAAGGTACTATCGGCAATAAAGCATCATCGGGCAGAATCTGGATAACTGATGGTGTGATCACCAAATCAATAAGATCTACTGATCCAATTCCAGAAAATTTTCGTAAAGGTAGATCTAAATCTTGAAACTAAACGGTTGGTTTCAGCAACAAAAAACCGGGAATGGTTCCCAATTTGTCTTGTAAACAAACTTAGCGGTTCGAATCCGTAAATCCAACCAGAAAGGAATACACTATGTCTTTTGCAAACGCAGCCCTCAACTACAAGAATGAAGCTCCTGCTCGTACCGCGAATGGTATGAAGGCCCGTGCTACTTCGGCATCGGCAGTCTTGGACTTCTTCGGCAAGGTCGGTTCTTACCGTGGTAAGGATATGACCGATCAATTCCTCTCGGCTCTGGCCGAAAACGAAGAGCACGCACTGCGTGCTCTTCTGTGGACTCGCGACATTCGCGAAGGTGCCGGTGAGCGTGCTCAATTCCGCAACCTTCTGTCGAAGCTGGAAACGTTGAACCCTGCTACCGCTGGTAAGCTGATGGCTCGCATTCCTGAGCTTGGCCGTTGGGACGACCTGTTCGCCTACACCGAGCACTTCAACCGCAAGGCTGCTTTCGAGATGATCCGCAAGGCTCTCATCGAAGACAAGAACGGCCTCTGCGCGAAGTGGATGCCTCGTAAGGGTCCAGTCGCAGTCGAACTGACCAAGTTCCTCGGCCTGTCGCCAAAGTCTTATCGTAAGCTGGTTGTCGAACTGACCTCGGTCGTCGAGACCCAGATGTGTGCCAAGAACTGGAACGAGATTAACTTCTCGCATGTTCCTTCGGTTGCATCGGCTCGCTATCAGAAGGCTTTCGGCCGCAACGCTAAGGAAGCTTACTCGGCTTACATTCGTGAGCTGCAGAAGCCTGAGGCTGAGCGTACCGTGAAGGTCAAGATCAACGCTGGTGCGGTCTATCCGTACGACGTTATCCGTTCGGTGACGAATGGTAACTCGGCTGTTGCTGACGAGCAGTGGAAGGCTCTGCCTAACTTCGTCGGTAACGCGAAGATCTTCCCGATCGTCGACACCTCTGGTTCGATGGGCTACATGCCTTTCAACCGTTACGGTATGAACCGTGGTGGTAACGGTGCTCCTCAGCCTATCGAGGTCGCACTGGGTCTGGGTCTGTACGTTTCTGAAAAGAACACGTCCAACTTCAAGGACCTCATGATGATCTTCGACTCGACTCCGAAGTTGGTTACGCCTAAGGGCTCGCTGACTCAGCGTCTGAAGTCGATCCCTGAGATCGTCGCGGGTAGCACGAACCTGCATGCAGCGTTCGACATGTTGCTCGACATCGCAATCAAGGGCAAGGTCTCGCAAGAGGACATGCCGGAGATGCTGCTGATCCTCTCGGACATGCAGTTCAACTCCTGCGTTCGCTACGATGACTCCGCTCAGGAGATGATTGCTCGGAAGTACGCTAAGGCCGGCTACGCTGTGCCGAAGATCGTCTTCTGGAACCTGTCTCCTTACGGCGACAGCAACACTCCGGTTCGTTTCGACGACAAGGGTGTCTGCTTGGTCTCGGGCTTCTCGCCTGCCATCATGAAGTCGGTCCTTGCGAACGACCTCGAAGAGTTCACGCCTTACAACGTAATGCTGAAGACTCTGCTTAAGGATCGCTATGCCGTCTAACGGCGGCATAGCCTAACGAATATTGGATCATTACAGCAACAAAATTGCATATCATTCGGAGATCGTGGTCTAGGTGCAAATCCTAGGTGCCCCACCAATTTCACTATGGGGCATTGGTGTAACAGATGCACACGTAGCAAAAAAGTTGATCCAGAAAGAATATAGGTTGGGTTCAGCAAACTTACACACTTTGTGTATTATCGGTTCGAATCCGATTCCACGCTTCTTGCGTAGATAGCCAAATGGTAAGGCAACAAACAAGTAACCAACCAACCTGAATATACATCATGAACAACGGAGAATCACATGGCCGATCTGGTCGCAGAAGCATTTACTAACGAACTCGGGCAGACCATTCAACCGGGTGATGAAGTCGTCTATGTTGGCACCGGCTACGGTCACAGTGTTCGAGTCCGGACTGGCAAGTTCGCTGGCGTTTACTACTCGATTGGTCGTCACTATCTGAAAGACGAGAATGGTCAATACATTCGAGACGAAAAGGGTAACGTTAAGCACGAGATGAAGCAGTACGTCAAAGCTGTTCGTGTTGATGGTGTTCCTTCTAAGTCGTACAACTACAAGACTCGGCAGTACACTGACACCACTCGTTGTGCTATTCTTCCTCTGAAGCGTGTGTACAAGATCGACATGGCGATGAAAGACATCGCGGGCAAGAGCCTATAAGATTATAGGATCGTTTCAGCAAAAAATTGCATAGCTCAACGGTAGAGCATTTTCCTTCCAAGAAAAGTGTGCGGTTCAAATCCGCGGCAAAAAAGCGATCCTGACGAAAAAAGTTGTTGACATTGCTCAGTAGATGGTATAAATAGGATACATGAGGTGGTAAACCTCAACGTTCTTTGAAAACTTAGAAACAGAAGAAATTCTGTTTTCACATACATCAAAACCTGGTGGGGAAACATTGGGTGGCGTAATTGCTTGTGGTAGTCCACTTGATGTAGCTGAAAACAGAATCGCAGAAATTCTGTTTTGACGGATACATCAAGTAGGGTTCGATTCCCTCCTGCGCCACTAGTGGCTCGGTTGTTACCTTGGAGGTGGTGTATCGCTCAAAACAGAATCGCCAGTTCCGGCTGGTAGGTAGTTGCTCGCGGGCCGAATAGACCGCATGAGGACGAAGAAACAAACCGGGCGATTTTTGCGGGGTAGACTGGAGGTGGTTCCAGCACGGTCTCATAAGCCGATTACGCAGGTTCGATTCCTGCCCACCGCAACCAAATATGGAGACGTAACTTGACATCTAAAGGTTCGATACCTTGGAACAAAGGCAAGAAAGTTCCACCAAGAGGTGCCGGCACTAAGGTGAATGGTTACGGTATCAAACTTACTGATGATGAAGTATTCGTCGAAAACAGTACATATGCTAGGCATAATCTGAAAAGGCGAATAATTCAAAACAACATGATAGAATACCGATGCGCGATTTGCGCTATTGGACCAGAATGGAATGGCAAACCAATGCCTCTGATTCTTGATCATATAAACGGTGTTCATAATGATAATCGTCTTGATAATTTAAGATTTGTGTGTTCTAACTGTGATTCACAACTTGATACATACAAAGCTAGGAATATCAAGAAGAAATAACTGGAGATGTGGCAGAGTGGTCTATCGCTGCCGCCTTGAAAGCGGCCGAACGTGAAAGCGTTCCGTGAGTTCGAATCTCACCGTCTCCGCCAATTAGTAGTGAAGTCCCACTGTCCAGAGACTATCGACCTTATGTCTTTGAAGGATACGCACTCACTACTCACCGCGAGGGAATAGGTCCCCCTCCGGTCGAATAAGGCCAGAGAAACGGTCACTGAGCATAGCGACTCACACCCCTCTGGTCAACGAATACGGGCTCTTAGCTCAGATGGGAGAGCAGTAGCTTTGCAAGCTTCAGGTCGTCGGTTCGATCCCGACAGGGTCCACCATTAATGCGGGTATGATGTAGAGGTAGCCTACCTCCTTGCCAAGGAGAACGCACGGGTTCGATTCCCGTTACCCGCTCCAAATTCATAGGCACAACGCCTAGTCACCCGTAAGGAGATTTGTAATGTCGTATCGTAAGCTCGAAGTAGATGGTCAAGTGTTTGAGTATTCCATTGGAAAGACTCACACCAAGATTCGCCACGTCGGAGCGTTCAAGAACGAAGAAGTTGGTAACGATCACGTGAACCGATCACAACAGTGGTATGATCCGGGTTACCGGGACATTTCGTTTCAGATTAAACCGAGTGACCTTGCAAACTTCATCAAACAGAAGAAGTTGAGTATTGAAAACAAACGATGAGAAACGTGTCTTCTATGACACTGTGAGCTCGATCTTAAACATAGAGCATCAGTTCCACGATCCTGTTCGTCGCCGCACACGCTGGAACGCAAGGATCAAAGGTAACGGTAGATTCCCAGGCTTTGGTCTTGTGCAATGTTTCGGCTCAACCGTACGAGTCGCGAGCAAGCAAGGAACTAAGGTCTTCTACTCTTACGAAGAAGTTTACGACTACTTGAAAAAGGTGGTTGACACCGACAAAGATTCGGTGTAGATTGAATAAGAAATTGGCCGTGTGATGAAGTGGTATCATACCGGATTGTCTATCCGAGGTTGAGGGTTCGATTCCCTTCACGGTCGCCAAAATAATGGTCCGTTAGCTCAGCGGTAGAGCAACTCCTTTACACGGAGAAGGTCGATGGTTCGATCCCGTCACGGACTACCAGACATGCCCATGTAGGCCAATTGGTAGAGTCGGCGCGCTTAGAACGCGCATGTTGGGGGTTCGAGTCCCTCCATGGGCACCAATTTCAAAATGAGGATGAGATGTCGAAAGTACCGTACACGATCAACGTTGATCGCTACATCTGCACTGAACTCGAATACCTTCGTAAGATGCTTGTTACACATGACTTCTCGATGCTTCCGGCTGCGATTGAACGGATTCAGTTCCATGCTTCGGCGATGGAAGAAGCACTGTATCGATACGAAGGCATCAAATATACGCTCAAGAACAAAGTCGACGAAGAAGGTGTCACTGACGCCGACTTCCGAGAGAAGGCACGAGAAGTGCTGAAACAGCTCGACAAGTAATTGCCCTTGTAGGCCAATTGGTAGAGTCACCGGCTTCAAACTCCGGAAAGTGTCGGTTCGAGTCCGACCAAGGGCACCAAACAATGGACACGTGGGTGAGTGGCTTAAACCAGCGGTTTGCTAAACCGTCGGCCCCGAAAGGGGTCCGCAGGTTCGAATCCTGCCGTGTCCGCCATAGATGATAGAGTAGCTGGTGCTACACCCTGCCTCGAAAACAGGTCCGGCGTTAGTTCGTCGAGAGTTCGATTCTCTTATCATCTGCCAATAACATACCTCTAAGCATGGATGGAGTCTCCTAGCTGGTGCGGGAGGCCGCCTGGAAAGCGGTTCATAGGGAAACCTATGGGGTTCGATTCCTCCTCCATCCGCCATATAACAACAATGAGGTGATGTTATGACTGACGTAACTGCAGACGAAGCAGAAATTCGTATCGAAAAACCTTCTCGCAAAGATCGATTCCAACGATCACTCGTGGCTCGAGCCCATCGTCGAATGGTCAAAGCCATTAAAGCGATTCGAGAGTCTCGCCAAGAACGCGAAGAAGAGCATCTGTATCAAAAGCATTTACACCTCATGCGTGATCAGAAGAAAAAAGTACGGAAATCGAAAAATACTGGTTGACGGCATTAAATAAATAGAATTTAGGTTAACCAGAGGAGTAAACCATGAAAACGTTCAAACAACTATTCGAACAGACCGATCATGTCGAACATAGTCTCGACATCGACGCAAATGGCAAAGATCCAGAGAAGCGTAAAGCTGGGATCGAGAACTATCTTAAGAAACACGCCGGAAACTCGATCACTGTTACACACCATCACATCGGCAAAGGTGGTGGTGGAGTAGACAACGTTGGGATCAAAGGTAGTGTAGAACATGTGATGAAAGCACACAACATGATGAACTATGACGAGTATCCTCATACTCATGCCGGTTACAAACAAATGCGTAAAGATTACGGTCGCGACTAAAATACTGGTTGACATTCCTGTAGAACAGTATAGATTGTACATATAAGGAACGCAGACGGTAACCAACCTGAGCTTCCTTGCTCTTTGAAAATCAGGTAACAGAAGCTGGTGGCCATAGCATATCGCTAATGCGCTACTTGAAGGAAAGATGGACTGGCGACCATCCAGAGCAAAAGCTCTGCAAGCACAAATGAGCTAACATGTGCATCCGGTAGAGAAACTCGTCGACTCGAGTCCCTGGCCGCTTCTGTTTTCTTTTATACACTTGGTGTACTGGAAAGCACAGGCCCCGCAACGGCAAGGCAAGGAGGTTCGATTCCTCGGTGTATAAAAGAAAACAGAAAAAAGTAGTTGACATCTAGATCGAGTTGGTTTAGATTGTCTCTATAAGGTGAGAAGATCAAGTAGGTGATGAACCAGTAAATCTTGATTGATAGATTATGATCGGGGTGGGACAAACCCGTAAGACCCGATGAGTATAAATAGAACAGAGTTGGTGTTTAGCGCACACCGTAGCGGTCTTAAAGAAAGCGGAAACTCCAACCTCTGTTTCTAACTAAACACTTGTCGTAATTGGCCTTGAAAGTAGACTTACCTACGGTGGGCGCCGCATCTAGCAAGACGTGCGAATGATGGTCAAACGGTGTAAAATACACGCGAAATCAGGGCGGCTTGTGTTTAGTTAAAAGTAGAGTTTCTGTTTCTAACTACACCGACGGGTGAGTTGCTAACTACTAGAACGCCTAGGCCAAGGATCCGAAGTTAGCCGGTGTAGTTAGAAACAGAGATCGTTCCTCGTTAGCTCAGTTGGTAGAGCAGCGCACTGTTAATGCGCGGGTCGTAGGTTCGAGCCCTACACTGGGAGCCAAAATTTTTGCGGGGTAGAGAAGAGGCATCTCGACTGGCTCATAACCAGTAAATCGGAGGTTCCTTTGGTTCCACATAACGGTGTAAATTTATAAATAAACAATAAGCTCTGGAAGGAAGATTAATGAAAAATTTTTATCAATTATTAACAGATAGTTATGTTACTGATAATAGATCTGAGTACGAAAAAGCTCAGGAACACGCCCACATACTAAAAGCTCAGGAACATCAAGTTAAAAGTTCTATCCACGATGTAAGAGCGCGTCGTCTTGCTGACGCCAAAAAGAAAAAAACTCCAGAATATAAAATGCATGTAGAATTATCTGATGCACATCATAAAGCTTTGCAACATCATGTTTCGGCGCATTTACGTTATTCACGAGAAAGAGTTAGAGAGCTCAATTTCCATAAAAAACGATCTGAAAATCCTGCCCTTGGATCTGAATCTAGAGATTACAGTAAACGAGTTGTTGATCGTCTCACTGCTGAGCATAAAACACATATTAAAAACGCCAAAGAAGCATCAGAGCACGCAGATGCTCTTTCTAAATCTCACGGTCAGGATTATTCTGCTTACGAACACAGCTGGAAAAAAATATGGGATTGATAAATTACTATTCAAATCCTCTCCAACGCATCCAAAGTTAGACTGGATATAATCACCGGGTCGTTGGTTCGAGCCCAACACTGGGAGCCAAAGAATATATACGTGGAGCGTATAGTTAGCTGGTGCTAACAACGGCCTCCAAAACCGTCCGCCAGGGGTTCGATTCCTCCCACGTATGCCAAATTGAGAAGAGGATAAACACGGCAGCCTCGTTGTAGTAACGGTGCCTCTTCTTTTAGAATTATCCGGCATTAGCGCAGTCTGGGAGCGCGCTTGATTTGGGATCAAGAGGTCGTAGGTTCGATCCCTACATGCCGGACCAAAATATAGGATCGGTTCAGCAAACCAAAACGCTAAATCAATGCATGTCTTAGCGGACAAAAACGATCCTGACGAATTTTCCTGTTTTCGTAAAAGCAGGTGGTGGAGTGGCTTTTCAGCCCCAAGTTTGTCCAAACTCAAAATGGACTGGTACTCCCGGTGGTGACACCAAGTTTGTCCAAACTTAAAATGGACTGGTCAGGGTAACCTCAACACGGGCCTGTGGTGATAATGGGAGCATTCTACACTTGCAATGTAGAGGACACGGATCGTAACCGTGCAGGTCCACCAATATGTCGGTACCCTTCGCGTGAAGATTGGGCTAAGTTAATGTGATAACCTGAAGCCGACACCAGAATTTAGAATGTGTACAGCAATCAATCAAAACATACTGTTTAATTGGTAAACGCACGTGGCTTTCGATTCTCCCACATAAAATAGAGAGTAGGCAAACATTCTGTTAACTTCAACTACTGTTCGGCGTAATCTTTCTTGGTAAGTTCCTGCAACTGACTTTCGCAATAGAACCGCCGCTTACCAGTTTCGGATGGGTACTGCAACAAATCTTGGTGTAAAAACCATGATCATAGAGACAGGTAATGCCTCGACAAGGACGACGACCATCCAGTCATCTCAGTGTCGGAGGAATCGAGGATAAATCCTGTCACCTTACTATTGTTCGATCTAGATACCTATGTATAGTAGCCGAAAGGCGGGTCACTCAGTTCTAGACGACATTCGGTTCAAAGTGTGAGAACCAGCTTGGCCCCGTAGCTCAATTGGTGGAGCAGGTGCTTCTAAACCACTCGGTTGCGGGTTCGATTCCCGCCGGGGCAACCATTCACTTAACAAAGGAAACTGACTCAGGTAGCGAGTAAACGTTTAACCTTTCGAATATCTGGAGAGTCTGGGAATAGCGTTTGTGCAGCATGTTTAAGGCTTCTATACATAACACCATTGACTTCAACAGGTTTTGCTCTTCCGGAGTTTTCTGATAGCTTTCTTAAAGTTTCGTCTGAATGGGTTTTACCTGTTCTTGACAACGACTTTTTGAGCCTTGTTTCAGCGGATTCAATCTTTCCACGATGAAAGTCGCCTATCTTTCTATTATGGCTTTCGCTGTTAGGTCGGCCTTTCTTAGTGTTTGAGATTTTGATTCTAGTTTGAACATCCATCCCAATTGATACATTATCTGTTTGGTTCAACCATTTGCTATTTTTGATGACTTTCATTCTTTTTAACACTTTGTGTTCCCAAACTCTAGCAGAATCTTGATTCTTAAAAACGCGTCTAATCTCAACAACATCTGGTTCACCGTATTGTTCTCGGGTGTGCTTGACCCGATTAGATGATGTGAAATATGTAACCCATAAATCATTAGGGTTACAGCCTTTGGCGAATCTTACGCCATAATACCAAAGGTCATAGTTTGACCATCCTACTAGATATGTGTATGGTGTTGTCATTGTTACCTCCTGCATATATTTATACTTACACTTCAACATGGAGCATATAAATGTCCTAGATTATCGAAAATACTGAAGTTATATTTCACTTCAACAAGAAACACCTTGAAGACGCTACGATCCCTATGTGGGTTCTTAAAGCAAAAGGCCAAACATTCTACGTGAACCATGTGGAATGCCTCAAAGGCTGGAGCACGAAAGAGACTCCTGATAACCCTGCAACGAAAGGGGCGATCAAGATTCGTAAGTGTTCGCTTTTGATCGAGAATGGGTTAGCCACCATTCGGGATGCACCTTCATGAGACAGTTGTACCGATACCTACTACGACTAATCTCACAAGAAAACAAAATTCAGAAGGAATGCATCATGAACAAGCAAGAAATCAAAGCACGACTTAAGACTCTGGCGATTGACATCAAAGACAGCAAGCGTCAAGCACGAAAGCATGTTGACCATTATGGTCCTCAAGCTGAAGCGCAGTACGCGTTAGTAAAAGAACGCTCAGAAGTACGTGGACTTCTCATCGCGTACGCTTACTTGAATGGAAAGCCATTCACTGCGCCAGAGAAGAATCCATTCGATGAGAATGATAGTGACCAGCAATCAGCAGTGATCAAAGCGAAAGCTGCTCTCGGAATGACCGAAGTTCGAGTCTACCCAAGTATGACTGTGCACAAACCACTTCCAGACGAACAGTTTGACAAGTGGCTAAAGAATACATCTGGCCCGGATGTATGATACGATAAAGGTTTCGTATCGGTTAGGGTTGACTAATTGTATTAGTCAGACCGATCGTCTCGGTCGAAGGTAAAAAGATCTCAAGTGATCTAGCATCTGGCGTACGACTTAGAATTGTGATGTCCAGGCACTGCTAGATCACCGCTGGAAAAGACCGTGGTCTACTGGTCCCACGAGAAAACTTCGCGACAGATGAGAAGTCACCTTATAATAGACTACTGTAATATAAGACTACCATAGTAAATCTAAATCTACTATCTAAAATGTACCAGACGTTGCGTAGGAAACAACGAGCTCCATCGGGACTTGCATGTACCGTCCGATGGGTATAGGATAACTGAACATGCCGGCTATCCTTGCTGACAGGTCGTAACACTGTCGTTGGAAATGTAGTAACCAACTGCGCATAAACTAGTTGACATTGACGTGGATATGGTGTAAGCTGATTCTATCAATAGAAGAGAGCATAGATGAAGCACGCCGTCCACGTCACTGTTACCATCTCGGTTGAAGTTGATGATGAAGTGATCAAAGCTGAGTATGGCAAGATCACAAAGAAGGCGATCGTCGAACACGCGATGAACAACTTCGATGTCAAGCATGCTTTCGACTATAAAGGCAAGATCATCGAGAGCTATCTCTCTTGGAATGAAATGAAACCAGCTCGAAAAGGTATCGGATCGTACTAATGCTGAACCGTGAAGAACTCGAAGACATCTTGAACAACAAGCCATATGGTTATGGCAAACTTCTGATGAAGAAGGGTGTGAAGAAGCGAACGTTTATCGCTATGCCCTACAAAAAGAATTCCCTTGAACCCATCAATGTAACTGTACTCAGTACTGACAAGGATGCGTTCCAAGACGCTCAACGGCAATTCTATTCCACCATCGCAAAAAACCTTGACTACGATGGTGTTGAGTGGAAGCATCAAGTATAAATAAGAATAACGCGGGTAAGGCTATGGTAGCCAGGCAGCCTTCCAAGCTGTAGGAGACCGGTTCGATTCCGGCTACCCGCTCCAAATAACGCTGTAGTAGCTCAGTCGGTAGAGCAGTTGCCTTGTAAGCATCAGGTCGTGGGTTCGATTCCCTCCTGCAGCACCAACAACGCTCATATAGTATAATGGCATTACAACGGTTTCGTACTCCGTTGATAGGTGTTCGATTCACCTTATGAGCACCAACAATGAGAGGTGTGAGATGGCGTACTGGGGTTATCATGCGATGTTTGACTGTGGTGCTTGTGACAAAGCATTGATTGCAAGCAAAGAAAACGTATACAACTTCATCAAAGAACTTGTTCCGGCGATCGACATGGTCGCGTTTGGTGAACCAATGATTGAACATTTTGCCACTCATGCACCTGACAAAGCAGGCATCAGTTTCTGTCAGATGATCGAGACCAGCAACATCAGCGGTCATCTCGTCGACTCAAACGGCGATGCATATTTCGACATCTTCTCGTGCAAACCAGTCGACATCGGTGTTGCTCAAGACATGATCGAGAAGTACTTTAAGCCTACCAAAGTGAGAGTGAACTTCATCACTCGATCGGCTGGTTGAATCCAGCCACTCGCGGCTAGAGATTCGTCTCTAGCCGCTTTGTCGTTTCTAGAAAGGAAGAACATGAGAATCCCGTACGCGTGTCGGCCGCTGAAAGCAACCTATCTTGCTGTAAGTAAAGTCATCGCAGATGATAAGTACCTTGAGATGACCGAAGGTCAGTTTATTGGAGAGTGCATGAAAGCTTCTGGTGGAGGCGTGAACCCCCTTAGATACAAACAGATCTACACCGAGTTGATGAAAGACGCAGGACTTGCTGCGCTCAATTCTCCGCTGAAGTCGTCGCCAGAGGATAATGGTGACCACTCTTGGGAATACTACGTGGATGGAAAGATGATGCATGACGATGAGTACAACAATACAGCCCATACGACGTATTACACAGCATGACTGTTGATGAACTCGTAGAGCTCGCGCGAGAAGGCGAGAAGGTAGATCCTATTGATTGGGGAATGGTTCCCATTCAAGAAGAAGTAGCCTATCGACAGATGGCGATACAAGTCCTAGAAATGATGAAGAGCTACAATCCAGCTGATCGCCAGGCTGTAGCCCTTGCCGCTATTACGAAACTTCTCGTCGAGAACTTCGTGCTCAACTACCAACTGTTAAATAGTGTTAAATAGAGTCAGTTAGCGAGTGGGTTGTCCAACGCAGTCTGAATCTTCGTGTTGAGTCTATCTTCTAGGTCTTGAATCTTACGATCTGTTTCCGTTGAGAGTGACTCACGCTTTGTGTCGAACCGCTGATTAGCGAGATCGATCATCTCACGAACGGCGTCTTCTGACTTCTTTGTTCGTTGCTCGTTCTGATCGACAACCGACTCTAAGCGATCAATGTCAGTCTTAAGATCTGTCTTGATGTCACGTGTGTAGTCACGAGCTTCGATCACCGAGTCTTCAGTCGCCTTAAGCTTCTCTTCGATAACGGAGAGTTGCTCTTGGAATCCAGAGAGGTCTGGAGCCACGTAGGACTGAATTTGTTCTTTCATGTCCATGTAGTCCTTATACACTTCAAACGCACCATATAGACCACCTACGAGTGTAGTGAGTGCAGTGATGGCAGCAAACATCTTACCACCCGTGAATTTGATGCCGGCAAACTCGAGTGAAGTCTTCCCGGTTTCTTCGTTTTCCTCTGACATGTTTTGTCCTTATCTGTTGATGTATGCTTGCGCACCAAAGAACGTTGCTACCACGCCCGCTTGAGCAATGTAAAACATGCTGAGTAGATCTGACAGTGCAGCAACACGCTCTGCAGATATGATTGGTGAGAACAAGACCGCGGTGAATCCGATCATGGATAACATCGCAATCCAAGCCATGCGTCTCTGCTGGTCTTCTTTCTTGTCACGATTCTCAGCTTCTCGGGCTGCACTCTCGCGAGCAAGTTCTTCATCATCGACGACGCCGTCTTTGTTCTTGTCGTATTCGTTGTACTTCGAATCCATTTGTAGCTTCTTTATCATTTTTCCTCATACTGCATCATGATCATCTTTGTGTGTAGTACTTGTTGTGCGAGGCCGTTTCGTACACCACTCTTCGATTCAGGTAAAGCCTCTGGTTTATAGAATAGGTTGTCTTCATATGTTCCACCATCCATCGCGACGCTGTAAGCACCAAAGCCTGGAACGTATCCTAGCATAGCGAGAACACTCTCTTGAGCTTTCTGTTGAGCTTCGAGAGTCTTAGCTGATGCGACTTCTTTAGCTGCAGCCTTAGCTTCATTCTTTACTTCCTTCGACACCTCAGCTTTGGTTGGCGGTTCCTCTTTCTTAGTCTCTTCTTTTGTAGTCGGTTCAAGCGTTCCCATCGAGTAAGATTCAACTCCACCTGAGATAGGGTCAGTGAATGATACTACTAAAGTGCTTCCCGCTGATGTTTGCAACACGTCAACTACAGAATATCCTTGGCAACGTGAATCAGCCTGTACGTTTGCGGTGCACACCTTGTTCAAGATGTATGCGTCATAAGCCTCTTTGTATCCTTCACAACCTGTGTCATAAAGTGGGTTCAGCGAACACTGTTGAGCATAATACGCCTCGGGATAACCTAAGCACTGATTGCTGTATAGACTATTTAGGCTACATTGCTGTTCGAAGTACGTGTTTTGATAGCCTTCACAACCGTAGTCGTAAAGTGGGTTCAGCGAACACTGTTGGTTGTAGTAAGCCTGTTCATACCCTGAACAATCTGTGGCGTATAAGGGGTTCACAGAACACTGCTGATCGTGATAGGCTACATCATATCCTGAGCAGTCAGTTGCGTACAACGGATCTATCGAGCACTGCAGAGAGTGATAGGCCTCATCGTAACCTGTGCACCCTCGATCATAGAGAGGATCGAGAGAACATTGCTGCTCATAATACGCTTGTTCGTATCCTGGGCATCCTGCATCATAGAGAACATTTGCTCGACATTGCTCAGCATAATACGCTGATTCATATCCTGAACATGTTTGATCATAGAGAGGGTTGACGCTACACTGCTGTTGTAGATATGCTTCTGCGTATCCAGGGCAGCCTTCATCATAGAGTGCGTTGTTGTAGCATTGCTGGGCGTAGTATGCATCTTCATATCCTTGACATTGTGGATCGTATAAAGGGTTGTATGAACACTGAAGTTGTAAGTATGCTTCCTGATAGCCTGGGCAAGAAGAATCATACAGTGGATCGCTGAGGCATAGGTCGACACTTGGTATGACTGAGATGCTTCCTACTTCATTACGATGTGTGTTCGGTTGGACTGTTTCGTACGTCGACGTTTGGCCCTCAGCTATATCGCCAGTCATACCTATCGTGGCGTTATGAAAGCTTAGGTTGATGTTTGCGTAGTTATAGTCTACTTGTCCGGTTGCGTAGATCGAAGCGCTGAAGGTGTTGTAGTTTTCAGTTCCATATTCAGCGATGTTATTCCACGAGTAAGTCATAGACGTAGCATCGCCAACAGCTGTGAATGTACCTGGACCGTTGTCTATCAAGTCAGTCTGTAAGACGAAAAGGGAAAAGTTTAGCGAAGGGTTTGGCTGAGATAGATCGTATGCACCGCAACAGAAAGAAGACGTTGGACTTAAAAATCCAACGACTCCATTCGAGAACATATATGAATCTGTGAACACTTGTCCTTGATACGGGAACGCGAACTCAAGTGGAACATGCGCATACCCATCGTCGCCGATCTGGTATTCTTCTGCCTTAGTTACCTGCGGCACTAAGAAGAATGATAAGACCAAGGCCGAAAAGAATACCTGTGTTAGCTTTACCATGACCCATCTCCGACTTGATTTGTTCCGGCTTCATCTCTGGGTTCTTCTCCCAAGCCGCTAATGCTTCTTCTCCGATCTTACCTTCGATTGGGCATGGCGTTCCGGCTTTAAGCATAGCGTCGAACACCCGCGGATCTTGGCACATAACAGAAACTGCAGCCACTTTCATGCCCATGTCGTACAAGGTCTTAGAGATCTTAAGACGTTCACAGTTTACGTCAGTTGTTACGGCTCCGCTTGATACACCGAGAATTTGTGTCTGAACAGCTCCAGACTCGGCGACAACACATAGGTCTGAGTTCGTGTTGTTTATCGCAGGAGATACTGCTGTAGGTGGTGGTGATATGACTGTGCTAGTCGACTCAGTCACGATTGGTTCTGCGCTCGTAGCGGTAGCTACAAGCATCAACACCGTGGTTAGAACTACTCTTAGCATGTGATTACTCCTCTGGTTAGCATAGTATCACATGATCTTTGTAGTCAACTCGACCAACTATTTATTAGTTGACATTCTCGGAAATATAGATAGAATTGGATTATGGGTACAGTATGGAGTTCAAAGATGTTCACCCAAGTACAAGTAGAAGAAATCGTAAACTTGCTCTACACTCTGGGCAAGGAGACAAAGATCTACCTCGGCTGCGACTCTGTTCGTTACCGCAAGAATGATCGTTGGCATGCGCGCTATGCAACCGTGGCTATCGTTCACATGAACGGTAAGAATGGTTGCCGCATCTTCAGCCACGTCGATCACGAACCTGACTACGATCTGAAGAAGAATCGTCCGAAGATGCGTATGATGAACGAAGTCTCAAAGGTATGTATGCTGTACAGCCAGCTCGCGCCTTTCATCGACGAGTTCGACGTAGAGATTCACCTCGACATCAACACCGACCCTAAGTTCGGTTCGAACTGTGCTGCGAACGAAGCCGCTGGTTACGTTCTCGGCATGACTGGTATTGAGCCAAAGCTCAAGCCAGAGAGCTGGGCTGCATCCTTCGGTGCAGACGGTGTCGCACACGGCCGCGGTGTGAAAGAAGCGGCTTAACAGAAACAACGTACCCATAACGGAAAAAGTGCTCTTCGGGGCACTTTTTTCATTTTACCAGTTGACATTCTCATGTAGATTGATTAGATCTAACTAGTCAAACAGAGAAAGAGATCAACATGCCTCGCGGTGTTCCTGCTAACGGTGTCCGAATGACGAAAAAAGTTCGTGAAGCCATGCTCACGTCGGGTTCCATCCCTCAGCTTCAGTTTGAGACTGACGCTGAGATTGACGCTCGTCTCCGTGAACGCTTTGAGATCCTCGACGTTCTCACTGAAGCTGCTCTCTTCGGTGACGCCCGATCGGTGATCGTCTCGGGTCCCGCCGGTCTAGGTAAGTCCTTCAACGTCGACAAGCAACTCTCGGCTTGGGACCCTGACCAGATCAACCATACGATCGTCAAAGGCTTCATTCGTCCGACGGGTCTTTACAAGCTTCTCTACGACTTCCGTGAACCCGGTCAAGTGATCGTGTTCGACGACGCCGACTCGGTCTTCTTCGACGACGTCTCTCTGAACCTTCTCAAGAGCGTCTGTGACACCACCGACATTCGCAAAGTGTCTTGGCTCGCTGAGACTCGGATGGAGACCGACGACGGTGAGAAACTTCCTCGGTCCTTCATCTTCGAAGGTACGATCGTCTTCATCACCAACCTCGACTTCGACGATATGATCGAACGTGGCCACAAACTCGCTCCGCACATGTCGGCTCTGGTTTCTCGTTCTCACTACATCGACCTTGCGATGAAGACCAAACGTGACTATCTGGTTCGCATTCGTCAAGTGGTCGCCGACGGTATGCTTCGCGAACAGGGTCTGACCGCTGAGCAGGAAGTCGAGGTGATGAGCTTCATCGAAGAGAAGCAAAACGTTCTTCGTGAACTCTCTCTTCGCATGGCTGTGAAGATCGGGAACCTCGTCAAGACCGGCAAGAACTGGCGCAAGCTGGCTTCGGTGACTTGCTGCCGGGTTGCATAAAGTTCAAAAAAGTGCGCTTAGCCAGTTGACATTGGCTAAGCTTTTGCTTATATCTAACATGTAGGCAACGGAGAGAATGATGCTGACTATCATCGCTTGGATCGTGTTCATTTTCGCTTCCTTCTGGAACATCCTCTTTTGGACATTAGGTGCCATGGTGACGATGCGTACAAATCGCATTGACTGGGATCGCACTCGTGTTGAGATGATCATCAGTCTCGCTATCTGGATCATCCCTGGTGTGTATCTCTTTGGGCTGTTCTAATGAAACATGTTGGAACCATTGGTGAACGGAAGTATGTGTTCGTCAAGTGTGTGAAGTCTCGCACCTTTCAGAACAGCTTTGGGTATACCCATATGAACTTCCTCGAGGATCGCTTCGGCAATCACTTCGTGTACAAAGGTTCAAAGGTTCTCAGTGTCGGCCACTTCTACGGTATGACTGCAACGATCAAGTCGCATGAGGAGTACCTAGGAACTCTGCAGACTTGGCTTGGTCGACCCAAGATTGAAAAGCATCTTGATCAAGATGGAAAGGTGATGTGATGAAAGACATCCTCGTTGAGTTGAACGAAGCAGTGCGCGAGATTCAGTCTGGTGTGAGAAACATCATGTGCGGTGATGAACTACTCATGATGCTGTTTCGTTCTGCTGAAGAGATCAAGCGTCTTCGGGATACTAATTCAGACATGGGTTGGCGACTGAACCCAGATCGTATGAGTGGAAGCTTCAGTGAATGGGAAACAAATCGTCGCGGAGATGAGTGGTCATGAGCAACATCAATCAACTTCTCGCGAAAGCGCTGAGCACTACGTCAGAAGACGAGGCAATGGCTTGTCTTCGCATGGCACGAAAGAAGGGTGGTCGCCTCGAGGACTCGAGTTCTTCTTCAGAGTACAATGGCCATGGCGCCAAATATTGGTACGAAAAGGCAGTGATGTACTACGCGAAAGCCAAAGAGAAATCTGATGGCTTAACCCATGATCAGCAAAAACACCTCTTCAGGATGTACGAGTACGAACGTGAAAATGCTATACGACTTCGTCGCGATAAACTTAATCTCGAAGCCGAAGTTCGTAGCTTGAAAGCTCGGCCAAAAGGTACTTGGAAGCTTCCTCTGATCATGTTTCAGTTTGCGATCATAATCGTGTTGGTGCAACTTATCAATTGACATTTCCATAACTATGGTGTAAGATCCTATTATAGATGGAGTATGCTATGACTTGGAACCTCTTCCTCGATGATGAACGTGAACTGGCCGACGTCACTTGGGCGCCTTGGCAGATTCGTGAGAAGTACCGTGATGAAGAGTGGGTCATCGCCCGTAGTTATGGCGACGCGATGATAGAAGTTCTCAACCGAGGCTTTCCCAAGTTTGTCAGCTTTGACCACGATCTTGGTCATGAGAAGTACACCGGCTACGAACTGGCGAAACAACTCGTTGAGAATGACATCATCTCGGGTGACAAAGACTCTCGTCGTGAATACAAGTTTTCGAATGACTTCGACTTCTACGTCCACTCGCAAAATCCTATCGGCAAAGCAAACATTGAAGGCTTGCTGAACAACTATCTGAAACATAAGGACTGATTTACAAAATGACTTACGTGATCCGCATGGGTAGCGCTTATCGCATGATGTCTGAACAAGACATCGAAGTGTGCGAGAAACTACCCGCAAAGAACTACACTGTGAAGCAGAACCCTATGTCGAAGGAGTTCTACCTCGAGCCGGTTGATGACTTCGTCATGCCGAAGAAGCTTTATGGTGACACCGTCCGCAAAGCTGAACGCATCCTGAACACCTTCAAGTCTCGCCCGTTGTCGACTGGTGTTCACCTTGATGGTGTTAAGGGTTCGGGTAAGACGCTTCTGGCGAAGACTCTGTCGCACATCGCTCAAAAAGAAGGTGTGGCATCCATCGTTATCAACCAACCTTTCTGTGGTGATGAATTCAACGCCTTTGTGCAGAGCATCGATGTGCCCGCGATCCTGATCTTCGACGAATTCGAGAAGGTCTATGACTGGCAGACGCAGAACAAGATTCTTACGTTGTTTGACGGCGTCTATCCGACAAAGAAGTTGTTCGTCTTGACAACGAATGACGCACACTCTGTGAACAGCTTCCTGAAGAATCGTCCGGGTCGTATCTACTACTCGTTCAAGTTCGACACTCTGGCGCAAGAGTTCATCAAAGAGTATTGCGAAGACAACCTCATCGACAAGTCACAGATTCCGTCGATCTTGAAGTACACTCAGATCTTCTCGTTCTTCAACTTCGACATGTTGGCCGCTGCTGTTGAAGAGATGAATCGTTACGGCGAGTCTCTGCAGGAAGTTCTGAACTACCTGAACATCGTTCCCGAGAACAAGTCGTCTGAGACCTATGTGGTACGCTTCATCGTCGGAGACTTCGTTAAGGTTCTGGAGAAGAACCATCGTGGTTTCTCGCCGAACAACTTCGAGTACTACGTCAACATGGAAGATGAGCTTAAGGAACTCGCAGAGAAGAATCCTCAGCTGTATGCTTTCATCGAGAAGAACTTCGGCGAAGAAGACTACGATGGCAACAAGGACATCAACTTCAATCCCTCGAAGTTGATCAGCTTTGATTCGACTACGAATGTCTTCACCTATGCTCTTGAGCGTGCAGGAGTAGAAGTGAAGCTGACTGTTGAGCGAGTGACTAGCATTGACACTACGTTCAAGACCTATGGGGCGTTGTTTTGAGATGTTGCCCCACAGGTGAATCTGTAATAAAGGAACTCGTCATTGAAGATGGCGGGTTCACTTTCACAGGTTGGTTGACATATTGTAGTGGTTGTGGTATTGTTAGACCAAGCACTTCAGTGATTTTTGATGGAAAACGCGATGGAACCAGAAGATACGTACCTGATACAGGAAATAATTCAAAAGATGGTGACTAAGGATTATTCGTTCGCACCCGAGTATGATGATTTGATCAAAACTGTGGTGCACAAAAATCGTGATGGTTCTATGCACAGAAGTGTTGATCTATCAGGTGTCAGCACTCGCGATCTGTTGAACGAATGCTATCGTCGACGTGCGATTGAGAAGTTCTCTTATAAAGTTGATGCAGACATGTATTTTCTCAGACAAGAACCTCAAGCACGAGACCACATGATCAAAGAATTAGTGCGTGGGATGTGGGAATGTATGCTGAGGGATGAAAAGTTCTCAAGGGATGCTATCGACATCAAAGAACAAGTTAACAACCCGCAGATCCGGACAGAGTTCACTGGAGAGATCTATATATGTAAGCATCCAACGAAGGTGCGAAAGTGATCAAGGTTGAAGGGTATGTGATTGTTGGACCAATATCACCTTGGGACGAAAAGTATCGAGAACAGATCATCGGCGACACAGCATTTCAATCATTCGCCAAATCACCGTATGAAGCATGGATGCGACACCTTGGTGGATATAGAGCTGACATAGATAAGATGGAGCAGAGCCGACGCATTCGGTTCTACTTCGATCGTGGGTATCGCCTCAAGAAGGCAACGATGGAGATTGAAGATGACTAAGAACACGATGGACTTGTCGAAACTTAAGTGTGTGTACGCCATTCGTAACAAGGTAACAGGTGAACTCTATCAGACGCCAAATGGTAAGACCTCTTGGTCGACGAAGAGCGCTGCAAAGAACGCTTGGAACTGTCACAACTATGGTGACATTCACTATACGAACTATAAAGGTGAACCTGCAGTTCGTCGAGGCAACCTTCGGTTTGATGTCGATGCGAAAGACCTCGAGGTCGTCGAGATGGCATACATCGTGGCGAAAGGTTCTGACACCGACAACGAACTGAAGTATCTTCGTTGGTTCTACGAGAACGCTGACTTCGGTCCAGCAGACGATGACGTTCGTCAGATCATGAACGCCCAATACGTTCGTGAGGGTGGAGTGATTCCGAAAGGGTATGAGATTGAATATTGAAGTAGTAAGTATTGAAGATCAAGAAGATGGCGACTCAATCATTACTTTTGATATGGATCAAGAATCGCTAAAAACCATGGCCATGATTGGCATAAAATTTGTGCTCTATTGTGAGGCAGTAGGTAAAAGCACAAATGAAGCACTGAGTGATTTGATCAAAGGGTTAAAATGAATGACGAATTTAGACTCTTGGTTTGCGGAGGCCGAGACTACGGCTACCGAATCAACCCCGAAACGGGCAAGAAAGAAAAGTACCAACCAGAAGTCGACCACATCTGGCACACCCTTGATACTGTTCGGAGCGCAATCAGTCGACCTCTCGTTGTTATCGAAGGAGAACAAAGAGGCGTTGACCTCCTTGCTCGCGAGTGGGCGGAAGAAAGAGGCCTCGAAGTCAGAGGCTTCCCTGCCGACTGGGATCGATACAAAAAGCGAGCCGGCTTCATCCGAAACAGCCAAATGCTCAACGAAGGCAAGCCGCACGCGGTCGTCGCGTTCCCGGGCGGCGTCGGAACAAGAATGATGGTTCAGCTCGCGAGACGAGCGGGCGTGCCCGTACGGGAGTTCTATCCAAAATGGTTGACAAATTCGTGACGCTTGTGTTTACATTTATCACCATGCCATTGTGCATAATTTCCGCTATTGCAGGATTTACCACAATATACGCATTCAATGGTTGACATCCGATAAGACTTGAGTTAGAATGGATCCGAATCAGAAAGGATTGTGCTATGAAGTTTCCTATCGTTTGGGCATCTGAAAAGACTCCTCAAGTCGAGGACACGTTGATGTACGTGTTACCGGAGCTCGAGAAGGTGATGGAAGAGCTCGATAAAGCCGAAGACTTAATCTTTCACACGATCTTCATCGGTAGTTCGACTGATGGCCCCATCGTAATGGCGTATGGTAAAGAGAACGATCCGAACATCTATTTGGATTATCTAGGCGACGATGAAATGGAATGGATAAGAGTAACAGATGATTGATGAAAGACTAGAGATTGGTACAAAGGTCTATTATGTTGAAGAGGACAACAACTCTTTTCATCGTAAGAAGATCTACTTCAAAGACCAGAATGGTGTAGAGTGGTTTCGATATGATCAACCACTTCGTACGCAGACGAAGACAGAGTACACCATCGTCGGCAGGGTATTGAAGACTGTTGAAGGCCTTGTGCCAAGCATGGAAGATCACATCGATGAGTATTACCTCGATGATGGTAATATGATCGATGAAGGCAACATCAATGAATCCGATCACTGGAGTGGTTACTTCCTCGACGAAAAAGAAGCTGATGCTTGGCTTGAAGAGCGCAAAGCAGAGATGGATCGACTCGAGCGTAGTTGACATTCACACAAAACTAATATATAGTAACTCCATGGACTAACGTCTGTGGAGTCTTTTCTTATGGAGAAGTGAGTGGCAAACGTATTTGTGTTTGGATCAAATCTCGCCGGTCGTCACGGCAAAGGTGCGGCACTCTATGCGCTTCAGCATTACGGTGCGAAATATGGCGAAGGCGTAGGTCGCCAAGGGAACTCGTACGCGGTTCCAACGAAAGACTATCTTCTGAAAGTTCTTACGCTTGATGCTATTGGTCGTCACTTAGCTGACTTCATCAGTCATGCGAAAGAGCATCCCGAAGATACGTTCATGCTTACACCGATCGGCACCGGTCTTGCCGGATACTCACGAGAACAGATCTACTCACTGCTGAAGCAGTTGGACGTACCGTCCAATGTTCTTCTTACCAAAGAATGGTTTTCACTCTAGGCTTACCAGTCTTTGCTTCCGAAATTTTTCTCTTATGTTCTTCAGAGAGTGGTTTACGCGTTATGCCTTTAAGTGTTTCAGATGTCTTCCGTTTGTGTTCTTCGCTGAAGGGTGGTCGTTTTCTTCCACGCAATGATTCTGCAATTTTGCGCTTAGTTTCTTCATCATGTGGCGTTCTGTGTTTACCAGTCTTTATCCTAGATAAATGTGCCTTAGTTTCTTCGCTGTGTAATAGTCCACCGACGCCTTCGCCAGACTCTGGGATAAGATTTGCCCATTCTTTGGATTCAACGACATTGAATAGTTTAGAGAAAAATAATCCTGTTTCTACTAGTTCATCATAGTTATCGGTCATAAGAAGTACATCTGTATGAACGTCATAGCCATGTTTTCGAATGTGATTCTTCCATCGTACGCCAGATCCTTTGTAGATGTATGGATCTTTCTCAGTTTTACCGAGGTATTTCAACCCAGACGCCAAATGCGTCTTAACGTATAGGTAATAAATAGTCATGTGCTGGAACTCCTGTGTTTCTAGAGTAGGTGGGGATTCTTCCCGGTCTCCCGCGACCTACGTTCTATTTATACACGAGAAGTATAATTCCTTAAGCCTTTGGCTTAAGCTTACAGAATTTCTAACAATAGAATATATCTTATTTGATAGCCTTAAAGCTATTATACTCAGCCTCTTAAAGGTGTCAAGGAAAAAGGAGCGATGATGCAAAAGAAAATGAAACAGATCGACATCATGGATTTGTTCCAACAGAAGAACAAACAGCAGGATCGCTATACATCCCGCGCCGCTGTGAACATCCATGAGTTCTATCTGTGCGGAAACATTGAGTCTGCTGATGAGTACATCGAGTGGTTCGACGTGATTCGTCACTCCGGTCCAACTGACGTCATTCGGTTGTTCATCAACTCGTATGGTGGTGACCTGTTCACTGCGATTCAGTTCATGCGAGTCCTAAGCGAGACTGAAGCAACTGTGATCGTCTCAGTCGAAGGTGCTTGTATGTCGGCTGCGACCATGATCTTCCTCTGCGCCGATCAATTCGAGGTGTCAGAACACACGATGTTCATGTTCCACAACTACTCGGGTGGTGTTATGGGCAAGGGCGGCGAGATGCTTGATCAATTGCAGCACGAACGTGTATGGTCGGAAAAACTTCTGCGCAGTGTGTATGAGGACTTCCTGACTGAAGACGAAATCGGGGCCATGCTGAACAACAAGGACTTGTGGATGGATGGTGAGGAGATCATCAAGCGCCTCGAAGTCAAGAAAGCTAAGATGGAAGCTCAGAAGGCCGAAGAAGAAGCTGACGACATCGAGGAAGTTGAACCCGAAATCATCAACGTCGGTGTTCTGAAGAAAGTTGCTTCGAAGAAAAAAGTGCAAGAACCTAAAGAAAAGGGTTGACATTTTCCGCTCCGTTGTTTATATCTAACTAGTAAGCAAGGAGCCAACATGATGCGTATTCTCTTCCCGATCTGGTTCGTGATCTGCTTGATCGGCGGTGTCGCTACTTTGTCCTACACCGTTGATAAGTGCTGTTGGGGTCCGGCGTTGTTCCTCGGAAAATCCGGGTTTTATGCAGCTGTCACTGGAATGTGTGATGAACCGTAAAAAACGGTTGACATTCTGCACAGGCTAGATTAGATCTAACTAGTAAGAAACGGAGAAGAACATGGCGACCGCGGTCGTGAGCACTGAAGAAATTGAGATTGATGTCTGCTACGGTGACTACGATGGTTCGTACACCAAGGTTACCTACATCGTTGATTTTTGGATCAGCTTGTCTGGTTCGAAGTACGGTGAACTCGCGAATACGATGTTCATGAAGAACGAAGCTGACGCGAAGCTTGTCGCTCGGCTCTGGGAACTGGGTCTGTACACCACCGGTGAGTACGGTGAAGCGGTCTTCACCGAAGTCTTCAAAGATGAAGTGGAAGGTGAATATGTCTAAGGTTGAAGTTCTTGTCGGTTTGCCGGGTTCAGGTAAGTCGACGTTTGTGAACAGCGTGTTCGGTGAAGATCCTGCCGGCGTCTTCGTCTACAGCACCGATAACTACATCGAGCGCTGTGCAAATATGAACGGTTGGACGTACAATGAAGCGTTCAAGGAGTTCATCGAGCCGGCGACGAAGCACATGAACGAGATGCTCGCTCTTGCCCTGAAGCAAGGTTACAGCGTCTGCTGGGATCAGACCAACATGAGCGCCAAGAAGCGGCGCGGTATCCTGGCGAAGGTTCCGAAGAACTATCGCAAGATCTGTCGCTGTATTGCTCCGCCTCGCACTGACGAGGAGTGGGCTGAACTGCAGCGTCGTCTCGATTCGCGTCCTGGCAAAATCATCCCGATGCACATCGTCGAGGCAATGGCTTCGACCTACGTTGAGCCTGAACTCGATGAAGGTTTCGACTACATCCTCATCGTCGATCTGTTCGGCAACACTCTTGCCGAGAAGGGTGTTAAGAATGACTAATTGGACAGGCCTTGCTTGGAGCCGAATCCAAGACACACCTCTGGCTCTTGAAGCACGTGGTCTGATCGAGTTGAACGGATTGTTCGGGTGTACGTATCACAACTTTGAACATGTCGAATCTATGTATCAGTACCTTGCTGATACGAACGAACCGTACGATGAAGCTCTTGACTGGGCGGTTCTCTTCCACGACATCGTCTATGACGATCAACCAGAGAAAGAGCTTAGATCAGCGAAGGCTTTTCTCGATATGGCAGACCAGTACACAGGATGCACTCCTGACATCTGGGAAAGAGACAGGGTGTATCGTCTAATCTTGCACACTGAACAACATGTCGTTACACCGTGCGAACGAGCTTCGGCTATTGTTCGTGCAGATCTTCATGGCCTCACAAATCAGTTGACAGCTTTCCAAAACTTTGGTAAAATCATGTCAGAGTCGATGAAACTCTACAACATCGACATGGTTACATTCGCAGAGAACTCAGAAAAGTTCATGACTACGTTGCTACATCGTGTCAATGGCAACATCACTGCTGATCCAAACCATCGAGACTTCTACCTGCAAGTATGCGATGGTATTCTATACACCATCTCCCTCTCTCAATTTGTTCAAGGAAAACTGAAATGAACGGTCTCTCTTGGCTTCTCTACTTCGCAGAAGTGTCTGAGAATGTCGGCGGTGTGCTTGGCTTTATTAGCATTATCACCGCAATCTCAGCTGTAATCGTTACACTGTTTGTGGTGATTCCCAACAAACATGATGTAACTGATACGTGGGCTGCTCAAGGTCCAAAACTTCAAAAGGGTCTCATCATCACCTTCTTCGTGTCTCTTCTCGGACTACTTTTCCCGAGTCAGAACACTGTTTACTTGATCATCGCATCTGAAAGCGCTGAGATGGTTGTGACGTCAGAAAGTGGCCAAAAGATGCTCGGCGACATCCAATCGATTGTATCACTCAAACTTGATACTATTGCTAAAGACATGTCTTCTGCTGCAACTCAAGTAGTGACGGGTAAGAACTGATGCAACTCTACGTCCCTGAAATTGGTGACATGATTCGTCTGACTCAAGACTGGTCGTTCACTCTGTATCGAGAGGGTCGCAACGACTCTCTGTGGCGAGAAGAAAAATGCTGGGATCGTATCGTTGATCCTGATCCCACTCCTGTTCGCGAACTTGAAGCAAAGATCAAAGCTATCGAAAGTCGAGTGACTATTCAAGAGATCAAGAACAGTTATGGTTGGGCGCCGAGCAGAGTGAAGGTCTACGCTTCTCAAGAAGATAAAGACAACGATCGGAATTTCAAATACGAACTCAGCGCGCTCAACGGTCGTCCATCATGGGCTCCTGTGACTCTTCTCAAAGATACGGTGTTGAAGGTTGACCGTATTTACATTCGCAAAGGTGTCAGCGAATATTCTTCTATCACCTTCTACGTCTGGAGCAAAGCCGGTCCTGTAGCGGCAAATGCTTCAAAAAAGAAATCGCGGTTCTGGGCAAAGCTCGCTGACTGCAACAACATCCAGTTTGAAAAGGTTGAAAATGACTGAACTGAACGCACAACAGATTAATGAGGTTGCCCACGGTGTCGTGGCAAATGTCCTTGAACAGTACGAAGATGGCCTTCTGGCCGAAGAAGAACTTCTTGGTGATCTGTTTGGAAAACTCGTAGCCGCACATGCACTCGGGTGGGACATCGGTACGATGTCTGAAGAAGCTAAACTCGCAGGTGATCGTCTAATTGAAGCGATTGAGACAACTTCTGTGGAACAGGAATAATTATCATGGAAGCTTTTCTTGGTGCATTTAGCGGCGTTTGGTTCGCCCTCTTCATCATCATCTTTGCGGCATGTGGTACATTTACCGCGACTGTCGGAAACATGTTCTGGTCGCTCGTTGTCCTTGCGGCTGGTGCAGGTATCCTTGAGTTCCTTATCGGAATTTCTGTGTTATCGATTCTGATCGCCAACCCGCTTCTCGTCATTGCAGTTCTCGCGATCTACATCGGTATCGGTGCTGCTTACACCGGACTCTGGCGTTGGCCTGCGCATCTTCGTAAACACTCAAGTGTGATTAAGTCTACATTTGAGAACTGGCGATCCTCGCATGAGAAGCAACTTGCCGGTAAGACTAAAGAAGAAGCATTTGAGATCTTCCTTGATTCTGCACACTACTCCTCTTGGCATCCTTCGCGAAACAAAGAACGTCTGTCGACTTGGGTTCTCATGTGGCCTTTCGCGATGGGTTGGGAGCTCTCCCATAAGCCTCTGATCTGGATCTTCGAAACGGTCTACTACACTCTCGGTGATATGTTCGTGGCGATTGGCAAGAATACTGCTCGCAAGAACGTAAAATTGGATTGACACCTACCTGAACATGTGATAGAATAACAACGGGAGTCTTGAATGGCTCCCGTTTCACAAACAAGGATTACATTATGCGCGACATCAAGTTCCACGACAAGTACTACGTTGGTTTCCAGAAGAACCGATACAATCGCGATGAAGCATTTCGTATGCTTGGCTTCGCAACACCGAACACAGGTGACTATGCATTCAAAAAGCGAAAAGCGACTGTCGATGGCTGGGCGGAAAAAGACCTCGCTCCGATGGATCTTGACAACAAGCCGACACATGGTTTCAAGATCGTCGACACAGTAAGTCGTTATTCAACGTCGAATAAGTTCTTCCGTGTTGAAGACCCACGTGGTTTTGAGCTTGAGATCGACGTGAACAACCTTCTTGATCTGATCGAACACCACACGATCGTTCAAGGTACGATCATGGAACCGCTAGTCTGGGCTCGATACGGTGGAAATAACTACCTCATCTCGAGCAACACTGAAGAGTACAAACACTACAAGAACGGCCCTGTTCGTGTTGGTCTGAACGCAGGTGACTGGTTCATGAACAAGGCAGGTAACGTCCTGTATCGCTTCGAAGGTCGTCTCGCGTACAACCTTGTCGGTGCGCAAGTGTGGCGCAAAGATCCGAATGAACGCAATTACTACTACAGTTGGAATCGTCATCCTCGTACTGACTTCTCTGGCGTGACCACAAAGGTGAAGACGATCGTCAACCGCAAGCAAGATAAGCCTGCTTTCGTCTACACTGAGTATCACCTTGATGAAAATGGCGTGACTCAGACGAGCCGGTGCTACTATCGTTCCGATGTTCCTGAGATCCAAAAGGCCAAGATCGTCATTCGTAAGACTGAGATCAAAGACCTGATGCCGATTAACGAAGACCGAGTGAAGTGTGACTTCGCTAAATCCTTTGTTATTCCTCTCGGAGAGATGCTTCGTGAAGTCGACTACACACATGCTCATCGCGGTACCGACGAAGTGCTCGAGCGCACGAACTACACTGTAGATATGAACATGAGTTGTGGTGAACAAACTGTTCCTGTTCTGTTCAAGACGAAAGCTGAGTCGATGGCTAAGACATATGATGCCACTGAACTCCTGAACTACTTCAAGCCGCTCGATTACCGTAAAGGTTACTACTACACCGAGCGTACACCTGGTTATCATGGGGCTATCACTTATGTCCATGAAGACAGCGCTGTCGCTGAACTGACGAAAGAAGATGACGAATGAAGAACGATGACTTTGGCGATCGGATGAAGGCGTATGAAAGCACCTTCACTTCGATGAAACTCGATCCGACTCAGTTCATGTGTGTTCGGATCGACGGACGTGGCTTTAGCAAGTTTACGCGGCCTTTCACTAAGCCGTTCGATTGGCGAGTGACTAACGCGATGGTGACTACGACTAAGGCGCTGGTGAAAGAGACCCATGCTTCGGTTGGTTACACTCAGTCAGACGAGATCACTCTGATCTACGCTCCGACTGAAGGTGAGCGAATCTTTGGTGGAAAGGTGTCGAAGATCAACTCGGTGTTCGCATCGATGGCGACTGCACACTTCAACCATCATATCACTGGCACAGATCAGCATGCATACTTTGACTGCAGGGGCTGGCAAGTTCCAACCGACGTCGAGGCATCTAACGTTCTTCTATGGCGTGTACAAGACGCTCGTAAGAACAGCATCTCTTCTTACTTCCGTTGGAATGTTGGTCATGCAGAGATGCAGAACCTCAACGGTGAGCAGATGAGAAACCTCTTGAGCCTTCGCGACAACGATTGGGAAGATCTTCCGAATGTTTGGAAGTATGGCACTTATGTGAAACCCGTGGTTCGTGAGACATTCTTGACTCAAGAAGAGCTTGAGAAAATTCCCGAGCACAAACGCCCTGCAGACCTGAAAGTTCAACGTACTCGTGTTGAGTCAGTTGATCTTGGGTACTTCGGAGACCTCACTTTAGAACAAAGAGTGGCTTTCGTAAAATAGTAGTTGACATTTGATCAACTGATGGTATAAATAGAAGTAGGAGCCAGTGAGGCTCCTACTAAATAGCAAAAGGAGTTTTTGCATGCGAGACGCACTCGTCTTTATCGGTCGGTTCCAACCGTTTCACAATGGACACAAAGCGGTCATCGAAGCCGCGCTTGAGCAAGCAAAGGAAGTCGTCGTAGTCGTCGGTTCCAGTTTCGCAGCTCGCAACATTCGAAATCCCTTCACATTCCAAGAACGCAAAGCGATGATCGAAGCGGTGTTCCCAACAGATCGCGTCAAAGTCGTTCCCGTTTCTGACTACCCGTACGACGACAACAAGTGGGTCAACGCGATCCAGAAGATCGTCGACGAAACCGTTCCCCATGCACAAGATGTCGGACTGATCGGTCACTCGAAGGACAGCACCAGCTACTACTTGAACATCTTCCCAAAGTGGAAGAACCACGTAGAAGTTGCAGATGTCGGTGGTATCAATGCAACTGACATCCGTAACTGCTTGTTCGGCAACTGTGACTTCGCTGCGCTTGACAACATGCCTGATGATGCACGGATCGTGATGAACAAGATCATCGTTGCTGGTGGCAGAATTGGCGGTTACTGGGACACTCTGTACAACGAATACCAGATGGTCAAGAAGTACAAGGAAGCTTGGAAAGCTGCACCGTTCCCTCCGACCTTCATGACTGTTGATGCAGTTGTAGTTCAATCCGGCCATATCCTTTTGGTCAAGCGTGGTGACATGCCTGGCAAAGGACTCTGGGCTCTTCCGGGAGGCTTCTTGAACCAAGACGAGACGATGCTTGACGGTGCCATTCGTGAACTCAAGGAAGAAACCAAGATCAAGGTTCCTGTTCCTGTTCTGAAGGGTTCCATCAAAGGCTCGAAGACTTTCGACGCTCCGAACCGCTCGTCTCGCGGTCGCACCATCACTCAGGCTTTCCACATCGATCTTGGCGTCGGTGAACTGCCGAAGGTGAAAGGATCTGACGACGCCGAGAAAGCATTCTGGGTTCCCTTCAAAGACGTGAAACAAGAAAAAATGTTCGAGGATCACTTCTTTATTATTGACAACTTCCTGAACATCGGTTAAGATAACCACAGGAAAAGGAGTATATCATGGCAAAGCAAGAAAACCATTTCAGCGTTGGTGACAAAGTTACCAAAGCGCACGGTAAGAAGACGATGACGGTTACTTATATCTCTGGTAACTACGTCATGTCGAGATATGACCACAGTGGTCAGAGCTCTCGTGATCACTACACTTGTTTGAAATATGTTGAAGAGGATGGTCAAGCAATGACGAAAGACGCAATCTACAAACTGAACCTTGACGAAGACTCGGCGGTCAAACCTATCTTCGCGAACTACCGCGGTACCGACAGCGCCGGCAACTGGCTGATGGAACGCATCGGCGATGGCGGTGGCATCTTGATCGTGGCCAAGGAGAAGTGTGAAGAGGTTCTGCCCTACACCTTCAGTGTTCGCATGAACGGCCGCGAACAGCACTTCGTTGGTGAAGCTGGCAGGTTGAAGAAAGGCGACATCCTTCTGTACACCGCAGGTGGTGTTGATAACTTCACGTTCGCGATCGTCAAGAACATCGACACGAAGCACAAAGGTGCTCGGGCTTGGGAAGGCGTACGCGTCTTGACTGAAGCCATCTAAATAACCATTGACACTGCTGCAGAAATGTGGTAGTGTCAACTTAAGCCCCGAACAGAGAGTTTGGGCATCAACCTAACGATAGAGGAGCTCTATTATGAAAACTGTACTAAATCTAATCTCTGCAATCATCCGCACTGACAGCTACAAATTCTCTCAGTGGGTACAATACCCTGCTGGCACGACTCACGTGTCTTCGTACATCGAGTCGCGTGGTGGTGAAGATGAATCGGTCTTCTTCGGTCTTCAGGCTTTCATGAAAGATTACATGACGACGCCTATCACGATGAAGGATGTCGATCGTGCTGAGAAGATCGTGACCGCACATGGTCTGCCTTTCAACCGCGAAGGTTGGGAAATCATCGTCAACGAATACAACGGTATGCTTCCTGTTGAGATCGAGGCTGTTCCTGAAGGTACGGTTATGCCTACTCACAACGTACAGGTGCAGGTGGTTAACACCGATCCTCGTCTGTGGTGGCTGACTTCGTACCTCGAGACTGCACTTCTGCGTGGCGTCTGGTACCCTTCGACTGTCGCGACCAAGAGCCGCAAGATGAAGAAGTTCATCAAAGCCGCTCTCGAGAAGACTTCCGACGTTCCTGTCGAAGCTCAGATCAACTTCAAGTTGCATGACTTCGGTGCTCGTGGTGCTTCCTCGAGTGAGACTGCAGTTCTTGGCGGCATGGCTCACCTCGTGAACTTCTGGGGCACTGACACTGCTGAAGCACTTGTCGGTGTTATGGAATACTACAACACCGATGAAGTGGTTGGCTTCTCGATCCCTGCGTCTGAACACTCGACGATCACCTCTTGGGGCCGCGAGAACGAAGTCAACGCATTCGAGAATATGATCGACAAGTTTGCTGGCCCAGGTAAACTCTATGCCTGTGTGTCTGACAGCTTCGACATCTACAAAGCATGTTCTGATCTTTGGGGCACTGCCCTGAAAGACAAGATCATTCTGTCGGGTGGCACCTTGGTGGTACGTCCCGACTCAGGTGATCCTACCGTTGTTCCGATCGAAGTCATCAAGATCCTGATGGACAAGTTCGGATACAGCATCAACAGCAAGGGCTTCAAGGTCCTGCCTCCGCACATCCGAGTTATTCAGGGCGACGGCATCAACGAGAAGTCGCTGCCGATCATCCTCGGCAACCTGATCCTCGAAGGTATCTCTGTCGACAACATCGCCTTTGGTATGGGTGGTGGTCTGCTGCAGGCTTGGAACCGCGACACCTTGAAGTACGCGATGAAAGCTTCGGCGATCAAAGGTGCTGACGGTCTTTGGAAGGGGTTCGCAAAAGACCCGATCACAGACCACGGTAAGAAGTCGAAGCAGGGTCGTCTGGCTCTGGTAAATGAAGGTGGACACATCTCCACGGTGCCTGAAGACTATGTCTGGGAGTTCTTGTCGGTCAAGAACATGCTTCGTCCGGTATTCCGCAACGGTGCTATCCTTGTTGAAGACGACTTTGCAACCATTCGTGAACGTGCAAAGGAAGGTGTGTAATGGACACTCGTTCAAAAGAATATGTAGAGTGGATGTCTGCTGTATGGAAGGCTAACGACCTTCGAAATCAGTTCCTCAAGCAACTCAAAGAGTGTGAGCGACTGAAACCAAACTAAGAGTGGGGCTTCGGCCCCACTTCTACATAAAGGATATACAATGAGTAACATTTGGCTAATCTCTGACACACACTTTGGTCATGAGAACATCCTGAACTTCATCGACTCTCGCACTGGTCTGAAGGTTCGTCCTGGCTTTGCCAATGTCGATGAGATGGACGAGTGTATGGTTGAGAACTGGAACTCTGTCGTTAAGAAGGGTGACAAGGTCTGGCATCTCGGCGACGTAATGTTTGGTGACACTAAGCGCTTTGAGAAGCTCTGGCCGAAGCTGAACGGAAGCAAGCGTCTCTGTGTCGGCAATCACGACGACATCAAGTATCTGACGTCAGGTGGCTTCTTCCAGAAGGTTCATCTCGAGCGCAAGTTCCGCGATGAGAAGCTTCACTTCTCGCACATCCCGCTTCATCCTTCACAACATGAAGTTGGTGCACCTGGAAGCAGGAACTTCTTCTGCAACATCCATGGACACATCCATGGTAACCCTACACCAGTTGGTCGCTACATCAACGTCTCGGTCGAAGTGATCAACTACACACCTGTAGCATTCGAAGACATCACCGCACAAGCGAAGGTGCTTCTCAAGGAGTTTGTCGACTAATGTCGTGGAACAACGTAATCCCCGCAGAACTACTTCTAAAGGCTATAGAGGCAAGAGGATTGCCGAAAGAAGTAGAGAACCCCAAGGTCGTGATTCCTGATGAACTCGTGACTGATTGCCTGATTCGTTATGAGTTTGAAGGTCACTACGGAGTCACAGCAGCGCAAGAAGATCATCCTGCGTTTGCAGAAGTTCGTAGACTTTTGAAAGCTCGCGGCTACATCGAGATTCCCGAGTATCCATGCTGGAACGGTGATCGTGTACTCAAGCGTTTCGAGTTCAATGGGTTCCAACTCGAAGTCGGTGATGCATTCTACTGTGCTGCAGCTTGGGCTGTAAAAATTGCTGTTCGCAACAAAAAAATAGTTGACATTTCTGAAGGATAGATTATATCTATCTTGTAAGGAAGAAGAGGAACAGATGAATACTACACTCACGATGGAAGAACGTACAAATCTTCGCAACTCGGCTATCAAAGACATGGAAGCCGGAGTTATTGTTCCTCTTGTCGACGCAAGCTACTACGCTTATGGCCTCTGCATCGGCGACTTCCGTGATAACGGTATGGCAAGGAAGAACACTTGGCGTACCGGAATGAACTGGACGTGGAACGGCCCAGGTTCCATTTGTCTCAGCGGAGAAGTACTGAAACCTGGGCAAGAGTCTCAAGAAATCGACATGGATTGGAGTTAAACATGGTAACCTTTATCGGAATGTGTGTTGTTGCCACGCTTATCGGCGTCGGAGTGTATGCTCTTCTGACCCGTGTGAAGATTCGTAGCTATCGCTATGAAGTCGACAAAGACGGCAACGAAGTGGTGGTCGACGAAAATGATTAAGTCGCCATTCGATCGTCGTCCTCAACGTACCCCTACTTTTGAAAAACCCAAGGAAAAAATCATGAATGCTCGCTTTATTGTTGGTGCTGGTGTTGCTGCTACTGTTGGCCTTTTTGCCCTCACCGTGATCGGTGGTTCTTTCTATACGATCGACTCTGGTGATCGCGGTGTTCTTCTGCGCAATGGTGCAGTTGTTGGTACCGCTGAACCCGGTCTCGGCTTCAAGCTGCCGATCATCGACTCGGTGAAAGAAATCTCCGTTCGTGCAAATGCTCGGCGATATGAAGGTGTTGCTGCCTATTCGAAAGACCAGCAAACCGCTGAGCTCGTTATCTCTGTGAACTATCGTCTTCCTTCCGATCAGGTTGAACAGATCTACTCGGAATACGGCGGTGAAGAAGGTGTTCTGACTCGTCTTCTCGACCGCCAGGTCTACAACGAAGTGAAGAACGTCTTCGGTAAATACAACGCTGTGACCGCAATCAACGATCGTGGTCGTCTTGTTGCCGACGTGCAAACAGCTCTTCAGAGTATCGTGAAAGGCCCGATCATCATCGAGTCGGTCCAGATCGAAAACATCGACTTCTCGAATGTTTATGAAGACTCGATCGAAGCTCGTATGCTCGCCGAAGTTGAAGTTCAGAAGGTGAAACAGAACGCTGAACGTGAAAAAGTTCAGGCTGAGATCGCAGTGATCCAGGCCCAAGCACAGGCTGACTCTCAGTTGGCTCAAGCAAAAGCTGCTGCTGAAGCGACTCGGTTGAAAGGTGAAGCTGAAGCTGCTGCTATTCGTGCAAAGGCCGACGCTCTTCGTGATAACGCCGGTCTGATTGCCCTGACTCAAGCTGAAAAGTGGGACGGTAAGCTTCCGACGACTATGATCCCGGGTTCGACTGTTCCCTTCATGGACATGGCTCAGAAGTAAGTCATAAGAAAAAAGTGTAGAAAAAGAGCGCTTCGGCGCTCTTTTTTGTTGACATCACTTGAAGAAGTGTATAGAACATAACTATAGGCAACATCGAGTGACACAATGAAAACCTTCGGCATCGTGATCAGCACCATCATCATCTGCTACTGTGTACATCTTGCGTCGACATACGATCCTCTTCGCACCGCCATCAATCGTGTGGTGCTTGAAGTCGTTACTGGTTTGATCTAAGGAGAAAAGAATGTGCTTTCCAGTCTTTAAGATGGTAGACGGTGGGTGGAAACTCCACGCAGTCTACACCGACTTCGCGAAACTCATGACTGAGTGGGGCACGAAGTACGATTACCCTGCGTTCTGTTGGGAGCCATGGCCTGTCGACAAACCATTTGATGAGGTGTGATATGAACAAGCAACAACTCAAAGACGCGATCGCAGCTGAGAAGAAGCGTCACGCTGAGACGATGAAAGATCTGACTTCAAAGCTTCGGGTCTTCGAGATGGAAGACGAAGCACGAAATCGGGCTGCTTACAAGGATCGTAAAGCACTTCTTGAGAAGACCGGTGAGTGGTTGAACAAAGCACAAGTGCTCAGGGTCGGAGATCTTGTTCAAGTGACGGGAAGCAGAGCTGGGAAGTATCGAGTGGTCGCGGGCTTCACTTACGGTGGCATCCTTGGAAGAGTTGCAGTTGAACGCAAAGAGAAGCAGATGGATGGCGCCATCAAGAAAGTGTGGTCGGCCAGCATCAGGCAAGTGACTGAACAGGGATACAATAAAGTCACTCACATCTTCCGCGAAGGAAAGTTCGTTCCAGTGAAAGAATTGATGGAAGCTGCACAATAGCTATTGACATTCAGCTCGAATCAAGATAGAAGTAATCTATCAGAACAGGAGATGAACATGCTTGATATGGACGGCAACAAAATCGAAGTTGGCTCCTACGTTGGCTTCAAGAACAACATTGAAGAATACGGCCGCGTTAAGGGTTTTGACCGTGGCTGGGTTGTCGTTACGGTCTGGGACGACTACGAAGGTGAAGATGTCGACGTTAATGTCGATCCCCGCCGTTGCTGGAAGAATGGCTAAATAGCCATTGACATCTGTAGATAGATTGCTTATATCTAATCCGTAAGCATAGGTGACACTATGACAGTTCTCGAAAATCTCAAGTCGCGACACTTCGACATGAATGTGCACACCGTCTGGGTCGACGAGGACGAAGGTGTCGCAACCTATCCTCTGTGGAACCTAACCGGTCAGATGGTTGGCTTTCAGCAGTATCGCCCAAGCGCTACCAAGAAGAAGGATAACCATCCTCGTGAGTCTCGTTACTTCTCATGGCGCAAAGACAAAGTCGTCGGCGTCTGGGGCCTCGAGTCTTGGAACTTCTCTAACACGCTGTTTGTAACAGAAGGAGTCTTCGATGCTGCTCGTCTCACTAGCCGTGGCTTTTCAGCTGTCGCTACTCTTAGCAATGACGTGGATCCATCTCTCGCGAGATGGCTCTGGACGGTTAGGAGACACCGTCCTGTCGTGGCTGTTTGTGATAACGATAGCGCTGGACGTAAGCTTGCTAAGTGCGGTCATGTCGCTCATGTGATGGATGATGGCAAAGACATGGGTGAAGCCTCTGATGAATACGTCACCAACTTCTTGAAGGACTACCAATGAAAGTACGTCTGCATCTCGATGGAAAGTACATCTTCTCAGAAGACGAGTGGGAGAAGATTCATGATGCGTTCGAGTTCTTTGTTGATACTTACGAACTTCATAAGTACAACGTTCCAGTCTACATCAAGTTTCCAAAGAAGCTTGATTTGAGTTCAACGCTTTCTTCGAGTTTGAACTCAGATGTTAGTCGAGGATGTTGCATCACTGAATTTCGACAGTATGGGACAAAGGTCTCAGTTGAAAGATTTGTCTTAAACATCACCGCAGGCGACTTCACCAAAGTTATAGAGACGATCTTCCACGAGATGACTCATGTGATGCAAGAACTTCGTGGCGACATCGTACGCCAGCCTGATGGTAGTGAAGTGTACAAGGGTGTGCATTATTCGGTTGACAAACTGAACAAACCATCTTATAAAGAATACAGATCATTCCCGTGGGAAGTCGAGGCGCGTCAAGTCTCGGCTGAGATGCTGAAGAAGTGGCATCAGACTCGCGGGATCAAACAAACCTTCTGGCAAAAATTCGTCACATTCTGGAGCTAACATGAAAACTGTACTGACTAGCGAAACCCTCTACAAACTCGATTCCAAAGGCAAGGTGCGAGTGTGGTATGCTGAGACTGGAACCGACGGGACTCGTTGGGGTCTTCGTTCGATCGCCGGCCTTGAAGACGGGAAGAAGGTGACTTCGGAATGGACCTTCGTTGAACAGAAGAACGTCGGTCGTTCGAATGAGACTTCTCTTGAAGAGCAAGCCACATCGGAGATGGCCTCTGAAGTGCAGAAGAAGAAAGACCGTGGGTACTTCACCGACCTGAAGAACGTCGACACCTTCGACAAGTTCAAGCCTATGCTGGCCGAGAAGTTCGAAGACGTCGAAGTGAACTTCGCTGCCGGTAATGTGTACGCTCAGCCGAAGCTGGATGGCATCCGATGCATCGCTCGTAAAGACGGGTTGTGGACTCGGTCTGGCAAAGAGATCGTTGCTGTGCCTCATATCTGGGAGTCCCTGCAGCCTTTCTTTGAAGAGCATCCGAACATGATTCTCGACGGTGAGCTCTACAATCATGAGCTCAAAGACGACTTCAACTCCATCACTTCGATGGTTCGCAAGACGAAGCCGAAACCAGAAGATCTGGTGAAGTCGAAAGAACTTGTGCAATACCATGTGTACGATGTGATCGTCACTGATGAACCCGATCTTCCCTTCAGCAAGCGTGAGCTTCTTCGTTATGCTGCGCCGCTTCAATACGTGCGGATCGTACCCACTGTACATGTGCCTACGCACACGGGGCTTGACTCGCTGTACGAAGGTTACCTCGAGCATGGCTATGAAGGCCAAATGGTTCGTATCGACAAACCGTACGAGAACAAGCGTACGAAGAACCTGCTCAAGCGCAAAGAGTTCTTGACCGACGAGTTCGAAGTGGTCGAAGTTCTCGAAGGTCAAGGCAATTGGCATGGGTGTGTGAAGCACTTCGTCCTGCGTCTGAATTCGGAGAAGACTTTTCAAGCCGGTGTTCGCGGTGATATGGAAACTCTGCAGGCGATGTGGGCCAAACAAGAGAAGCCTGACTGGGTCACTCTGCGCTACTTCACGCCCACTCCTGATGGGGTTCCGCGGTTCCCCGTTGTGATCGACTGGGGCAAAGGTAAGAGGGAGGATTGATCATGATCGACGGCTTCACGCTTTTGGTGATTATTTTGGCGGCCGGCATCATTTATGTTGGCATAAGGGGTTGACATTCTCGGTTAGATTGCTTATATCTAACTAGTAAGGCAACGAAAGGTTAGACCATGAGCTTCAAGACCACGTTCAAAGTCACTTACACCGACAACAGTGTTTTCGAAGATACCATGTTCTACTACAAAAACCCCATGACCAACACCAAGCATCGCGATGATGTGTGCGAATTCATTCGCGAGTTTGATTCCACTCCTGACGCGATCACCTCCATCGAAATCATTTCTGCTCAAAAGGTCTGAGGTACACATGTTCAATCGCATCGAATACTGGTACGATCGTAGTCTTCGTCTTTGGACTGCGCTTTGGCTTGATGTCGAAGGCAACCAGCTCGGCATCGCACAGTATGCAGTTCGTAAGACTGAGCTGCTGCCTCTCATCGATCGCATGGCTGTGAGTGAACCCTGTGACTACCAGATCTGAACTCGCCGAAGAGATCGGCAAGATGACTGAAGAGATGGAGAAAGGTGATAACCCTCCATCGTACGAAGAAGTGTACATTATACTTCTTCGCGCTTTTCTCGAGATTAATCGTCTCGACCAACGTATCCGAGTCTTAGAAGGAAACCCCTCATGATCGAACTCATCGTGTACTACATCCTCCCGAACATCGCCCTCTTTGGTGGGCTGTACCTCCTTGGCCTTGCCATCGAGAAGCTCTCTTGGAACTTCATCGTCTGGTACTGTGAAAATTATAAGTGAAAGTGCACTTTAGGGGTTGACATTCTCGAGTAGATTGCTTATATCTAACTAGTAACAAAGAGGCATATCATGCACTACAAGTTCCCTGAAATTCGTACGATCGCTGACGTTCTTCCGGCAATCGCTGGTCGTGACGAGTTCGTTGTTGCTGAGCGTGACTTCGGTACCGTGATCAACTATCTCGTCGCCATGCCCGACACCTTCAAGATGGAAGGTCCTGACGATGTGATGGGTGCCATTCGTCGCGAATGTCGTGGTATGATCTTCTATCCCGAAGGCGACATCATGTCCCGCCCGTATCACAAGTTCTTCAATGTGAACGAGAAGGAAGAAACTCAGTCGCATCGTTTGGACCTGACTCGTGATCACGTCGTGATGGACAAACTCGATGGTTCGATGATACGTCCTGTGCGTATGCATGGAATGGTTCGTCTTGCTACCAAGATGGGTGTGACCGACATCGCGATGGAAGCTGAGAAGCTTCTTGACGTTGATCAGTACAACTGGCTCGACGACATGATGGCTGATGGCTTCACTCCGATCTTCGAGTATATTGCTCCTACCAACAAGATCGTGGTTGAATACGTCGAGCCGAAGCTGATCCTGACTGGTGTTCGTGAGACCGTATCTGGGGTATATGTAGATCTACGAGAGATTTTTACCCCGTTTGAGGTTGTTGCAACTTATGCCAGCATTCATGATCTTGATGCTTACCTTGCATTTTCGCGAGGAGAAACTAATCGAGAAGGGGACATTATCCGCTTCGATGATGGTATGATGGTTAAGTGCAAAAATGACTGGTACGTGCAGATCCACAAGACCAAGGACATCGTTGCCGTTGATCGTAACATCGTTGAGCTCGTCCTGAACGAGACTATCGACGACACTCGGGCTATGCTCGATCCTTCGGACTTGGTTCGCGTCGACAATGTTGAGGCTGCTTTCTGGGAAGCTTTCCGCAACGCTGAAGGTCGGCTTGAAGGTCTCGAGATGCTGGCTCGGACGATCTATGGTGCTGACAAGAAGCGCATCGCGCTCGAGATGGTGCCGAACCTGATCAACAAGGCCGACGGTGGTTTCATCTTCCGGCTGATCGACGGTGCGGTTCTGCGGGACCTGCTGCTCGACTACTGCAAGAAGAACATTGGCTCGACGCCGAAGTACGAAGCACTGATGGAGTGGATGCGCGCATGATGACGCCTTATACGGTAGATATTGAAACAGCAGACTCGGTCAAGTACACACCTGGGATCAAGTGTGTACTTGGTCCGGAGATTGCAATCATGATCACTTCTTGCAACAAGATCGAGCACGTCTACAAACCTGTCAAGGTCATGAAGCCTATGGTCGCCCACCCAGAAGTTGAAGCACTTCTACTAGGAGTATACTAATGAAAATCGAAGCACTTGGCGAGTTCCCTGCCTTCACACTTCTATTTCACTATTGCCGACCTAAGGAGACAGACTTGACTGTTTATGCGGTCGACGCTGGTGAACCTACTGACTACAACCTCGTGTTGACAGCTGCTAAGTTCGAAGGTGAAAAGATGGTAGGTGAACCATCTGAGCTCATCGTCGCAAAAGAGTGGGTCCTCGCAAACTTGGAAAAGATTCTCGAAAATGTACCTGATCCTGAAGCTATTGTCGCGTAAGATTAAGACCGTTCGGTTTCGTACGATCTTCGGTCTTGCGCTTCTTCACGTTGTCCTTACTTACTTTGGGTTTGCCTATCTTGGTGAAGCAGATCTGACGGCATCATTCATCAGTTATGTGTATTACTACACTGTGACTGCGTCGACGATCGGCTACGGTGACATGAGCCCTTCGTCTGAGTATGGACAACTATTCGCAACACTGTTCCTCATCCCCATCGCAGTCTCGATATTCGCAGCACTCGTCACGAAAGCTATCGCAACTATGACAAACGAAATCCAAAAGATCAAATCTGGTTACGGCGACTTCCACAAAACTAAGAACCATACACTCATCGTGGGTTGTAATCCAAAGCAGACCGACAAACTCATTCGAGAGATCGACAAGTCTGAAGTGATTGTGGTAACCTCAAGTGATTGTCGTCCGAGTGACCAAGGTGTACATATCGTTCGAACAGAGTCACTGGCGAGTGTAGATGATCTTGTCCGTGCTGGGATCAAGGGTGCTAAACGTATCGTGGTGATGGGTAAGGATGATCAAGAGACATTGCTTGCCGCACTCGCAGTGACTTCTCTCGTCGACAAAGATCGACATGTGGTTGCATACTTCGACTCTCAAGTGACAGCTGACATCCTCGAAGCGAACTGCAAGAACGTTGAGGCAGTCACTGACAACTCTGTCGCTCAACTGGCACGATCGCTCGATGATCCCGGCGCTTCTCATGTGATCAGCAACCTCGTCTCGACCGATGATCCCGCTTCTCTTCGATCGGTCATGTTGAACAACACCAACAAACACAACATCTGGTACGTGAAACATCTCGCCGAAAGCATGCTGCGTCAGAACGCGACTCTGATCGGTTACGGTTCGAAGGAGAAGCCGACGATGATTCTTCGTGGCGACGACGTGGTGCCTGACGATGCGGTTATTTACTACATCGCAGAAAAAGATATTGACATTCGCACGATTGTGGTGTAAGCTGTATCTATAACAGAAGGAGAAACGAATGTTCGGATGGTTGTTTGGAAAAAAGAAAGTCGAGTCACTGACGAAAGTGGTTCAGAAAGCTGAAGTCTCTGGCTCACGAAATCGAGTTGTTCAGACAACCAATGTGGTGAACCAACGTGGTGCTCAAGCGAAAGGTGACATCGTTGGTCGAAACAAGTACTCGACTTATTCGAGTGATCCTGTCGTGATGTACCCTGCAGTCGATCCTGTCTGGGATCTAACTAATCCTACGAACCCGCTTTCTCCTTTGAACCCGATGAATCAACCTGACTCAGAACCGAAGTCGCACAGCCACTCACATAGTCATTCTCATGACTCGGGTTCTTCGCACTCGCATAGTCATTCACATTCGCATGACTCTGGTAGCTCTTATCACAGTCATGACTCTTCGAGCTCTTCGTCATATGACTCGAGTTCGTCTTCGTCTTACGACTCTTCGTCATACTAAGGAAATCACATGACTGAACGTAAACTTGCTAGCATTCGGCGTATCGCCGACATTCAACCGATCGAAGGTGCTGACGCTATCGTGGTTGCTACCATCGATGGTTGGAAAGTCGTCGTCAAGAAAGGCGAGTTCAAGGTCGCTGATCTTGCGCTCTACATTGAAATTGACTCGTGGGTTCCTCATGAACTCGCTCCGTTCCTATCGAAGGGACAAGAGCCTCGTGAGTACAATGGTGTAAAGGGTGAACGTCTGCGGACGATCAAGCTTCGCGGACAGGTTTCACAGGGGCTTTTGCTGCCGATCCATACTGTGTGGACAAAGCACGTCGACTTCCATAAATTCCCAGAAGCAAATACTTGGGATTGGCAGTCAGACTGGACCGACGATGAAGTAATTGGTCTTGACGTTACTGCTATTCTCGGCATTCAAAAGTGGGAAGCTCCTATTCCTGCTCAGCTTCAGGGCCAAGCTGCTGGAATGTTCCCAACTTCGCTCATTCCCAAGACCGATCAGGAGCGGATTCAGAACTGCTTTGGTGAGATCCAAAAGCGGGCCAAGCGGTTTGCTACTGAGAAGGTCTGGAACGCTGAGACTCAGACTCTTGAAGAGCATCCGGTCGTCGTACCGGAAGACTTCAAGGAGCCGACTTACGAAGTCACCATGAAGCTCGATGGCTCGAGCTGCACGATCTTCCGCTGGGAAGATGAACTTCGTGTGTGCAGTCGAAACCTTGAAATGAAGATCAACGAAGAGAACAAAGACAACACCTTCGTTGCTATGGCTCTCAAGATCGGCGAGCGTATTCCTGATGGCTTTGCTTTCCAAGGCGAACTAATGGGTCCAGGTATTCAAGGTAACCGTGAAGGTTTTTCTGAGCATAAGTTCTTCGTGTTCGATGTTTTCGACATTGACCGCCATACGTACATCAATAGCCTTGATCGCAGAGTAGCATGTAATTCTTGGGGATTTGATCATGTACCAATTCTCGGCACTGATTGGAAAGCACCAAACAGTGTTGAAGAAGGTCTTGCTCTTGCAGAAGGTCCGAGCATCAATCACAAGATCCGCGAAGGTCTCGTCTGGAAGTGCAACAAAGACCCGAGCTTTAGCTTCAAGACGATCAGCAATCAGTTCCTGCTGAAGGGTGGGGACTGATATGAAAATCAGTGACGATCTTCTTCAGTATTGCCTCGAAGATGGCTTTAGAGGCAATACTATTCGCAGCAGCATGTCTGATATGATCCTCTCAATGGCGAGAGAAATCAAGGAGTACCGAGATGCAGCTAAACCAAAAGAAGAATGGCCGGACAAAATCCATGAAAGTCACAAAGCTGTACGATCCTCTGATGCATCAACGTTTGACTTCATCTGTGACGATTGTGGCGCAACAGACGATGTCACGGGTGGGTGGGGAACTCTACGAAAGCCTTGTAAAGGAGCCCGCTGATGTGCAACTGCAAAGGCTGGGATATAGCCTTCTACCCTGAAGACGAGATCACAGTCGAGCAACATTTTTGCCGTCAGCTCGACGACTGCGGGCATGTCGACAACACTCTCGAAGAGGCGGCCGACCAAGTCGCCTCTGAATATGACAAACTGCACGACTGGTACTGCGATGCACGCAATCGTGGTATAGTCGAAGTGAAAGATTCGAGACTTGACTTTTTTCTAACACAAGCTCGAATGTGGAAGAATCGCACTCATCCAAGCTACCTTTGGTACGCGCATCCAGAGGAATAAATAGTAAGCCAAATTTGGAGGACTCCATGCGCTTACTATACATTCTTGCTTTCCTGCCATCAGTCGCATTTGCGAATCCGATTGATGATAACTGCCCTCAGCACACGATCTTCGGTGCGCCTGTCACTTCGTTAAGTGAAGGTACTCAGTACATATGTCACACGAACTACGCGATCCACTATCGCTTTGATACAAAAACGGCCGAGTACGTTGTAGAGCATCTTGACCATGCGGACATCACTGGTCCGGCAAAACGTAAAGATGACTTCCGTCCAGATGATCTGATTGCACCAGAACATTCTGCTACACTCGAAGACTACTCTGGAGAGCCATATGATCGTGGGCATCTTGTGCCAGGTGCAGACAACAGAGCTGATCCTATCACGATGAGCGAGAGCTTCTTCCTGTCGAACATGGTTCCTCAAGTCCCGAACAACAATCGTGGCATCTGGAGAATTCTTGAGACGAAGGTCCGAGACTGGGCTCTCGAGAATCGTGATCTGTATGTGGTGTCAGGTACGATCTATGAAGATGGCTATAAGACTATTGGTGAAGGTAAGGTAGGTGTCCCCACGTACCTCTGGAAGGTCGTCTATGATAAAGCCACCGACTCGACTATTGCTTACCTCATGCCAAACGCCGAGCTTCCAGTAAAGGATCTGCCAAAGTACTTGACGACTGTTGATCACGTCGAGGAACTCACCGGACTCAACATCTTCCCCAAGCTCGATGAGAGCAAAGAAGGCCCAGCAGATCCTGCAGTTTGGACTAACATTTCCAATTGACATTCTGATTCTCGTGGTTTAAGATGAAACCATGGAAGGAGACTATAGTATGAAAAAAGGCGAACTCCTTAGCAAAATGCTTCACATCGCCACCAACGCCCATCACGGTCAGTTCGATCGTGGTGGCAATCCGTACATCCTGCATCCGATCAAGGTGATGCACTACGTCAAGTCTGAAGACGAAGAGCTTCAATGCATAGCACTCGGTCACGACGTCGTCGAAGATACTGACGTCACCTACAAGGACTTGAAAGAAGCGGGCATGACCGATCGTATCATCGACGGTATCCGTGCTCTGACGAAAGTCCCTGGTCAGACCTACGAAGAATACAAAGAAGGTGTCTTCGCTAACGTTGACGCCATGAAAGTCAAGTTGGCCGATCTTCGTCACAACACTGACGTACGTCGCCTGAAAGGTGTCTCTGAAAAAGACATCGCTCGGATGGAGAAGTACCATCGGTTCTACATGGAGCTTTCAGTCAGATTGGCTGCGTCGGTGAAATAACCCATAAGAACGTTCAACTTCGGCGAATAAGTCTTTTCCGAAGTTGAATCGATGAGCAGACAAACTTGATGGGAATACTTTCCCAGTCGCCGCGTTGAACCATTTAGAGAATCGTTTAAGGCCAGGTTGGTACCCAAGTGAAATGCAGCACTGGATGTAGTGTTCTCTAAATTCGTCATTGGTAATACCAGAGTGTTTTGGATTATTAATACCTGAATTGTTTACTAACGAAGAAGTTTTGAGTGCGATTGAGATGTTTTCTTTATGGGTTGATGACTTTGGTCTGTGGTAGTTAACAGTGTTAGATTTAGGTTTTCGTAACTTCTGCCGTTGTTCTTCACTGATTGGCTTGAACGGTCTACCTTTCACAGATCCACCTTTAGCACTTTTCTTTAGGTTATAATACTTTTTGCCTAATTCTTTGTCTTCAATCAGGTTTAACCAAGATTGTTCTGCACCTAATACATCAGCTTTTGACCCAACGATGTGTTGTAAGATTCTTCTCTTAAAGGTATGAGGTCGCTTGTTGAAAGCTCTTTTGAAGTACGTACCAGAACCGACATAACCATCATCAGGAGTTCCATAGTGAGAACCCAAATAAAACCTCTTCTTAACCATGTCGTACCAAATATAGATAAAACCCATTGACAGTCTCCTCTGTATATGGTAGTATTTATACGAATACACACTTCTATCTTGAAATCACTTTCCGCTTGAAGGAACTCGACAAATGAAACTGTTTATCGGACATTTAATCGGCTTTGCCATGGCAACAGTTTTCTGTTTTGTGCTTATGGGTGGATTCGTGTTATTCTTTCCACTGATTGGCGCGTTTCTGACGTGGAGCTTAGAACCGCTCACATTCGATTTGCCGATGACGATGTTCATCATAAGGTGTATGTTTCTACTGAGTGTCTTTCTCGGCGTCTGCTTCACATCTTCTAGACAAGGCCGACTACTGGCATATGAATTGGCGAGAGAGTAATCATGGGTAAACTGACACGTCTCATTGGAGACATTCATGGAGAGTGGGAGCTCTATTATCAAACGGCGACTGATGCGATTAACTCGGGATGCGAACGAACGATCCAAGTGGGTGACTTCGGTGTTGGATTCTCTGGCCCATATTGGCATGATCGTGCTGACGAATTTCACTGGGACGGAACGCATAGGTTCATCCGTGGCAACCATGATGATCCGGCACGTTGCAAGAAAATGCCGGGATGGATTCAGGATGGTCGTATCGAAAATGATGTGATGTTCATCGGTGGAGCTTGGTCGATCGATCACGCTTTCCGCACTGAAGGTGTTTCTTGGTGGCCAGATGAAGAACTGTCCATCGAAGAGTTCTATCGACTGATCGATGTGTATGATCAGGTTCGTCCTCGTGTCATGATCACCCACGACTGTCCTGGTGATGTGAGCACTGAGATGTTCATTCAGTCCGGCCTCGCTTTGTTCAAGGGCAACGCTAAATCGATTCCGACTCGGACAAGTGTCGCATTCAACACTATGCTCGCGATCCATCAACCAGAAGAGTGGTACTTTGGGCACTGGCACCACTCGATGAAGTACAAGTATGGTCGTACAATGTTTCAGTGCCTTGGGATTCATGATTATGTGGACGTAGAACTATGATCACCTCATTCGATGGCGAGTATCGCTTCCTGTCTAACTTCTGGATGGCTCCTGTCGAATACGAGGGTATAGTCTACCCTTCTTCCGAGCACGCCTATCAAGCCGCGAAGACTCTCAACAAAGATCTTCGCGGAGCGTTTGCAGAGATCACTTCACCTGGTGCCGTGAAGAGGCTTGGCCAGACGATCACTATGCGGACAGACTGGGAAGATGTCAAGATCAACGTGATGAGAGACATCGTCACAGCAAAGTT